TATATTTTATTTTTCACAATGTTTTACGAAAGGAGAAAATTACTTACAATTCCCAATGGTGTACCAAAATAATATCGTCATAATAATTATCTCGGTAATTTTATCGGACGCGCCTCGGTGTATATAAAACGGCACTTGTGCGCCATTGCTGCATCAGTTGATAATCTTCCATTGCATTTGATTCGGTATCCAACGTTAGCAATGAAACTGTACGTGGTCAAACGTGACGGCTCCCACCAGGAGGTGAGGCTCGACGAAATAACGGCTCTCGTTCAATCTCTATGCTACGGCTTGAACGCGGAGTACGTCGATCCTGCCGCCGTGACCGTAAAGGTCGTGAAAGGCGTCCGTCCCGGTGTCAGCACCGAGGAACTCAATGCGTACGCGGCGGACGTGGCAGCCTCGATGACGTACATACATTACGACTACGCCTTGTTGGCTGGCCGGATTCTGGTCGATAATCTGCACAAACGACTCGACTCGTCGTTTTCTGAAATTATAAAAAACCTACACGGGCACGGACTCGTCAGCGACGACCTGTTGCGCATCAGCGAAACTCATGCCGCGACGCTCGATGCGGCCATCGCTCATGAGCTAGATTTTGAATACAAGTATTTCGGTTACAAAACCCTCGAAAATGGATATCTCTTGAAGATTGACAATAGAGTCGCCGAACGTCCGCAGCACATGCTCATGCGCGTCGCGCTCGGCATTCACGGCGATGATATCGAAGACGCCATCGAAACGTACCGCATGATGAGCCAAAAACTGTTTACGCACGCGAGTCCCACCCTCTTTTCGGCGGGAACGCGCATTCCGCAAATGTGTTCGTGTTTCTTGCTCGGCGTCCGCGACGATAGCATCGACGGCATCTACAGGACGCTGGGCGACTGCGCTGCCATATCAAAGTACGGCGGCGGCATTGGCGTTAACGTGCATCAAGTGCGCGCCCGCGGCAGCAAGATCAATTCGACCAACGGCACCGCAAGCGGCCTGGAACCCATGGTGCGCGTCTTCAACAATATGGTGCGCCACGTCGATCAGGGCGGAAAGCGTAAAGGTGCCCTGGCCGTCTACATTGAACCCTGGCACGCCGACATCTATAGCGTGCTCAATCTGAAACGCAACATGGGCGCGGAGGATTGCAAGGCGCGCGACCTCATGTACGCGCTCTGGGTGCCGGATCTGTTCATGCGACGCGTCAACGCCGACGATATGTGGTCGCTGATGTGTCCGCATCAGTGTCCCGGCCTCGCCGACTGCTACGGCGACGAGTTTGAGCGACTGTACGAGCGATACGAGAGCGAGGGCCGCTATCGGCAGCGGGTGCGAGCGCAGGACCTGCATAGGTTTATCGTCGAAACGCAAGTCGAGACCGGCGGACCGTACATGCTCTTCAAAGACGCGTGCAATCGCAAAAGCAATCAGCAAAATTTGGGCGTCATAAAATGCAGCAACCTCTGCGCCGAGATCGTGCAGTACAGCGACGCCGAAGAGACGGCCGTCTGTAATCTGGCGTCTATTGCCGTGAATCGATGCGTACGCGTCGACGAAATGACCTATGATTTCGAGAAACTTAAGGCGATAACTAAAGTGGTGGTGCGCAACCTCAACAAAATTATCGATCGCAATCACTATCCCATAGCGAGCGCGAGGCGCAGCAACGAGAAGCATCGACCCATCGGCGTCGGTATCCAGGGTCTGGCCGACGCCTTTGTGCTGCTGCGCATGCCGTACGAGAGCGAAGAAGCGGCCGTTCTCAATAAACAAATCGCCGAAACCATATACTATGGCGCGCTCGAGGCTAGCTGCGAACTGGCCCAACGCGACGGCAGCTACAGTACGTTTGCCGGCAGTCCCGCCAGTCGAGGAGTGTTACAGTACGACATGTGGAACGCGACACCGTCGGCGCTGTGGGATTGGCAGGCGTTGAAGGACGACATTCGAGCGCACGGCTTGCGGAATTCTTTGTTGGTGGCGTACATGCCGACCGCAACCACGGCTCAAATACTAGGCAATAACGAATCCTTTGAACCTTTCACTAGCAATGTATATTTGAGACGAGTGTTGGCGGGCGAGTTTCAAGTGGTCAACCAGTACTTGATCGATGACCTCATTAAACTGAACGTGTACACGCCCGAAATACGAAACGCTATTTTTGCACACAAGGGCTCTATTCAGAACATTGAAGGTATACCGGATAGCGTTAAAAATTTGTACAAAACCGCCTGGGAGATGAAGGCAAAACGCATGATTGAGATGGCGGCCGACCGTAACGCTTTCATAGATCAGAGCCAATCGTTTAATCTGTTCGTGGCGCAACCGACGTACGCTGTGATGACTTCGATTCACAATTACTCGTGGCGCTGCGGCCTCAAAACGGGCATGTATTATTTGCGCACAAAGCCTGCGGCGCACACACAACAGTTTACCGTTGAACAGCAGCAGCAGCCGCAGTGTAAGAGAAAGAGACACAACGACAAAGAAGATGACGACGTTTGCTTTAGTTGTCAAGCTTAAAATGGTTAATGTTATTTGAAAGCCTAAAATTTTTAATGTAATTTTTAATGTTATTTGATATTTTGAATAAATATTGTGTGAAGTATAGTAAGCTTGTTGTTTCTAATTGAGAGTAAATGGATGATACGACTACGCCCATCAAGATGGGTAACTACGACATTGAGCTCGGCACTCAAGTTTTTAGCAATTTTATTTTTGCTAACATGTACTCTACCGATTTGCCGCTGGACGTCAAGGCGCACTATAACGTAAAATTGGCAGCCTTCAAGATCGTTCAAGACATGTACCAGCACTCGTATAATTGTGCGCTCGATTCATTGCTGGCGTTGCGCGAGACCAACGAGGACGTGGCGTTGCCTCGCGATAAATGCGTGCACTATTTGATTGCCGACATAAAGAATGTCATCGACGTCCTGGAACACCTCAACAGTCAGCCCAAGTTTCAATATAATATGTATGTTTTTTTACCGTACGTCAAGCAGATTCGCCTAATCAACGATATGTTTGTCAAAGATTTTTGCTGCAGCACCATCGTAAAGAGCAACGCTACGGCACTCAATAATTTGTGCGAGCAGGGCGAAAAATATTTGCAAGTCATCAAACTCATGAACGAGCGCATGCATCTGATCAACGTATTCACAGAGCCTAAAGTGTATCAGTGCAATATCTGTCAGGAGACGAGTGCCGAGGCGCATTTTTTGAAGCCCAACGAGTGCTGCGGCTACAGTATGTGCAATATGTGCTACGCCAACTTGTGGAAGTTTTGCAACATGTATCCCGTGTGTCCGGTCTGTAAGACCAGTTTCAAGTCGTCGAAGCGAATGCTCGATCAGCAGCAGCAGCGTGAATAATAGTAAGATTCAAAATGAGTTTAGTCGCGGTCAAGCAATCGCTTGAACAAAAACATTTAAAACACTTGTTTTTGTCGACGTACTTCCACCTCAGAAATCATGACTACATCGCCTCCGAAGCGCGACCCTTCATCGGCGAGTACATTCGCAACAATTTCGACGCCATCGAAGACGAAACTCTGCTCAAGTACATCAATTATTTGAGCGGCATGAATCTGAAGCATCTGGTGGCGGATCGAGATCCCAACATGTTCAAATACATCAAACCGCAATTCAAGTACATCTGTATGCGCGACAACGTGGACATAATTGAGTTTGACAAGCGCGTCTACATTCAGCCCAACACACCCGTCTATGCCACCAATTTTTTTGTCAACGACCCCCAACCGTTTCTGCTGCTGCTCTACAGTGAATTTATGAAGGTGTTCAACGATAGATTTTTCGTTTCGACCGACAACCTCTCCACCCTCATCGAGGGCAAGGAGGGCTTTCTGTTTGACAACGCATACGTCGATTGGTCGGGCGTGCAGATGTGCGCCTCGCCCAAGGTGGACGCGCCCGACTATCCGTATAGATTGTATTTGGTGGGCGAGCCGATGGCGCAGCATTTTCTGAGGCAGAACCTCAACATGCCCGTAAACACGGACTTTGTGATTAGGAATTTTTACAAGGGACTGCCGTTGGTGCGCAATAATTTCCGCATTATCAACAGCAAACACTTTACAACAAACAAACCCAACAAGGTTTTCGAGGAAATTAATCTCGAGCTGAATAACAGCGCCAATTACATAAAGTTTATCCAACGCGACTACATCTACGATGCCAAGTTTCCCGACGACCTACTTGAGCTGCTCAACGACTACATGACACAGACGTCCAATTACAAGTTTATAATGAAGTTTGGCGAGCATAACGTCAAGTTGGCGAGCGGCTACAACGAGATTGTCGTGGATCGCTATGCCGTAAATAAGTATCGAAAATTAAATATAAAAACCGAAGCGAATAGCGTCTTGCCGACGCTGCGCGCCAACGAGACTTCATACATATTCGTGCTACCCGACATAATTCAAATTAAGGGCACCCTCAACGCCTTCTACGTGCCCGCCAATCAATTGTTTATCATATTGGCCAGCAATAGTCTGTTCGGCAGCACTGAACTGTTGTACTTTGATTATCGCCTCATTCCGTATAGGCAATTTTCAGTACCGCACGTGCTCACCAAAGACACGTTTATCATCGACGCCAAACATAAAATTTATCTGACCAAGCACATATTTGGCACCTCTGTGCCTGCATATTTAATTATAAGAGGAGATTACGAAAGTTCTCAATTCAAAACTCTCGATCACTTGAAAAACCCGTGGGTTAAGAATACGTTGCTCAAGCTCTTCACATAATAGATAACACCCTCCATCGCCGCTATGGACATCAATCGACCGGCTACCACGACGACAACGGGAGGCGGATTCAGTTTGAGCAATATGAACACGAGCACCATGATGACAATTCTAATCGGTCTCGTCATCATTATTCTGGTCATATTACTCTTCCAATCTAGCAGCGGAGCGAACAACAGCTCACCAAGTTTTGGAGGAGGAGGAGGAAATCCTAACGGCAGCGGTAATGCATCATTCGTCAATCCACTCAACGCCACGATGAGAACCAATCCCTTCATCAACACCCCACAACGCACAATGTTGTAATAAAGAGAAAGAGAGTGTAAAGTGGCGGAAAATAAGAGGATTTCATAGATACGACAACCCACGCCGTCGCCGCCGCTGTCATTATGAAACAGTTCAAGTGTAACACACGTAAAATCCGCACCGTTACCGAAATCATTAATGGTAACGAAAAGCTTCAGAAAGACTACGATTTGGCGGAATTTGACGCTAAGAACCTCAATAGCCTAGAAAGTTATGATACCCTCAAAATAAATTTGGTTATTGTCAAATACATGGCGATGCTCAACACTCTGCAGCTCACCCAGCCCCTGTTGACGATATTCCGCGATCGAAACGCCACCCGCGACATTGCGTCCATCGTCGTGGCTTCGCTGGGTTTCATTCATAATCGTGTTCATCCCCTAGTCACTAACTTTGACAACAAGATGGAGTTTGTCGTAACCGACAGGCCGGATCTGGTCATTCCCGGCGAGCCCATCATGTTTCGCCTGAACGATCGCGAGGAGATCGTCACCACCATCGATCGACTGAGCATCGTCAAAATGCTCGAGCGCCACTTTGACACCGACATCAATGTGGGCAGTATCGTCAAGGAAAAACAAAAGGTAAAACTGATGAAGACGTTTGCGCCCACGCGAAAACGCAAATCCGACGACTACGAAGCCCCCATTAAGATCACCGAAACCGAATTCACGCAGTACACCACACTGCTGTTCATCATGGAGCACGCGTATGGCCACTATGTCATCCTAAAAAACTATGGTATATTCAACTATACCGAATCGTTGCTCGACCATACGGTCTTTGCGAACAAATGTAAACCCACTCTCAATAGCAACTATTCCAACATGCTCCTGAGTAAATTTAAGTTTCGAGTAGAAGACACTGAAAAATCTTCAAACAAAACAAGTCTAGGAATCTTGAGTTATAATTAATAATAATAATAATAATAATAATAGAGTGTTTTATTCAGTATGTGGCTATTGCTAGCGCTGTTTATTGTAGTAAAACTGATGGTGTTTCACAAACTTAAAGACTTGCATTTTGATTTTCACGTTCGTAAAGTCTGTCCGACTGGATATCACGGGCTCGCGCCCGATCCCTACGACTGCAACAGCTATTACATGTGCCCCGGTCGCCAGATTTTCTATTGTCAGCCCGGCGAACAGTTTGAGGTGCTCGAACAAAAGTGCGTGCCCGCCTCGCTGGACACCGGCTGCATTGGACGACTGTACAAAAGCTTGCTCCTGTAGCAGCAATCGACACTCTATATACTCTATTATTTTTTTTGTCTATTTAAAATCGACGACTACGTCCTCGTCGTTGATGCGCAGCGCGGGGTAGATTAGCTTGATCACATCGACGTCCTGCATCTTGGGAGCGTTGCGCGTCAAGGCGGCCACGAACGCCGACGGCAGGTTGCCGGTCAGCGCGATCAGTTCCTTGTCGATGTACGATTCGACGCCATCCTCGCAGACGGTAACGCCTCGAATTCGCGCTATCGACGCGATCTCCTTTCCCCGACACACGCCGAGCACGTGCCACACCTGCGTCTCGCCGTTATTGCATTTAACGATGACGGGCGCCACGGGCCGCGTAAAGTTTCTGTGCGCCATTAGCTTGAGCAGCACGTGCGGCGAGCGGACGCAGCTGATTAGGTATGCGTGGCGATTGTACGACGACACACATTCCAGTTTCATGCATATATTGCGCAATCCCTTTTCGTATCCGCTCACGAGTCTCGTTGTTGTCGCCGCCGTCGACGTGGCGGATGTGGGCGCAGCTCCGATTTGAAACACAAAAATACTAATCGAGTTTATTGTGTTTAGCATACTGAATGTGATAATGTTTTCGTCGTTATCGTGGGGACAGTATAAATTGACGTTCATGTTCTTGTTTGTTTCAGTTGACTAAAACGTCGTACGCGAACGCCAGCAACATGCACGCCCCGCAGCCCAACTACTACGCTTACAAGAACCAGCACGGAATCCGAACACCCACGCGAGAAGATTTGGGCTCGTACCTGAAGTTTAAGCCGATTCCGAACGCGCCTAAAGCCGTCGATCAAAACTTGAACACTCAAGCATATGAGTTGCAATACAAGTCGCTTATGAATACAGTCGACCACATCAATAGTGTCGTCGCGGAAAACTTCGAAGTCAACACACAAGATATAAATCAAAATTTAGATTTGTCATTTATCGACGCCATTAACAATGACAGCATCAAACCAGAAGATCTCGTCGTCAACGAAGGAAAATTAATTGTCACGGAGATTCCGACGAGAACGACGACTCTGCCGACACCGCCAACATCGCCGCCTACGAAGACGTATAAAGGCAAAGGATTGGGTAAAGGCAAAGGATTTGGTAAAGGTAAAGTACTTTACATGAAAAAACGCTCGTACGACACCATGAACGCCGACGACAGCGACGACGACGACGAGGAGGAGGAGGAGGAGAGTGAGAGCGAGAATGAAACGGTGCCAACGGCTCCGATCGGCAAAAACAGAAAAAATTACGCTCAATCAACGCCATCGGCATCTACTTCGTCGTCGTCGTTGCCTTTGCCTTTGCCATCTACGTCGTCGTCGCCTGAGTCCGTTTCGAGGACAATCATCAAACCTAAAACGCGAGGACGATACGCGAAAAAGATGTGCGTTTCGAGCGCACTGAAGCCGGTGCATGTGAGTAAACCGTCGATCGGCGATCCCGCCACTGAGATGCTCTTCCGCGACATTATACTGGACCAACAACAATCGGACGAGAGACCCGAAAACAACCGCCGATTTGCGAGTCATATGCTCGACACGAGCCACTACATGTTCATCGTAACGCGACCCATCAACGCGGACGCCAAAGAAAAATTTACGCTGCAGTACATCAACTATGTGCACAGCGTCTACAACGAGTACACGGCCCATTACATGCACCACGATCGGTTCGTACTCGTCGTCACGTTCGAGCGCTATCGTTTCATGATCTCGTATCATCTGCTGCTCGATCTCGGAGTTGATATTCCGCTGCAGGATCAGTTTAGCGAGAAGAAATTGGCCGACAACAACAAAAACATGTGCTTTTTCGAGGAAGTGAAGGATTTTGAATTTTTATCGCTGCTCACGAACCTATTCGGTCTGGACAAGGTGTACGTGCAGGGAAAGATTAGTTTATTGCTCGCATCGATCGGCGAGCACAAGGCACGTTCGATCCACGAACACCTCACCGAAATGATCGCCGACAAGTCGCTGTTTACGCTGCCCTTCCACATGCACAAGAAGGAGGCCAACCCAGAGGAGCTTGCCAAGTACGACATGTCGCTGTATGTCGAGGACATAATGAAAGCCACAAACGGCCTGCGCTTTAAAACTCTGCCCCCGTTGAACTTCAACAAAGAATATACTCGAGCGGAAGTGCTGCAAGGTCTAGCGCAATTGCTCTCGCCCTGGTACAATCTTAAAGAACCCAAAGACCCCAAAGACAAGAACAGCTTTACGTACAAGTACGGTTGCATCGCTCGACAGTTTTACAACACCGACGACAAGGGCGTCAACAAGTTGTTTAAAATCAAAAAAGAGAGCGGCTCTGCGCGCCTCATCGAAAACTATTTGACGGCGTGCAAGGAGCGTCTCGATAATCACAGTTTCATCCTGGTCACTACCAAGTCTGACGAACGCATCACCATCGTTAAAAAGGGTTTGGAATTTTTGTGGATCACCAGCGTGATCAAGGATATCGTTGTCGCCGACCTGGTCAAAAAGTATCGGAGGTACAATCATTACATTTTCAATCTGAACACGGGCAACCGGAAAGAGATCAACATTCGACACAACGGCATGATCAAGCTGCTGGCGTACTACACCGGCGGGTTGATTACGCGCGAAGAGCTAAAGTCTATCGCTTGCACCAAGTTTGAGTGCAACTTTGACTATATCCTTTATGAGAAAACCAAAGCAAAATTGTCTAGTTAGTTGTAGATTTTTTTATTGAGATTAATTTTGAGATTGTACAATAATGTATTTTTATAAAATGTACTTTAGTCATTATATTATAAATTTATATAATTCAATGTTTTCGGTATTTTATTTATGCTCCTGTAGATGTAGTGAATCGCCTTGCTGGCGTTGCGAATCCTCTTGATTTCGTAGTAGTGCAATGGCTGTCCGTTATTAGAATCCTCTAGCTCGACATCGACGGCCTGATGTATGCCTTTGATTGTGCCGTCCTCGGCGTTCATGCTCACAATGTAGACGTGCGGCTTGCTTCGGTCAAAGACGTGGGTCTGTATAAATTTTCTGAGCTTGCTGTCCATCTTGCGATTACGAAATTGTGACCATTTTTGGGCGTCGACGAAGATTATATAGTTGGCGGCGACGCCACAATAATAATAATAGTAGTAGTAGTGATAGTAACTCGATACCGGTTTGGCGAACTGAGATTATAAGTTTGTAACATGGCCAACCTGACGTTCGTGGATATTCATAATTCGATACTGTACGCCGATCACATGCATCGATTAAAATTCATACCCACATGGCGCACAAAATTGCCGCACATACTGATCGACTACGAGATTCGCGCCGCTACCAATGACGACTATTACGTGCCCGAGCAACTCGCGTCGCGCGCGATTCACGTAAAGCTAACGTTCAGCAAGCGCGGCTGCGAGAGCATGAGTTGCTATCCGTTCCACGAAACCGGCCCCATAAACACGCACACGCCCGTCAACTACACGCAAACCTCGGAGACGTCGATCATGTACGCCCAGCCCGCCTGCTACAATCTCGACCGGGTGGCGGCGACACGCGACGGCTCCGAAAACGAAGTGCAAGCGCCCGAATTGAGGTATGCGCCCAACAGCAAATGCTTGCTGGTCGACACGGTGTCTAAAATGTACCTAAACTCGCCCTACCTCCGCACCGACGAGCATCTCATCAAGGGCGTCGACGACGTGCCCGCGTTCAACGTCCAAGCCAATCCCGACGCGCTCTTTCCCGAACGCTTCATCGGCACCTTCAACGAGGCCTATTGCCGGCGTTTCGGCCGCGAGCTCATGAACGGCGGCTGCAACATGGCGTGGTGGGAGAATCTCATCGGATTCGTGCTGGGCGACACCATCTACATCACGCTAAAAATGCTCGCCAATAATGTTTTCAGCGAGTTGCGCAACTTTGACTATAGGCGACCGTCGCCCGCGCTGCCCGCGCCGCCCGCCGTCAATTCCGAGCGATTGCTGCACGAGTGGCGGAGCGTGCGCGACGCCGCCGCCGATGTCGATTTCGAGTTGAGCTTCAACAGCTTTAAAACGCTCGCCGATTTGGGTTTAGACGACGTGGTCACCAAGCTAGTGTACCGCGCCGAGGAGGGCTTTTCGCGCGAACGGCGGCCTCGAAAATTAACGTTTCGCGTCGCCACCGAACTGGCGCCATACTCGTCGCTCTCCGACCGAGAGCTCGAAAGCATCATCTCGCAATTCCTCGAAGATCACGCCCTCATACTCGGCATCGCCACCAGCTACGGTTTCGATAAACTGATGGACGCGCTCAAAGGCATTCTGAAGCGCATAAACACCAAACTGATACCGCTACTCAAGGAGGCACTCGTCAGCACGTCGCGACGCGTCACCTCACGCTTACTGGGAGAGACGTACAAGGCTGCCGTTTCGCACGCGTTCAGCCGTATCGCCATCAAGACCATATCGACCATCGCCAAGGCGCTCACTCGAATCGCCATCAAAGCCGCCTCCGTGGTCGGCATCATCCTCATAATAATCAGCATCGGCGATCTGATATTGGGACTATGGGACCCCTTCGGCTACAACAATATGTTTCCGAGGGAATTTCCGAACGATCTGTCGCTGTCCTTCCTCACCGCCTATTTCGACTCTATGAACAACGGCTCGCGCGACATGATCGAATTCCTACCCGAGTACTTTGAGGAGCTGGTCGAAGCCGACGCCGACGGCATACTCAATCTCGAAGACATGATATCCAATTTTGAATACGTGGCCAGCCTCACTGTCAACTCGAACGGCCAAATGCTCGAGCTGGACGACGGCGAGGAGATCACCGATTTCGACGAAGTCAGTCTCGTTGGCGCGGCGCTGTCGTCGAGCGCTCTCTACACGCACTTGGACTTTTTAGAGTATACGCAGCGGCACAACGACATTCTCTACGCCTCGCAGCAGACAATAATACTGCCGGTGCTGTTCGTTATGGGCGCCATCGTCCTAATGATGCTGCCGCGAGACAGTAATGTCGTGGCGCTCTTTGTTATATTTCTACTGTTGGCACTGTACATGCTCGTCGTCGATTCGCTATCCTACTACATGGGTCTGCGCAGACACACAGACAGGCTACAAAACAAATGGTACGACAACTTGTACACCGAATAATACACTATATAATTTTGCCAAAATTTTTTTATTAATCGATCAATACAGATAGAGTTAGTCACACATAACACATAAAAATAAAAGCAGTAGTTTTAATTTCGATTAGGTAGTTTTACTTTTTGCCAACAACAACTCTTCTTTGCAATACTGGCGGCACTTCTGGCACAGGCACGTCCGGCACTTCTGGCACAGGCACGTCAGGTATTTCGGGGTTCAGCACTTCAAGAATGTTGTTAACCTGACCGATAATAGAGTCTAGAGTCACGGCCTGTGCGTCCAATTTTGTGTTCAAGTCCGTCACGTCGGGCAGGTTGGTTCTGACATCTTCGATGGCCGCTTGCAGAGCATCGACTCTACTGGTCACCGCCGCTATATCGGAGCGAATCAAGAGAAATATGTTTTGCGACATTTTTTAATATAACTATAAAATTGGTATTAAACTTATTCTTCGTAGCGCTGAGCGGTGATGAGCGGCCCGTCGAAACGCAAACGATCTACCTCGAACTCGCCCTCGACGAGCGCCATAGTGATTTCGCGCTTATTGTGGAACACGGCCACGGCTCGAGGCAGATCGCGGTACGCTTGGCGATTGGCGTTTGTGCTCAGCGCAAACTGCTTCACGGACATGTGCGCGCTGTCGTAGGGCAACTGCTGACGACCGTACACCGACATGTTGGGCCGCAGCTCTTGCACGATGACGCGATCGTCAATGTTAAACTGGCCCGAGACGAGACCGCGAGAACGGATTCCCGTCACCGGGAACATGACCAGGCCCGCCTCGTAGTCGTCGAATCGGCACGTCACCACCGACACCAGCTTGTGGTTGAGGTAGATGGGCGCGCCGATGTAGATCTGACTGGCAATCTCGAAATCGTCCAGCACAAACGTCCGCAGCTGGCCGTAGACCATGCGACCCTTGTGCGTGTGGAAATTGGTGTACACGCGGCTGGCTCGAGTCTGATACAACACGCCGTTGCTCAGCTGCACAAAGAGCACGTCGTCCGCCGAGATGGCGGGAAACAGAACGTCGGTAGCGACGCCCGGAAACTGGTGCAGCACGGAGAGCTTGTCGTCGCCGTTGGTCTCGCTGTTCGGCGGGATCACGTGAATCGACACCGGCCTGTCGTCGACGGTGTGCACTTGCATGGTGCGCGCCTCGTGATTGACCGTATATTTCACGTTGTTAGGCGTCGCCATCGCTGCCATCGTCGCCGCCGAGCAAATGGCCCATACTAACATTGAAGCGGTTGCGCTCGCCATTTTTATACGGAGCACTTATCATTTGCATCGCGCGACCTATGACATTTTAAATCCCTATATAATCCCGAGTTTTTGTGCGCATGACGCAAAATCAATAAGACAATAGCGCATCATGCCCGTATTCGGAAAAACCTACAGTGCAGCAGATGCAACGGCGGTGGCCGCCAAGAAGAGCAAAGACGAGTCGCTGCGCAAACAACTCAACCAAATCCTACAAGCCAAGAAACAGCTCAGCATCCAAATGCAGCATTGGGAACGCATCAAGCGAATCACCAAGGATCCCAAGGAGGTGGCGGAGATCGATCAAAAACTCTATCAAATGCGCATGGATTTTCTCAAGTTTGGTTCGGAAAAGTTTTAAATAAATACACATTTATAATAATTTTTAGAGTTTTATTCATACTATATATTTATACTAAACACACACACTCTACATCGATAATACACGCAAGTCGTGGTGCAAACTATCTATTGTGGCTTCGTTGTTGTCAAAGTACGAGATTTTTTCGTTGTCGTCGTCGTCGGCGACGAGATCCACGTCGACGAAAGCGGTCGTGTTGTACCAGTCGTCCGATAGGGCCGGGCTCGGCGATCGGTATTTGCTACATCTGTCTCGAAAAGTGCGATGGCGACGAGGACTCGCTATCGGCGCCGAAGCGGGTCTGTCTTCCTTTGTCGTTGTCGACGAGCAGAGACGCTTCGACCGGTCGCGCGGCGTCAACAGTTTGCACTGGAACCGAGTGCCGTCCGGCCAGAAGACGCTGTTGTTGACCGCCATCAGCTTTCGGGCCGCGTACCCGGAGCGCACCACCAGTCGCTTTCGGGTGCACTCGTCCGCCTTGATGTCTTGCTTAATTTTGCCACCACAAATATAATTTACAAACTCTCTACTGAAACGCTTCTCCACATGACCACCATTAATATAAAAAACATACATTTTTTTAACACTCTTTATTATTCCTCAATGTGAAAAAACACCATGGGTTTGATTGAGAGCGAGTACGTCTTCTCTTGCAGTGTCTTATTATCGACTGTTTCGAAATGCACCTCTTCCTTGCTCTGTTTAAAACCCTCAATTTGCACCCCCACCAACATTTCCACTTCCGCCGACGATTTGGAGTCCTTTTCGAACTTGAACACGCTGTTGAAACGCTCCACGGTGAACGGCTCGCACACCACCGACTTGACGAGGCGACCCGTCATATAGTTTCGCTGATTCTGCTCTTGTTTGATATCAAAAAATTTGCGCACAAACATGCTCTTGCTCAAGTAGGCCTCGTTGCTAGGCAGCTTCACGTACGCGACGTTCTGCAGCTTCATAGTTTCGCATTCCCATCTTTTGTACGTCACGATGACGCGCGCAAACGCCTCGTTGTGCATGTACTGCTTGGGCCAGGACATGGTGAAAAACTCACCGAAATTGCCCTCGGAGCGCTTGATTTTGCAGAAATCGAAAAAGTAAAAAGGCATCGAGCCGCCCTTGATGTGCTTGCCCACCTGATAGACCACGCGCGGAGCCGTCGGCTTGACGATAACAATGTCCTTCGAAACCTCGGGCAGTAGGTCGGATATGTTGTGCTCGAGACTCAACGATTCCCGCAGAAAACTCATGCAATCGAAGAGCTTGTTAAAGGCCGTATTGCAGCGCAGCACCGTCAAATTCTTCATTTCCAGATTGTAGCGAAACTGATCGACCCACTTGCTGGCGCGAGCGATCGTCGGAGTCTTAAACACGCACAGCATTTTATTGTCGTCGGGATGGTGGACCTTATCGTCCACGTCTTGATTGTCGACATAGCTATCGTCGCTGTCGTCGCCGGAGCCGCCGCTGTTGTAAACGGTCAGTTGGGTCTCGTCGCTGTCGACGACGACCGTTGCGCGTTTCGCCTCGACGACGCTCTCAATAGATTGAGCGTTGATACGTTTAGCCATAGCGTGTGTTGTTATTGCAAGAGGTGCGAGCGAAATATTATCGTTAAATACTTTGCTATCGTTATTTATAGTAGTAAGTGTTATCGTAATGGAGTTTAATACTCGCGACCTACTGAAAAATGCGTCCTTCTCAGCCAAGCATTACAATCGCTTTGATCACTACATGACACTACTGAATTTGTCTAAGGGCATCGTGCCCGCCGCCGTCAGCGTCGAGTCCATTAAAGAACTCGAAAAGCTCAATTTTAAAATCGACCCTCTCACCGACTACATTACAAACATTTTCGATTACGACCTATACATCAAAGACGGCTCGCCCCATATTATCTACGTCCAGGAAGTGGGCACCAAACAACCCGTCGGCACTATAAACGTCGAAATGTTCGGCGAGGACCTGCGCCTCATCGCCAATCCAAATTTGAATATCATCACCGGCTGCGTTCAAGAGGTGCTAGAGTAGAGTAGCTCATCTTTGCTTTCCGCGAGAATTCTCAACGAAATCCAACATCGCACACTAATCTTTGCTTTCGTCGAGGATTCTTGCTGAAAGCTAAGATTGTGTGTAGTAAAAAATTCTAACCGCACGATGATGTTTGCTTTCGTCGATGATTCTCATGAGAAGCAAAGATTGTATACTACACTACCGTTCCGATGTTTGCTTTCGTCTATAATTTTCGCGGAAAGCAAACACGAGGAAAAATGATGCAATGATCGCGGTCGATTGAGTCACTTTTAACATTCATTGTCGCCGATCATAGCGTTGTTGTCGTCGAAACTCGAATCCCTCCCAAAAGTAAAAATATTTTTTGTTAAAAATTTTTTAATGTTGCATTTCGGCGCCGTGTATATAGATGTCGTTGAAAGTGAGCACTTGAAACTTTTGTGTGAGAGTAAAAATTTTATTAGAAATAAATTTATTGTGCCTTTCAACGCCGAGTGTATCGTTGTCGTCGAAAGTCGACACTTGATCAAGAGTAAAAATATTTTTTTCGTCAGTTAAAGGTGTACACTTTGACGACGATTATAGTCGTGTCGCTGAAACTAAACTTTTGTTTAAAAATATTTTTGGTTCGACTTCGCATTTCAACGACGAGTGTATCGTTGTCATCTAAAATGTGTGAAATTTTTTTTAATGATACAAGTTTATTGCGTGCTCGACGAAAACGCTAGCGTCGTCGACAAAACGTCCGCATTAACAAATTTATTTTATTTTGAAAACGAAACACGTCGCTAGCGTTTTCGTCGTAACCGAGGCGTTTGCTATTCACAGTCCATGGTCTCGTAGGGGACCACGTCGACGTCGTCGTCGCATTCGTAGTTGTAGTAGGTGAGTAGTTCTTTAATCGACGAGAAGCCGGTCAAGTCGCGCATCATCATCAGCGACGCCATCCGCCAGAACGGCACGCTCAAGTACGAGTAGTACAGTTCGACGAAACTGATTATGCCCATCTCGCTATTGAGAAAATTTACGTATTCCTCGACGTAGACTTTTGGATCTTTTGTGAAAATGTGCTTTTTGTGGAAGTCGCAACGCTTGCTGTCGTCGTTGTGGTAGCACAATCGACACTCGGACAATTTTTCCGTCTGCAGAAGATTCAAGTAGTCGCGAGCGACGTCCGAGATGGCGATGGTCTCGTTGATGCTAAAGTCTTCGTCTTTCTTGCGTTGCAGAAGCAAATTATTGCGGCCCATGTGCTGGATAACGTCTCCCAGACGCGATTTAGGATCGGGCGCGTGATTTGCTGTTATTTTAGCGATGTGAGCCTCCAGATCGGCCTCAAACTCTTTATCCATGTTCAGAGCGGACGCACACGTAGGGTCTTAATAAATAGAGAGTGAGAATAGTAAGAGGAACGGAATAATATTATAAGCCATGCAGATTTTTGTAAAAACTCTGACTGGTAAAACGCTGACGGTCGAGGTGGAGTCGACCGACACCGTGGAACAATTAAAACAAAAAATCACCGACAAAGAAGGTATACCTCCGGACCAACAGCGTCTAATCTATTCCGGTAAACAACTCGAGGACTCGCGTACTATGAGCGACTACAACATTCAAAAGGAGTCAAACATACATTTAGTTTTGCGTTTGCGAGGCGGCTGCGGCTACAGTTTATGGTGAGAGTAGTCGTCAAAGCGACTCGACTCTACGGAATACACGAAGTTACCATATTGGAAGGCGAGCACAAGCATTGCACGGCCGCGCTCATTTCTCGGCCAAATATGCGAATCTACGACGGCCTCGTACTAGACGCAACAATAGTTCGAAAAGAAGGACCCTTTATTGATATGGTAATAACGTAAAGAAGTGATATAGGTGGTATATAGTAGAAATAATGTAATTTTATTAGAGGTGGTATATAGTAGGAGGAAAAAATATATTGTTAATTTATTCTTTTTATTATAATAAAAAAATTTTTACAAATATTTATTGTATGATTTTTGATATTGCCGCAGCACCGGCACCAATCGATACTTTATGAAATTTTTCACCAATTTCGTGTTTGTGTAGCAGTTGAGGAGCAGCAGCGCGTCGTCGAGCAATAGGAATTTGGCAGCTTTAAATTTGCGCACCAGCCGCCGCGTAGAAGAATACTTGATGCGATTGCTTCTGTTCAGCAGCCTCTCGATTTCATTGTAGTAAAAGTAATAGTTTTGCATGTCAAAGTAGACAGTGATATAGTCGCCCGTGATCGGGTATTGAAAGGCAAACATGACCGCTTGTGAGGTAGGCAAGAATAATACTAAAGAATAATTGCTACTGCGCTAGCTTTTATTTAGACACATTGATAAATCAAGTAAAAGACATTTGTGTGTCATCGGTGTGGTCGTCCTCCATGGTCAGCACGGGCACAACGGGTTCTCGCGACGCTTTGCCTTTTTTCGCTTGTTTCGCAGCAGGTGCGACGATAGTGTTGTTGTTGACGACAGCGGCGGCAGGAGTAGATTGTTTTCGTTTGCGCGACACGCTCTTCTCCTCGTAAGGTGATGATGTCGAAGGCAATTCCTTGATTTTATTCTGCTGCTGCTTCGACGACGACGGTTGATTTTGCTTAAACAGTACAGTTTTGAAGGCTTCAATTCCGTTTTCGAGTATTTGGCGATTCATCCGTTCTAGCGAGCCGCCGCCGCCGCCACCAGCGTTCTTGCCGAGTTTAATATCGTAAATGAAGCTCGACGAGGGAGCATTGCCCGACGCGAACGTGGCTGTAGCGATGCGATAGAATTCAGTGTACAGCTTGACGCGACGCTCGTTGCTTTCCTTAATCTCGCAGTTGTTGTCAGCGGCGGCGGCTCCGTTGCTTTCGTCCGATGAGGGTTGCTTTTTGACTTCAATAGACTTTCCGACCTTTTCCATAAAATCAAAAATGTCTATAAACGGTTTAGCCGCAGGCTGCTGTTTCATGAGGTTCCACATTGTGTGGCTGTTGGGCCACGATTCGCTGCGGTTCTTGGTGTACCAGCTATTGAACAGAATGTACTTGTTGTTGCTGATCACCTTCTTGTTGCGCTTCGCGTTTTTCTTGTCGATCACAATTATAATGGCAAACGTGACTTCGAGACCCTCGTCGCCGTACACCGGCATGGGAATAATCTTGTACTTGATCTTCTTCTTTTCGAGAATGTTTATGGCTGTCGTGACCTGCTCCATGTGCGCCTTGTCGTAGATCACGCTGCCCTCGAACTTGCTATACATTTCGGTGAGAGCGTTTGTAGTGGTCATATTTGCTGACGGCTGCTTGATATTCGGCCTCGAGGTTAGTATTCAAAGCGAATATTTTATTTAATTTTTGCAGGTGAGCAGAGAGTCGCTTGCAGTGCGTGTGCTCGCCACCGACAGTAATGAGCGCTTTGTCAATATTTGCCCTTATATATTCGAGTTGTTCTGCGAAACCCGGCTCGAAGACGTGAGCGCACACGTTCGATACGAGATTGTTGTGTTTCCGCTTGTTGATCACTTCCCTGACCAGCGCGTACACCTCGCTGCGCGTCAAACAACATTGATTATCCTCTTGAGCTCCTTGCTGGACGTGAGCATCACGTCGCGTGCCTTCATCCATCTTTGAAAAAAATCCAACGTGTCGAGTTTGAGGGACAGCAAAAAAAATTTGCTCAGGTCGCGACGGTCAAACTTTGCCTTCACGCTCTTGACAAACTCGAAGAATTCGAGGTAGTTGCTCGAGTCGTACGTAATCAATTGCTTTTCGTTCATATACTGAAAGTAGTCTTGGAGCGGCAAAATATATAGGTGCCGCGGTATTTCGTTGTTGTACCGGCGCGTTTCTAGATTGATCTTGTAGTCGTTGGGTCTGTCGCAGTTCAGCTTTACGCAGTACGTGTTCGGCTCCCGCGACACGTTTCGCAGCAGGCCTTTAACTATGCCCACGTAAATGGCGTACTTGTACGTGACGCCGGCGTCGTTCCACTGCAGCACGAACGGCACGCGATACACCCACGCGCTCTCGAAAAAAGTGCCCGTCTCCTCGATGAACTCGCGCACCGCCGTCTCGTAATCGAATATGTCGCGGCCGTCGCGCTTGCCCCTTGGAATGGATATTTTTTCCAAAAAGTTGACGCGCGCCAGCTGCTCGGGATCGAGATAGGACACGGTGTTGTCGTAGGAGCGGCGAGCGCACAGCAACACCGCCTTATCGGGTTCGATGATCATAAACAAACCTGCGCAACGCATCATTAAATAAAGCACACTGTTTCAATTACAAATATATCATTTATTTTATATATAATCATTTTAACCGTAGCTTATGATATTGTATTGAGATTGTCGTTGCCGGCGTTGTCGTCTCGGAAGGCCGCCAGACGAACGGCGATCTGGTTGCAGAGCTCTACCATCAAGCGCAGCTGGTACACGATGTGGTCGTAGTGCTTGTTCGAGGGCAGCACGAAAATGTTGACGACATGCGTGAACGTCTTGACGTGATCGTTGTGACACAGCTTCACGTAGCGAAGATAGTACTTGAGTTGCAGGTATTTGAGGTGCTTCAGCATATACGAGCACAGCTTCAAGCAGGGAAACTCGTCATCGTCGGCCTTGCCGTTCGCCGTGTAGAGCTGCATCATCAGCTCTAGTTCGTTGCGAATCGGACTCGATATCAGATTGTCGACCTCGTCGTCGGCCGACGACGCCTTGTCTGTGGCGCAGTCTATCAGCAAATTTAGCGTGCTCTTTATCACGCCGAGGGTGTCGCGCAGGGCGTCCAAGTCGGGCAGGGGGTCGTTAAAGTCCACGCACTGCTGCAGTCTCAGCACTCGCATGTTGAGATGGCGCAGCTCGCGAATAACGCTGTCGGCGGCTAAGCACAGGGTTCCGGCGTTCATGTTGAGTGCTCGATGTCGACTGTGAGACGGTGCGTTTCGAGGAGGCTTTATATAGTGGTTTTTTATCTGCGCATTTCGCTGCAATCTTTGCTTTCGACGAGGATTCTCGACGAAATCCAACATTGTGATCGATCATCTTTGCTTTCAGCGAAAATCATCGACGAAAGCAAAGATCGTGTGGTGTTGTTATTATTATTAATAGTAGTAGTAGTAGTAATAGTAATGATACTACTATTTATTAATAATATCTTGATCAGGTTTTTAATATCTCTCAATAACGAGGGAAAAACAAGATAAAAATACTGTATAAAATGGTTGCAGTATGTGCGATGACATTAGTCAATCGTCGAGACGCCAATAGAAATCATGATCGTGCCAAACGCCAAGATCAGTCCTCTGATGCAATTCAAGTGCGAATATCTGAGCGCCGTGGCCGTATACCTGCAGAACGGGGCCGCCTACAAAATGCCGGACATCTCCGATCTCGACCTGCAGGATACCCTCGAGTTTCTCATGTATGTGCCCATCGAAGCCGCTCCCTGCTCGAGTTCAACGGAGGCGACGAGGAAGCAACAGCACTACTGCAGCAGAACTTTTATCGACAAGCTTCACCGCTACGCCAGATATGCTCAAATACCGAACCCCGACAAGTGTGAATTTTGCTTTGACATATATGACTTTGACAATATCAGCTTTGGCGGCAGTGTCATCAATAATGTGGGAGTTTTGTGCACGAAAAATTCTGATTTTTACTATATGCTGCTGTCGGCGGTGACGTACGAGCTGTATGCGCGACTGGACTTTTTCAAGCATTTCGTAGAGGCCAGCTCGGTTGCGGCCGCCAGACACGCTCTTGAAATGTTGACTAGCATCAAAGTGTGTGCCCAAATAGTGTGCGGACTCTTGTGTATAAATAACAAAAACATGAGTAACAGCCAAGACGTGCTGCTGAAGCACTTGTTTAATTTGTGTTTGGACATTTTGAAACCAGACTTTTTGCCCGCCTGCAACGAGCTAAAGTACAAATCCGTCTTTGAGATGGCTCAGTATTTTAGACAATTTGTGTGCTCGGCGTCGGCCATGGTCACCGACTTGCGCGTGCCGCCCGCCGACTCTATCAACTTTATCGTGCGCAATCACCAGCACAAGGCCGACACGGTGGACATGTTCAGTTTTTACATGTTTCGAGCCGAGTTTCTGGAACGCCTCTGCGCCACGCTTAATATTCAGTATGTGTCTGGTGCCAACGCACAAATTTGTTTTCACGTCACATTTCTACGCGGCAATCTCATGAAGAGCAATATCGTCGAACACATTACTCAATATGTAAATAATAAAAACGAAAAATAAATTGGATTTTGTTTTAGTTTTGTATTTCCAGTATCCTTTGACCGTAGTGAGTTCCCATTTTCATTCGTTTACCCTTGATGAAATCAATTTTGATCTCGTTATCGTTATTAATGATCCTCGATTGGGCGGCTGCTCGTTTGATTGAGTTTAGGCGCCGCGTCGACAGCTCTAATGGATTGTAAATCTGTGATTTCTCCAATGTAAACGAATTTAAATGGCCTCGATTGTGCCATTCCAGCGAGACGATTAGATTTAACAGAAAAATAATCTCGTAGTCTCTGAATTCAAACACAAATTTGTTACACAAACAGTAATAGTACATTTTTAGAGAGCTATACAGGTAAAACATGTAATTGTTTTGCTTTAAATAAAACTCTACGTCGGTGACGAACAGCACGTTGATGAGCTTGTCGGCGATCAGCTGCGACAGCTTGACCAAATACTGCAGTGAATTTTTGTCGTCGTCCAGCTGAATGGCACACACGTTGTCGATGTGGGTGTTGTTCACTAGCGTAAACTGCTCACGTAGGCACTCTTTAACGGCATCACAGTTTACCAGATCGATCTCTACGACAATGTACTTGTGCGAGCTCTTGTGTCGCTTGATGACGTCCGAAATGGACGTGATGGACCCGATGAGTTTCTCGAAGGTTTTGCTATTCCATCCGCGACCCGGCACCGCGACGGTGTTAGTGTTGTCCGAGTCCTGCTGGTGTTTAAAGTCGAGGCCGCTCTGAATGAGTTTCGTCGTAATCCTAATACTGAGCTGTTGACCGAGCGTGTAATGGTTCTCGTAGCCCCTCTCCCAGAGCACGTTGCAGGCGAACGTAATGAGCGAGCTCACGTCGCGTCGAACGAGCATTTTGTGCAGGCGTCGCAGATCGCCCTTGCACCAGCGGTCGTGAACGAGCAACTTGAAGATGCGTCTGTCGTGCGCGCTCAAGTCTTTGCGGCTGACGTCCACGTAGCAATCCAAATCTTTGGGCGAGGCTTTGTGCAGATGCTTCATGTCAAAGTAGACGCACGCCTGCTGCAGCACCACGAATCCATCGTCGTCCACCTGGATCGTTTTACTAAGAATATAACGTGAGGTGTTGTCATAATCGCCGTTCGCGTACAGCAGATACGAAGCGAGGGGATCGGCCAAATACTTGCAGCACTGCGGTAACGGTTGGGTTCGAGTCACGCAGAAACGTGCAAACGCCATGATCGCTTAAAAACTACTGTTGCAATCGTTATCGTCCGTATTAAGTTACAAAATGTCCATAGTATTTTGGATAATCATCGTCGCCATTGCCGTAATCGTCGTCATCACTATGCGCCGATGGAAAGACGACGACGACGACGACGGCGACGACGACGCCGGCAACAACTCTGACTTTAACATTAACGACGGTTATTTCGACGACATAGAAGCAAATCTCGAAACGTTTGAGCTATTTTTCCGATCGACCATTTGGCAAACGCGAAAGCTGCGATCCGACTACGACGACACGGCCGTGGGGCGCCAGTTCGACGACGACGACGACAAAATCTTCAAGAATCTGCGCCCCTTCGAGGACGCAAACGATTTCGCCGACACACTCAAATCGCTGACGACCTACGCCGTGCACATGAGTGTCGCCGCCGTTGACATCAACGTCCAGATCGCCACACACTTGTATCGAGCTCTGCATGCGATCGCGTCGAGACTGCCGGTGCCGGCTCCGAATCAACGCCTACCGTGGAATTTCGCCGACGAATATTGGCACGTCTTCAGCGTCGCTCTGACAGAGTGCGCGATGCTCCTCTCGATAATGATGCGACCGTACATCGACGTCAGCGACATTGCGGTCAAGATCATTGAAAACTATCTTCCCGAGCCGAATCTGTCGCTGGGCTGGCGACGGAGCATCGGATTCAGCACTCGCATGTGTCTGCCGTACATTTACGCGCAACTGTGCCGCGGCCACGACATTGCGGACATTGCCGTCGAAAGCGTGGTCGGCAACGTTCTCGACGAAGTCAAGCATCACGTACTCGACACGGGCGACGGTATTCGAACGGATTTTATAAATTTTGTCGACACCAACGTGAGGAACTATTCTTTTCTCGTCGAAAACTACTTCACTTTCGCCTACTACAACTTTTTGTTTGGCCGCAATTTTGTCGAGACGAGCAACGTGAGGCGCAGCTTGCAGATGGTCGGCAGCAACACCGGCCGCATACATCCTGCGCTGGCGCATAAAAACGGCGCGCACCTCATGCCCGTTCTCGCCGAAATCATGCATTACACGAACGGCGTGCTGTCGGCCGACTTTAGCAAAGTGGTCACGGTGCGCAACGAAAACTACTCGGCCTCGCTCGTATGCCCGACGAACGGTGTCGCCTACTATCAGGCCAACTACGACTTTAGGTCGCACGCTCTCCTCTGGACGATGACCAAGCGGATCTGGTCGAACAACGTGTATCACGCCCGAACTCTGTCGGCGCTGATCGACACCGGCGTGCTACTGCTCGACGCCGACGTAATCCGACTGCCCGGCAACGACGTGCTGCTCTCGCCCAACACCTCGATGTCGTTCCTACCCAACCCGGGCTTCAGCGGCATCGCCGCGACGGACGATTCCGCCGCCGTGGCGTCATTCAGCAAATTTGACGCGCTCAACGTCGAGTACTACTCGTACACGCTCTTCCATCGCACCGGCATGGTGCAACTCTACGACAACATCAAGGCTCTCAGCCCCCTCAATCGCGACGCTTTTTGTGTGCTGCTCGCGCAAAAAGTGTTAAGTGGCGACGACGACGACGACGACGGCAACGACGACGAAAACATCTATGACAAAAACAATACTACGTGGAACGTCCATTCGGCGCAGGGCTGCATCGTTCGGCATCACGACATAGCGAACCTTCACAAACGGCTGCCGAATTTCGTGCAGAGAACAACGAATGGCGTGCTACACACGTGCCAGCCCATTCCGATGCACGACATCAACGACGGCGAAGGCACCGTGTGCTACAGCATGACCACGCTGCCCAATTCCAATGCGCCGCACGTCAGCGTGCTGGACTCGACGCGCCGCACGTTCAGAATCGAAGCGGACGAGATTGAGTGCGTTTTTGATTTTCCCTTTGTCGTCTTGAAGAATAACGCCTGGCGCGTCGTCACCATCAACAACGCTTACCAGGTCACCAAGCATTTACACATGATACACTACGACGACATTAAAAAGATTTTGGGCCTTGTTAATTTGCAAATTGAGAGCCTGAAATCCGATACGATTCAACGAACCGACTACGCTTTCGTTTACGAAAACACTCAAACGAATCAGTTCAAGTTTTATTATTAATAAAATATTAATTTAAATTTCAGATATTAATTACTCATCAAATTCTACGCACGAGCGGTTATTAGGTGTTGGGACGTAAACAAAAGATATGAGAAAAGTTTAAGGGGATGTGTGCGTGTGCGTATGGCTTATGAGAAAAGTTGTTTGATTGAGTAAGTACTGTACATATAAATTTAATGTCGTCGTGTATTAGCAATAAATACGCAAACTGCTATTTGTGTGAGGAGATCGTGTACTTGTACAAAAAATATAGCAATAAATCGAGCGATGACTTTTTCAATCGCTACAGGGCCGTAGTCAAACAGAACACGATATTTTGCGTGATTTGCTACAAGAACATATTCGTACACAAATACATTACAATAAAGAAACACTTTTGAATAATACTACAAAGTTTATTAACATGATATACATCGACGATCTCGACTTAAACAACTTTTTCTTTACGATAACCGGCAATTCTAAATTTGTGTGCGGAAACTCGAAGTATCGCGATACACGTGCGCTCGCTCGTGAGTAGATTGTTGCCAGATAACCGGCAATTCTGTATAAATTGGACTAGTATTGTCGTCGACATTCATTCGCACTTCGACATCATGGCGTTCATTGTCGACGCGCAGCCGTCTATTCGCATCAGCAGCGGCCACGAAACGTACGACGTGTTCACAAACATGAAGCTGGTGCTTTACGAAGCCGACAAACCCGGCGAGATCATCGAAAGCGGACACCTAATATTGGACTATAGTTTTAGTCTTGATGCGTACCTAAATAGGATTCCGCCGTTGGTCCACAGCGGCGCGGATCAGATTGCGATTCTACACCAGCTGAAACCCGTCAATTTGGAATGGGGCCGCTGGAGTTTTGAAGACGAATCTCGCGCCAAAACGTTTCTCATCGACGCTATCGAGTACCTGATGGTGGCGATAAGTAAGCAACTAAAGTCGCGCTTCGAAGAAATCAGCGACTACACCATAAATCAATTTCGAATCTTTACAACGACCGAATGAAGAGAGAGAGTGTGTGTGTGTGTGAGATTAATATAAAATTGTAGTTTGAAATAAATTTACACTTTAAAACAAAGTTTTATTGTTTTATTTTCGACACTATATTCTATGCTAGCGCATTATAGTGTTGTTGCAGTGCAGCAGACTGGCCATGACGTTGAACTCGCCGCTGTTGTCGGGCAGGTTGTTGCCGCCGCGCACGCACTGCAAACTCTCGGCCCAGCGATTGCCGGCAAAAGATTGGTTTATCGTCCACTGATCTAGCCTCGTTCCCTCTACCTTTTCGTGGCCAGTGTAGTTTCCCTTGATAAACTCTTTAAAGATGTTGTCGGGCGTATTATTGAAGAACATGTACGGAATGTTGAAGATGGGATAGCGCGGCGCGTTCGGGTCGGAATGATCGCCGCCGCGCACCACGTACTTGGTCTCGATGTCTTCGAAGTTTGACTGGCGCGACAGATACGAAATGGGCGAGAGGCAGATTTGTGCGCTCGTGCCGTCCTCGGCCATCCACTCGGTGAGGTCCTCGCTGCCGTTCATGACACCCTTCTGGCCGTGGATGCCGCAAATCTTTACGCCCTCCAAGTTGGCGGTGGACGTGATCATGTTGAGTTTGACGTAGACGGTGTTGTTGGTGACGGTGAGCGACGAGTCGAGGCGCTCGACGCGCTGCTGATCGATCTGTCGAAAGTACACAAAGATCTTGCTAACGTAGAAATTTTTGTTGCGACACGCCTCGATCTTGTAGCGTTTGCCGTCGTAGATCCAGCCGATCTTGACGTTCGACACCACCACGCCGGCCATGTGCAGCATATTGCCGCCTTCGACTTGCACGCAATTATTGTCGCCGCTCTTGTTATACTTGACGACGGGCGTCTCGTTCTTGCCGTAGCTGAGTTTGCCCTTGAGTTTATTTATTTTGTTGTTGTACAGACGAATCGGCAGCTTGACGTCGGGAATGTAGGGGTCTTCGGCGGTCATGAGCCTGTTGTCGCGCACCAGCGTCCACAGCCGAAACATTTTGTCGTTGCGCATAATCTCGGGCGCCACCACCACGGCATTGCCGACGGGCAGATTGTCGAGGAACGCGCCCGAATCTTGCGCGGCGTCGTACGCCACCACGGGCATTGCGTTCTTCAAGTTGGTCACCGACACGATCAGCTTCGGCACCGGCGTCGTGGCGAACATGGTCAGGTGGTCACGATAGTAGTACTGCAGGAGCTTGGACATGAGCTGCGACACGTGCACCGTTTCGTCGACGCGCAGGTTCGCGACGGTGCGCAAGTACGAGAGCTCGTTGTGATACTCGTAGGGCGTTAGGAGGACGGCGATGTTGGCTTGGCCGCCGTCGGTGTCGATGCGTAGTTTCTTTTTGATGCACACCATGCCCTCGTGGTGGTTGACGAAGAGTATGTTGTCGTGGAATTTGATCTCGACGGGGAATTGGTTGCGCTTGAGCTCGTAGATTATGTAGAGCAAGTTTTTGCGGTAGCATTCGTAGATTGTGGGGCGATTGTTGAAGGCGATCAGGACGGCATCCGCGCTTTCAACGTCACCGTTGACCATCGGCCGAATGAGTCGGCTCGCGACCAGAGACCTAAACTTGGCGGCGACCAGAGCGTAATCAACGCTCGGCAGACGCACGTCGCGGCACAGGAAAAACTTTTTGCCCGCCACCGTCATTTCGCCGTGGAAGAAGCTGTCCACAAATTTTACAAAGTCCGACTTTTGCATGAGCATGTCCTGGCGCATCGTGTCGTTGGTGATGCGCACCACCTCGTTGCCGATGCGGTACTTGAGCGAGGGCGTGCAAATCTCAATGTTGTTGTTGCTACTGTTGTCCTGGTAGTTGATGAAGTTTTTCTTTTGTTTGCTAAACGTCTTCGACACCGAGTAGATGAGTTTGCCGTTGACGATGGTGTCGATGATTTTCTTGCAGTCCTTCGGAAACAGAATGGATTGCACCTTTTTCTTGCGCGACTGATGCGGCGCGCCGTTCTTGCTGCCGCTGTCGCCGGCGCGCAGCGCCCAATAGCTTTTGAGTATCGGCCTGTAAATCAGCCACAGCAGGTAGTCGTGCTTGTAGATGATTTTGTTTGAGAGGTTGTCGATCGAGTAGTTAATGTCGCTGGCCATGATCTGCTTGATCTGACCGACGAGATTGGCGCTCTGCTCTTTGCTAAAGTCGAACATAAAGTCGAGCGGCTCCCACTTGCCGCTGTTTTTGAGGTACATCTCTAGGATCGAGTTGAGGTCTTCCGTGACCACGTAGTCGCTGGCGTACACGTCTCGCGCGAACAGCACGTCGTCGTGTTTGTCGTAGACAAGCTGAATGGCGCGATTGATGTTCTTCTCTTCGTCGACGTTGCCGTACAGGAACATGCGCTTGCAGCTCTTCGAGTAGAGTTTGTCGTAAAAGTTGTGGATCAGGATGTTGTTGTTCATCATGATGTTGGGAAAGCTGAGGTTGCGTCCGTCGATCATGAAGGTGCCGTTAAAGTGTTTCGTTTTGTTGTCATCGTCGGCGCGGAACTCGAAGTCGAGCCACGTGCCGAAGATGACCAGCACGCACTTGTGCAGGACGCATCGCTCGTAGGGATCGACGGCACAGCAAAAGTAAGAACGTCGCTCCTGCAGATATTTTATGGTGCAACCATTGACGGCTCTATTGTTGCAATTTAAGTAGTAGCGCAGCTCGTACTTGTCCCGCAGTTTGTCGTACAATTTATTAAAATCGACTATAACGTCCGTCATCGTGCTCGCCGCCAACGATAATGAACACCGGCCGAGTGACTCGCAGCGCGGCGGCGGCCTCTAAAGCGCAGACCGCTGTGATATCACCCCGCAAGCGCACCAAGCCCTCGACGCCGCCGCCGCTCCGCCGCTCCGACACGGGCATTCGTTCGCAGTCGGGCGAGTCGTCGTCCAGCACTTCGACGGAAGGAGCTCGTGTGGCGGCGAAGGTCGTGCGACACGATCGTTTGTTCTACTTGCAGCTCGACAAAATCGACTACTATACCCTGCTCAACGTGGCCCGCAGCGCCAGCAGAGTCGAGATCACCAATAGTGTCAATAAATTGAGTCGCAACTACAAGAAACACAACGACTACGAAGAAGGCGGCAACTCGCTCGAGGCGATTCACAAAACCATCGGCGAAGCCGCGCACGTGCTCACCAATTCCCTGAAGCGCCAAATCTACAATTCGATCCTGGACGAAAAACTAAAGCTTCACAACTACTTTGTCGAGTCGGTGCGGCCCCTGCAGAAGACGGTGACCGAGATCTATAATGGTGTGTTGCGCTTACGCAACGACGCCGAGGAGTTTTTCGAGATGGACATTAAGCAAATGCTCGAGCAGCGGGTGTACGAAACGATCGCGCGCAACACCAAAAACAAACACTACCGATCGACCAAGACCAATCGCTTGCGCATCGAGTGGGACGTCAACCGCGCGGGCATCGACGAAAGCTATTTGGAGGAATACTTTAAGAATGACGGTCTCGTCGGCTTGGTGATGTGCAGCGTGCGCTACGGCTGCGCTGTGATCGAATTGATGACCCACGGCGGCGTAAAGTCGATCATCGAACGAGAAAACAAGCGCAAAGTGTTTACGGTGCGCGACTACACCGAGGCCGAGTTTGGACTCGACCACACCAACTATTCTCCGCAAATCGATAAGCTCAATCTCATTCAGAACGACATCGACGAGGCCGAGCAGGCGATCCGCGCGGAACTCGACTACCTCAAATCGGTGCCCGACTACGAGGTGGACGTCGAGAAAGCGGAGCAGCAGTTGAACTATTACAAAAATCAACTGAGGATGGAGCAGATCAGCGGCGGCACCAACATCGAAATGGAAGATGTAGAATTTGTCGGCGACGACGACGACGACGACGACGACCAACTGATGGCAGACGAAGAGTGACAAAATAATATTAATTAATAAAAAACTCTCAAGGAAAAAACTAATTTATTTAAGTTTGGCTTTTTAGGCATAAAACAATTTTTGTATACTTTTAAATTCATCCCGACACAGCGGGCAGCGATCGACGCTCATCGAACAGTTGCGGCAGCACACCACGTGTCCGCACGGCATAAAGCACACGTTGCGTGTATTCTCGAAACAAATTTTGCACAATAATTTGTCATCGTGTTCGGCTGCGCTGCTGCTCTCGTTGTCGTCGTTGTTGTCGTTGTTGTCATTAGATTTTACGGTGCATGCCGCCGTCATGGTTTGTTGGATAAACTCAAAACCTTTTACTTTTCGCACAAACGGACAGTTGGCGAACCAGCGCGCATGCTCGCGCCACGGATCATCGCCCGCCTTCCACTCTTTGAGTCTGCAATCGTCGTGGAAACATACCACCATGTCGCCGAGGCCCGTATAAAAGAATCCCGCGCTCGCCATTAGGTGCGGAGTTTGCGACAGTCCTTTAGGCCAAAGATTTTTGTACGTTTGAATGCGAGCGTTGTACGAGTTAAAAGCGGGGTGCTTGGGACGACCGACGATCGTATCCGAAGCGCGAGATCCGCATTCGTCACTGTCGCCTCCGCCGCCGTCGCCGACACCTATGTCGTCCTCGATGATTTCGCGCAGAAATTTACACTGAGGCGCCCATCGTTTGTGGTCCGTTAGCGGATCGTCGCCGGGCTGCCATCGCATAATTTCGACTTTGCAGAAAGCGCAACGCACTTCGTCGCCGACGCCCATGTAGTAGAAGCCGGCGGACGCGAGCTGCTGCGGCGACACGTGATTCGACGCCGGCCATTCGGCGAAACTCATAAGACGTTCCTCGAACGACTGCATGACAACTGTGAATACGCTACGATTTTTTGTCTCGTTAAATACGACAGGTTATCATAATGATTATAGTTTATCTTACAATAAGTAGCCTACCCAAGCGCGTGGACTACAGGAAAAAACAGAAACTGCGCAGCATGCGGCGGTATCGTCCGATAACGCTCAAAAAAACAATACCTAAACGACAACGACGAATCGCATACTAGACGCGCATCACGATGTTTGCTTTCCGCGAAGATTTTGGATGAAAGCAAACATGGTGTGTATCGTGTTGGTTGGATTTCGCCGAGGATTTTGGACGAAAGCAAACATGGTGATGCATCTATAAATAATTTACAGGCGTGGTGCTTTATGTTTGCTTTCAGCGATAATTTTGGACGAAAGCAAAGATCGATAAAATATATTTTAATACTTTATGTTTGCTTTCGTCCAAAATTCTCGACGAAATCCAACAGCGTGCTCGTATTTTATTACTTTAGGATCTTTGCTTTCGTCGAGAATTTTGGACGAAAGCAAAGATCGATAAAATATTTTGGTGTATTATGTTTGCTTTCGTCGAGAATTTTGGACGAAAGCAAAGATCGTCGTATAGAGTATTGTGTTAAGCATAATATTGGATTTCGTCGAAGATTTTGGACGAAAGCAAACATGGTGGTATTTATTATCTAATAAAATTACATCATCTTTATTATAAAGTTTATTTATTTTTGATATAGTATAATATTGAATAGAGGAAACATACAATTACTACAGAACATGAGATCACTAAAGTATGTAAACTTGTCGCCGACATTTAAAGTTTTTCGTTGACACTGAAAACACTGTTTATTGCAAACTTCGTACACTTTGCCGGGCCGTTCGTATTCGTACCAGGTCATTTTTAGCCGTTGCCGATACACGATACGATGGGATGCTTCGTTGTCGGCGACATCGCCACAACTATAATAGCTGCTGCTCTCAAAGTAACACACGCTCAGCATACAATAGGTGGCTAGTTCTTCGTCGAAACCGTATAGGGGAAACAAGCAGTGCTCACAAAACTGTTGCGGGCGCCGCGGCAACGCGCTCTCGTGACAAAATGCACATCTCGAAATTTCGTATGTGATCGTCGTCGTCGTCGTCGTCGTCGTCGTCGTCGTTGTCGTCGCAGCAATCATCATTAGTGTTTTCGTCTTCGTCGTCGTCGACTTGATATCGCTGCACCATTTGCGGTAGATCAGTTGCCGCAACGCCTCATTCTCGGTCGTTTGTCTATAGAGCTTTGAGTATTTGAGAAAGGGTATTATAAGTTCCATGACTCACTCGAGTGGCTTGACTGTCTACTGCATTGTGCTGAAGATCGCCTTTATATACACGCCTTTAATATGCTAATAACAATAAGTCTACAAGACAAGGAGAGCTACCTGTACAGGATGTTTAATCGCCTTTGGTCGCAGTCTTTTGTACAATGTCGAATTTGTTTGGACCGTATAGTCAACGACGGAGTGGTCGCCGTCACCGACTACAAGACGCTCAATCTAGAGAAAATGTTTCATGCGGCATGCCTGCAGCGATGGCAGAGGCAGAACACTCGAGACCCCTTCAATCGAAACGTGAAATTCTATTTTAATTTTCCGCCAAAGAGCGAGGACGAATGCTCCGCGCTACTCGCCCAGATGACGGGTTTCATAGGCGACGAGCCCGTCGACAGGCAGTATGCGAGCGAATTCAAGCGCATCAACGACGAGACCGTAATCGACGTTGACTTGGACTTTTGTCAATTGCTAAAATACAAATAGAGTTGCGCGCTACTCGAAATACAGCTGCGGCACATTTCTCATAACGTGAATGGGGATGTTGAGCACGCGCTCGTCGGCGTTGTCCGCGCGTTTGCTTTCGAACGTATTGTTATCGTTGTCGGGCGTGTATTTGACGAAAATAATGCTGCGCAAGTCGTTGAGCCGAAAGTTGTAGAGGTTCGTCAGAGTCACTTGATTGTTTTCGATCACGCGATAGTACTCATCGGGAATGTTCATAGTTTGTTGTTCGACGTTGAAGAGCTGTTTAATGTTACTCACGACGTAGTGCGCGCAAGAGTTGAAAAAGGCCGTTATCGCCTGACTGATGTTGGTCTTGCCGCGCGTGTAGTTGACGTTGACGATAACGTGCGCGATCGACACTGTATTGTCGAACAACTTGACGAAATAATAGTAAAACAAATTGGAGACGGCATAAAAGTTTCGCCGGTTCACCGTGTTGTTGTTGAGGATCGAGTACATGATGTCTTTGTAGGCCAATTTGTTTGTTTGCTGCTCGAGCATGGTGAAGTGATCCTTCACGGACATGCGCGCCGGCGCAATGTTATGCTGCAGCGCGTCCATGTACAGTTTGATAATGTTAATGGCCAACTGGATGTCGCGCACACTGTCGGGCATGGTGCCGATCTGATTGAGCGTCGGCGGTCGCACAAACACCACGGCCGTCCTCGTGTCCACTTCCATCGAAGCCGCCGCCTCCGCCGCCGCCGCTTCCGTCGTAGCGTTATCGCCCGCAAAAATACTGATGGGATCGGGATCGTAGTTGGGGTACGTGGATCCGGCGGCTTTTACGGCGGCGGCCGCAAAGGCGTCGTCTGCGTACGACCTCGGCGACCGGACCATTGAATCCTCGATCGAGGCCTCTACATCCGAGAAGACGTCCTCCGTTTCGGATGGTTTGTTCGCCGTGGAGATGAGGTCTTTGGCGGGGGCTTTGCGTTTGCCGCCCAGCCTTTCTAGGATCTTGGTCGTGCCCGAGATGCGGCGCTTCCCCGACGTTTTACTGCTGGAGCTGCTCATGATATGCGTGCGCGCGTTATCAATACACTAGGATCAGGTAGTCGTCGTAGTCGCTCAGGGTGTTTAGGCGATGTGACAATTTTCGCACCTTATCAGTGTACCTGTCCATATAATAGTACTCGCCGTTGTGCGTTCGCAGCAATCGGTGGCGCCGCAACCTGCTGTACATGTCATAAGACATTATTTTAATTTTTTCCCTGTCAAAGATGTCCGCGGTCTCCTCCATAGCGGCAGACGACGTATTGAACGCAATTCTAAAGAACAACCTCGAATTGATCGACAGCTCTTATTTAGTTTTAAATGTCGTCGACCACGAGTCTGGTGCGCTCAAACCAGTGTGTCTCGGAGAAATTGGTGCCTTTCAAGCCGCTCAAGCTGACAAGTACCCAGTGTCCAATTCATCTGTCTCGAGCGAACTGCAGAGTGATCAAACGCTATGATCCCGTCACCGATACAAACTTTGACAACCACCTCACCGTGCTCAATGGCGTCTACCAGGACTTTGATCGCCAGCCGTCGTACATGTGCCTCGTGAATAGCGCCACCGATCTCGAAACGCGCGGCGCCTACAGCAACGCCAACGAAATGGTGCTGTACGTCCAACTGCACCGGCTCGACGACGACGAGCATTTCATGGGCATCGACGCTGCCGGCGAACGGAACATGGCCACGATTCGGACCGTACTCAAGACAATCATGGACGCGTTCGCCGCGTGCGAGAACCGCTTCGTGCTCATGATCGACGAACTGCAAGTGGACGTGGTCTATTCGATATTTCGCACCATAGTGTTGCCGCAAAGAATGGTCGCCATATACGCGGACGAGAGCGTGCCCATCGTCGACGACGTGTATCTGTTTAGCGTGCCGCGCACCGAAGCCGCGCTCCAGTCGCAGGTGATCTATCGCACCTTTCTCATGTACAACACGGTGCTGACGATGCTGCTCAAGCAGCCGAATCCGTTCAACGAGCACAAGAAGAACATTTCGGTGATATTTCGTACTCTCGGCAAATGCCCCAACAACAAGGAGCGTGTCAAGTGTTGCGACCTACAATACGGGGCGAACGCGCCCGGCCATGTCATGTGTCCGCCGCGGGAAATGGTCAAGAAAATATTCCATTACGCGAAATGGGCACGCACGCCAAACAATTATCGTCGCTATTTTGAGCTGATAACGACCCAGCCGGTGCCTAGTCTTCGTTTCGATGACACCGCCGATAGTGTCGCTTCTAGAAACAATAATACTTTGTTAATAATAATGGATTGGTACAATTTTATAGATGACTTTCGGACGTACTTTGGCATTTCGCTCGACCTGTCGTCGTAGCCTAGCTCGAGGCGGAGTATTTAACCGGCGGTGCCTGGAATTTGGGTCACAATCACAAAAAGTGTGTCAGACGAGACTGTTATCTGATAACGAGAGCGCGTTATCTCCCGCAAATATGAGTCAGTTGAGTTTCAAGCTGGGGGAAGTGATAGATAACACTGTCGATAATAAGCTGAGAAGCAAAAACAATCGGGAGACGCTCGCATCGTTTTACGACAAACGGAAGAGCGACGTGGCGCAGGTCGGACGCAGCACCACATACGATGTCGTCGGCAAGCGGGACTACAAGACGCTGTTTGACGAGAAAAAATACAAGTTCTAACGACACTGCAGCGAGGCGCATCGATGAAGACAACCAAGTTGTGTACTGTGTAAAGTGTAATTTTGTCGCGCCCATGTCTCTGAGTTTCGAACAATACGTCGAGTTACACAAATGTTACAATGAGATTGTGGCGAATAATTGTTTGTTGTTTGGTGCGGATTCAATTAAAGCATTTGGAGAGGATTTAATTAAATTTACCGACTGCGAGGATCGAACTTTGTGAAACAATTTATTAGAATAAACATTTAAATGTACATTCAAAAAGTCTTTATTTGCAATGAAAACATTGGATAAACAACCTAAATCCTTGACGTTAGATGTCATATTTAACGAACAGCCTGTCACGAGCACTCGCTGAGTCTAATAATTGTTTACAAATAGGCTGGTGCGAGCGTCCGTGTATATAAAAGGACTAGCTTTGCGGCGCGGCGGCAGTACGTAAACTAATATCAGTCAGTTATAATGTCGTCGCCGATAAGCAGTCGATATTTGGAGTTTGACGGTATCGCTCTCGATTTGCGGCACATGTCCTTCGGTGCGGACGGACTGCACGACAGTGAATACATAATATTCTTGAACGTGCATCGGGCCATCTTTACAAACTTTAAAGTGTACAGCGACCTGTCGCTCGAGTCGCTCGCCGAGTTTATTTTTGAAAAGGCCGTATGTTCGGTGGCCGGCCGGAAGATTGACAGACGCAAAACACTGGGCGAATGCGTCAAATATAACGAGTACGACCGCAACAAATCCCTAACCATCGAGCTGCACGACAAGGCGCGTATCATTGTCGCCAAGACCATCTATCACTTTGAGACGTACCACAGGCGCGCGAGCGGCTTTGTGGACTTTGAAAATCGACACAATAAACACTACGCTACTCCCTCGGACGATAAACGAATAGTTTTGGACAGAGAGTACGAAATAAAATTACTAGAGTTCACTTGAATGACATTTTATTTATTGGAGAGCGATAATGACCACGAACTGTGCGTCTACCAAAGCCGCGGCGTTTTCTGTCATTTTCATCGTCATCCTCTTCGGTTCCGCTTGAATAGCCACAAATTTCTTCATCTTGGTCGCAGTCATCGTCGTCGTCGTCGTCGTCGGAAGGCTCATCTGAATCGTCACCAAGTTGCATTCGTCGACGAGGACGAATGGAGGAGGACGGCGCCGCTGTTTTACCTTCGACGAGGCGTCGTTTGCGCGAAAACGGCTGCTGCTGCTGCTGTTGCGGTGAGACAAGAACGGAAGAGTTTAAACCGCGCTTGTTTGATGCGGCTTTTTCTTCTTCTTCGCTAAGACTGTCTTCGTCGAGATCGTGCCTCACGATTTCTTCGGCGGCGCTCTTCGGAATGTAGCGGTCGTTGAGCTTGACATATTCCCGATCGACGGCCTGCTTGGCCATGTGCAACGCTACGTCCTCGTCGCCGCCGTCCAACTTGTGATATTTGTTGAATGTTTTTACGAATAAACGCCTGGCGCGCGCGGGCATTTCTTGCTGATACATAGCTTTATTTAAATGATACATTTTCAACGCTTATAATTAGTGATCGGTGTCGTCGGTGCTAGTGTCCGAATCGGTGGTAATGGTGGTGTAATTATAATCCTCCTCGTCGTCCTCCTCCTCCTCGTCCTCCGTAGTAGTGGTATCGTACTCGTTGGCGTCGCTGCGCGGCACCCATTCGTCGTTTACTTTGATGTATTTACGTTTGACGGCCTGCCAGGCAATGCGCGCCGCCGCCGCGTCCGAGTGGTATTTTTCGTAGGCGCGATTAAAAAATTTCATGTATATACGTTTGCCCTCGAACGGCAAAACCTGCGTACTGGCCGGCAACTCTGTAATACTATTGTACATGTTTCTTATCTATTAATAAATTTTTTTTAATAATCTGTCATTTTATTTTACTAATCAATTCCACCAAGCTATCTTTGTCGTAGTCGTCGACAAACTGTATCTTATTGTGCTTAGCCACAAACTTGTCTTTAGGCAGCTGCTCCTTGATCTTATTGAGGACATTGATGGAGTTGGGCACGTAATCGCTCTGGTATATGATCACCGGCTCGTGCTGTTCCGATTGCTGTAGGCGCTTGATGCTGCGCTTCAACGAGCGCAATTGCGTCCTCAGAAACGCGTATTTATTGCACGACAGCTCGCAGACCGCGAGAGCGTGCAGCAGCTGAGAGTCTTGCGGCTTGACGACCACGTCCTGTATGATGTCGGCAAGTCGCTTAGACATATTTACGCATTGACTGTTGGCGAGTATAATGGCCTCAAGCAACTTGGTGATTTGCGCATCCTTGTCCTGTATGATGGTGTCCTTGTCCGCTATAGTTTTGATTAGATATCGTTGGGTTTCTTCGATATCGGGCTCCATGTTAAAGGCATTCTTAGTAAATCAATATAAAACACAGCTTATTATCAATTGTTTTATTGAAAATATAAACATAATTCCTTAAACTAGACTGTCGACAAATTCACTCGACGCTTGGCTACACAAACATACTTTTTGGCGAGCTCTTTACTAATCTTGTTTTTGCGTTCAATCACGATGCGATCAACTCGGTTGATTGAATTCTGAGCGCGCCTCAAAAATTCTTTCGCATCAATATCGCCCGCAGAATGTACGGCTTCCGCGAAATGATCATAAACGCTTTCGATATCAGTGGGCGTATTCTCACTGACAATGCCTATTCTGTTGTCGTTCTCGAGGCATTTTTTACGTACAAATTCCTTGAATTCGGCAAGCGTTGGATAGCGCTCGTGTTGCTCCACTGACGTAATGTACATTTTGTACAAAGATAGTATTTTGCGAATGTTGAGGTTTTGTGCATTGGGCTTGATCTCGATGTCATTGTTGGCGTTGGCGCTGACGCTGTAGCTGGAGCTCAACAGTAAATCGTAGTACGAAGTCGTAGAGTTGTAGGAAAATTTGGGTCGCATCGTCTCCACAACTATCGGATTATGCGGCTCATCGTCCCCGTTCACCAGGTCGTAGAACAGTACGTAGTCATTGAGATTAATGGGCTGCTCCAGTTGATGCTCGTCAATCATTTTCGTGTAATCGATCGACAGATAGTTCAACTTTTTGATTGCTCGCTTGTTTTTGAATTTGTGCACTAGGAAACCGTCGCGCGTCTCAAACACCTGTTCGAGTATGTAGAGCAGCTTGGCGTGGCGCTGGCCTCTACGCTTTAGCTCAATTATCGCTCTAAATAGTTCGGCTCGCTGCGAGATGGCCTCAACGTCCATGCTGTAGCCGCACCAACGCAGCATAGCGAGCATGTCGTCGGCAAAGTGTGCGTACGCGCTCAGTCTTTCATTGCCAAAAAAAATAGGGTCGCGCCCAAACAGCTGGGTGCTGATATCGACGCAGTACCACAGAGCGGCGGGCAGGCTCACCGTCATCGTTGGCTCCAGCGGTAGGTGCGTTAATGACATGGGACATTTGGTTTGTTCGATGCGATGCACCGCGTACTGTCGAAAGTATTCAATCACGTTGACGTCATCGATGTGCTCGGCGTTCAGCATGTGCTTGTATAGCACATAGTACATTAGGCCTTTGTTGTAGGGCACGCATTTGCCGTTGAAATAGGTCACGGCCAACACCCAATCGTTGTAGTCATCGAACTGAGGCAGAGGCACCAGTGCGCCCGAAAAGTTTTTTCTGGTGCGCGGCGAGACGCGTATGTCGTGCTTGAGCAGCATTCGGAAGCTTTCGAGGCTATAATAGTACTCGACGGATAGGCGCATTTCCTCATTTTCGAGATAGTACAGAGGACACACGTTGTACTGCTTGAACTTGGCGAGAGCGTTGTTGCTGAGACTCTCCAAAAGATCGGCGTGCGTTAGGATCAACGCAGGCACTTCACTCTCACTGTCGGGAAAGTCGATTTTTGTCACGTTCTCGTATTCGAATTCAGCGTCGAAACTGTTATAAAAGTTTTCCAAGTCGTCGTCGTCGTCGTTGCCGCCGCGATTACGTGCGTCCGCCAGTGTCCAAAAGTAATTTTTTACACGCAAGCTGTCAAATTCAAACGATTTGTTTCCGGCGCGAAGATAATTGATCAGAGCCGATATCAGCTTGTCTACGTCTTTGTTGAATGACTTGTTATTGTCGAAATATAACATTTTGTAATAGTCACTATTCTTAAATTCGTTTATGAAAACTCTACGGTCTTTCGATTCAAAGTTATTTTGCACCAATGATTCCGTTCTCTTCGCGTACTCCTTTATCAGAGTGGAGCGCAGATTTTTTAGTTTGTTAATTTCCAAGAGCACCGTATAATGGCCGACGAACACGTTAAAAAACTTTAATTTGATGTAAGACGTTAGTTCGGTTTTCTTCTGGTAATAATTGTCTACAGTGATGTCGTCATAGTTAAATTGGTCGCTGAGGTCGACGTCGTATTCCAGCACGCGGTTTCTGTAGAGTTTGCATTTTGATTGTCGGATAAGCACCGCTGCCACTGACATATCAATATTCTCCACGCGCGCATCGATTGCTTGAAAAATGACATGATTGAAGACAAACCCCCTATACGATAGACCCAGGTCGATTTTTCGAACTTTATCTTGTCTTATTTTTGTGTTCGTCACTATGTACAGCAGTTGTAATTTAGCGGCATCCTTAAGCACATTGTATTTGATCCAATCTATGAAACTTTCGGGATCCGCAACACCGTTGTTTCCCTTGAGTTTCATGTAATGGATCCGCACATCTTTTTCGCTCGCCTCGTAGCAATGGGAGCCCCATTGCAAATACACTATTTTGGCGGGCGTCTTGGAGTGGCATTTCATATTGTCGACAATAGACTTAAAGTCTTCCAGCGTAAGCAGAGCATTTTCGTAGTAATGTTTAGAATAGTACGTCGAGTACGAATTATCGCTGGCGTACACGTAATAGTCGTACCTTTTGGTATCGCTAACGCCGACGTGTTCGATGACGTTACAGTTATTGAAGTTGTTGGCGTCGACGTTGCGGTCGTTGACGTTGTTGTCGTTGACGTTGTGGTTGTCGTTGTCGTTGACGTTGTGGTTGTCGTTGACGTCGTCGTCGTTCATGATGTCGTACTTGGCACTATTGCCGAACAGCATGTTGAAGGCGCGACGAAAAAACATTTTAAAGTCTTCAATCTTCCACAGTGTTTGAGCGAGGAGCGCGGTTTATGCGTTATGTCGATCGGCCGGCGCTTTTATACCCAATGCTATCGCTAAGAGATTCAACTTGATGATAAGATTATGACTAGACCGATATCATATGGGGTGGACGGCCCCAGACATTTTGCTGAGCAAATCGTAAATGTCGTTTTCGTTTTTGACAATAAAAATGCGACTGCGGTCGTTCTCGCGCACCATCACGCCTCTCTTACACAGCGACACGTACTTGTAGTGCGGCAAGAGGGCGTCGCGCGTTTTCTTCAGCAGCTGCTTGTGTTCCGGCGAGGCGGCGACGAAAATTTTCACGGGACCGTCGAAATCGATGTCTAGATCGTAATTTTTGAGGCGGACTTCGCGCGAACGGTTCTGCCACTCGCGCGCCGTCGCCGCATCGTTCAGTTTCAGTTTGATGTGGTTCTTTTCGTAGTCGCTCTCCACGACCGCCTTGTAATCCAACTGTAAAAGGTTGCATATTTTCTTAACGTAGTTGTTGCGAATTTTTTTGTTGTAGAGCCGCGCGTCGTGCACCCCGTACACCTCCACCCAATCGCCGAGATGATCGTCTTCGAGTTTCTTCAACTTGCCGTTAAGAATGGTGATGTTGTTCGTGACGTTTCGATCGATTTCGGTTTTAATTAAACTTTTGAGAATCGGCACGTTGATTAGTTCGGCGGCGGCGACGGCGGTAGCGGCGCTGGCGGTCGTCATGTTAGTTTACGTAAAACTCAAAAATTTAAATTAAATACCCTCTTATTAATTGTTGACATTCACGCGTCATTCAGCCATGAACCCGCCGCGCGACAACACGTCCGTCGTCTTTGCGCCCAAAAATTCGGCCAGCTTCGAACTGCTCTTCGATCCCGTCGACATCGACAATGTGTTCTTCTGCAACATTGATCAGTTTAAAGTGTTTCTCAGAAACATCATTGCGGACGTGAAACGAATAAAGATCAATTTTTTCAATAGCCTCATCGAACAGCTCATCTCTGTGTATCAGGAGCGCGACGAGCGCAACGAACACACCGAGATGCTGAGCCGCATACTGATGGCGACGACGATTGTCGTGCGCGACTTGCCGTCGAACGTTTACTTGAAAAAACTCAAACGCAACAAATTCACCGACAACATCAACTATCTCATCATTCCCAATTTTATTCTGTGGGACCATAACGTTATTATTTTCTTGAACAAGTGCTTCAACTCGAAGCACGACGCCGGCCTCATCGACATTAGCGGTCAGCTGCAAAAGATTAAATTCAATCACGGCATCATCAAGGACCAGTTTCAGAGCAAAAACGGTTATGCGGGCCAGTTTCTGTATTCGACTTTCCTCAACACGGCCTCGTTTTACGCGAACGTGCAGTGCCTGAACGCGCCCAACGTGGTCGTACCGCCGAAGGCGAGCATCCAGCGCTACTACGGCCGTGACGTGTCGAACGTGCGCGCCTGGACCACGCGCCATCCCAACATCTCGCAGCTGAGCACGCAAGTGTCCGATGTGCGGCAGCCGAGCAGCGGCACCGACTGGAATGTCAAAGTCGGCCTGGGCATCTTCACCGGCGCCAACACCGACTGCGACGGCGACAAGAAAGTCATCACGTTCCTACCGCAGCCCAACTCGCTCATCGACCTCGAGTGCCTGCTGTACGGCGACCCGCGCTATAACTTTATCTGTTTCGACAAGAATCGGTTAGCGTTCGTCTCGCAACAGATCTACTACCTCTACAAGAACAAACACAGACTCGAAGCTCTGATCGCCTCGATGCCGGTGCTGCGGCAACTGTGGGCGGCCCATCGGGATGCCGTCTTCGCCGCTCGACTCGATTTGCTGTTGCGTGACTGCGCGCTCGTGCTGAGCTCGAATATGAGCTATCTGCTCTTTCAGCGCTTTAGCGAAATCATCGCCGACGAGGAGATGGTGTGCGGCGACAACGAACTGTTCAATCTACATGGTACATTTGATGACGTGATCAAGTGCGGCGCCAAGGGCAGTAAGGATCTGGTGCAGAGCACCAAAAACTACAAAAAGACAAAATGCTCGGAAATCGAGCTGATCGCCGACCGCGCCATCAAGAGCCTCAACAACTACATCTCGTCGCACAATCGCGTCAAAGTGGGCGGCGGCGACATCTACCACAACACCACCGTCCTACAAAACGTCTACATCAAGAACGACAGCATTTGCTACAAGAACGATGACGCGAGGCTGGCGCACATGTGCACGCTGCCCTCTGAATTTCTATTTCCCGAACACTTGATAGACATGTTTCTAGACGACGACGACGAGAATGTTATTTGTAATAAAAATTAATTTTATCATGAAATATTATTAATTTTATCATGAGATAATATATAAATACAACTCGTTACGCAAATGTATAATCATACCGCACTCTAAAGCGTACCAATAAACGCGTATAATCGTCATCATGTCCGTATCCAAGCAAACGTTCTACTTAAACGACGAACCCGTCGAGATCAAGTTTATTGAAGAAAAATTAAACAACAACAATAATGAAACGAGTCAATTTTGGTTTGCTGCTAAGGAATTTGCCAAGGCAATGGGATACGAAAAACCTCAAGCAGCATTTGAAAAAATTGATATAAAATATCGTAGAAAATATGAAGAATTTGATCAGCCGCGTGAAATGGCTATTGATGACTCATCATTATTAATACATCCACACACAGTTTTTGTCAGCGAACCGGGTCTTTATCAGATGGTGTTGAGCTCTAAGTTAAAAAATGTACGTGTTGAACAATTTAAGAGTTGGGTGTTTGAAGTGGTGCTGCCTACAATCAGAAAAACGGGTCGGTACAATATCGAGCAAGCTGTGGTGCCGACGAGTGATGTCAACACGACGACTTTATTGCAAACGATATCGCAAAATATCGTTGGTCTCAAGCAAGATAATGATTATTTGCGCAGAGCTATTGCGGCGAAAGATCAACAACTGAATGAAAATCAACAACTTATGCAGAAAATAGCAGCACAAAAAGATGAATTGATCCAAAAGATTGTCGTGCACAAAGATCAGCAAATTAATCGTGTCATGAACGATATGAATCGCATGTACACCGGTTTCCAGCAAACTATGCAGAAGAAGGACGAACAGGTGTCGAGTTTAGTTGAGAAAGTGATCGATCTGTCGGATCGTGCCGTCGAGTATCCGGTCAGCGAAAAGAAACAACCCGTCCTGTGCATAGCCAAGGACGAGACGGGCACTACGTTCACCGCGATCGCCGGCCAGAAACCCTACGTCGAACTGCAGAAAAACAAGCGCGGAATCAGCGAATCGAATATCGTGCACGAAAGCAGACGACCCAATCCCCAAATTGACTGGAACAACGCTACTCATAAAATAAATGAGCAAAAAGTTCCCGTAAAAATGTCTAAGCGTAAACTTAGCTTCGACTCTGCCGAAGATGCGGCGCAATTCGAGGAACGCGTCAAACACATGTTTAATTCTAAAATTATCGCAAAGAAATAAAAGTATTTTTAAATTGATATTCATGTTTCGTTTTATTTCAGTAATCACACAGGGTACAAAAATACATGGAATAGGGAAAATTGTACGACTCGGCGTCTTTGATTGTGTACAGCGGCAGGCGGCACGTAGAACAGTAGCTGTCGAGATCTGTCACGATATTATTAAAGTCGTCGGGTTCGTAGAAGACGTGATATGAGATTTTCAAATTTCCGCAGCAGTCGGTAAAATAGTGTTTGTTTTCGGCGGCCACATACACAATGTCCTCGCTGCACCATTTGCACTGAAACTTTTTGTCTCTACACCAAAAGACGGCGAATCGTTCCGGCAGACAGAACTGCGCTTTGTGGTGGCTTAAAAATAAATAGAGGACTATAAATTTTAGTGTTTGTTGCTTCGAGAGATTCGTCAGGTCTAAATTTATCAATTCGTACAGATCGTTGATGGCGTTGTACACCTCGTAGCTCTCAGTGCTCAGATCAAATTCGTTCCAATGGAACAAACATCGGAGCACGACATCTAAATTTTGCGTTTCCTTCAGGTACCGGTACAAGTGACTCGTTTTCGGCGTACCGGTCGCGAACAGTTGCTGCTGCCACAAATGTTCTCGTACGCACGCCGGTACACTGTTGGCGGACGTTAGCGGTATTTCGTTATCTATGCTCGCCTCGAACGACAGCGACTGCAGACTACGTGCGCAATGTACAGTTGAAGACATATCGAATAGTATCGTAGAGAGAAAACGAACGCCTACATATATACGAGAAAAATCTCCTCTAACAAAGACGACAGCGACAGCAACGACGACGACAATGTACCGTTAACCTTTGCTTAGCATTCGAGCCGCTCGTGCCGCGATAACATCCACAGCAAAAGTACTCGTAGAGTCGAGATCGTTATCGTAATAGTAATAATAATGCTGATGACGTTCGTCGTCGTCGTCGTACTTAAAATGTATGTCGGCGAGATGTCTACAGCCGGGAACGTCCATACAATCGATTGGCGGCGGCGGTGATGTAGTATTACAATTAGACGATGATGATGATGATGATGATGGTGTATTACAATTATTAATGCCGTCGACTACACTATCGTAGCACCGTCCTCTGTCGCTGTAATAAATCCGATTGGTGCGGCAGTCTCGTATGCCGCTGCAGGGATGACGCAGATCGCGCACGTACCTACGTTTCGAGCAGTCAAAGTCGTCGACGGTGATGGTGAGGGGTCGCACCAGGGCGGTACAGCCGTCTTCGCCGATCGGCACGCACGCCTGCCAGTACATACTGAATTCGTGCATCTTTGGACACGTTCGCAAATCTCGTCCCTCATAATAATACGAGTCGCAAGTGGGTCCGGGAGTTAGGACAGCCATCGGAGCAGCGCCATTACGAATCACGAAAACTAATATTACAAAGAAGAATAACAGCCACATGACGGCCTTTATCCACGACTTCATTGTGTGTATAGGCTTATAGTCAATAGTAATAGTAATAATTATAAGTACGACCCATGCGGTCTACGCTATCGCACTACACAATAAGAGGTTTCTTGAAACAATTGAAATGTTTATTTATTTTACGTTCCTCGTACTAATTGTGATTGGATTCATTTTTGATAAAAATGAAGGATTCTCCAATCTGTTGCTGTTTCTGCTCTTGGTCTTCATAGTGTTCCTGCTGCTGCTGCAAGTGTATTACATTAAGGACGAGTCGACGACAGTAGACATTCCTACCGGTAAAGCTAAGAGTATAAAAAAGAAACGTGATCTCGAGAAGGCGTTCGACGCAATATTAAATAAGAATAAGAGCTCTGTCGACTAGCACACAATGGAGTTTTTTAAGAATTTCGTAAATCAAGTGTTCAGCAGTATGCCGGTGGCGGCAAAGGTGGCCATGGTTAATCTACATCTAAAGCAGTACATGAAAGACTTGGAACGCGACGAAACGTTCTGCCACAAGTTCACTCAAATCATCAAAATGTTTGTCCGACGCGAAATAAGCGTACAGGACGTGTGCGACATACTTGACGCAGCCAACGGCATCAAACTCACTCACGGACAGATTGAATATTTTTGCAATCAAGTGTACTACAACAGCCACATTATACACATTTTGCGTTCGTTCATCAACTATCAGCACTTGACCGACGAGGAGATTAGTGATCTGTCGCAGTTTCTAGTAAAGGAAATCGACAACGCCATCATAATTGATAAATAAAAGAAAACTTTAACCACTACTACTACTATTCTGTTTATTTTACATCAAAAAATATACAATTAACAATCTTCGTTACACTTTATACATTTACTCTTCGTGTACGCTAGAGAAGCGGCATTTTGCTTTGGTTTCACTTTATACAATGAAAACTGCTGGGTATGATTGACAATCACGGTATCTTCCTCACCCGATAAATTGTCGTCGTCCCCGTAGTCGTCGTCATCGTCGTCGTCGTCGTCCAACACTTTTTTTTTGCTTTTTGAATTTTGTTTGACGACGCTTTTGAGCATGGGATACTTGACGTCGTGCAGCTGTTCCTGCATGTATACGTTGCAAATGTTGCGAAAATAATATACAAACTCTCTGCGATCGCCGAATATTTGAATGAGTTCGTTGAAAAAAGTGCACATGATGCCGACGTGCTTCAGCCAACTGACGCGAGCGCCGCTGTCCCGAAACAGTTTGAGTGGATAGGATTTTTGCGTGACGTTGCCGGGCACGTCGATGAGCAGGTACGGAATGCGATCTCCGTTGCCGGGCAGAAAGTCTGTGCCCGAGTTGCTGAGCAATTCGCGGCAGTGTTTCGCGATGGTGATGGGCTTCTTGCGAGCCGGTTTATCGGGACTGCCGCTCGTCGTCGTCGTCGTCGTCGTTGATTTTGTCTTTTTGCCAGTGGGATTTTCGTTGTAGCTCATGCTAAAGCAGTAGTTGCTATAGTTGTTGTCGAGCCCAAAGTCACGGTAGTGCTGCGACATCAGGTCGAACAGTAGTTTTAGTCCGCACGCAACGCTATGGCCCATGAGATACGAATCGACGACACGACGAAACGTTTTGCGCATAAAAATTGGCATATCCTTCTTCACCAGCCACCCCTTGTACTTGAGACGGTTCTCGCTGTTTAAATAGCAATACTTTTTCTTTTTCAACAGTATTAAACTCGACATTACATTTTCTAGGGCCATCTTGTAGCCGACCCATCCGGCGTTGAGCTTTTTCAACACGTAATCGTTGATGATGTCGCGTATCATTTTTTCCACGTCGCGATCATGCACCTCGCGTTCGTCGAACAGCACCTGAATGAAGGACGAGTCCGTGTCTCCGTAGATGACCTTGAACCGCACCGACGACAGATTAAAGTCTTTCAGTATGTCGGCATCGTCGCTGGTGGCCTCGATCTTGACGATGGCTTCCATTAGCTTTTCGCGGCCGATCCTCGTTACGTAGTTGGCGAGCGGCTTAAAGAAAATGCCAAAGTAGCCATAGATGCTGTTAGCGATGCGCTTGACCGCATTCTGCGTTTTGTCGTACAAATTGTAGAGGAACGAACCGGGCTCGAATCGATCGCGCTTCTTCTTGTATGTCGTGCGCAAATCCAATAGTGTTTTGAGCAGCTTCGGATTGATGGCTTCGCGGTTCTTGACGAGGTAAACGTATCCATCTTCGGCGACAAACACATTAGACAAACATATACCCTCCTGCATCATAATGGACAGGTACAGCGAGTTGAAATCCAGAGTGACTACCCACTTTTTAAAGCCGGGATTCGGCGAAAGCACCTTCCCGCCCGTGTAGATGCACTTTTGTTTTTGGTGACACAGTTTGACGGCATCGACGGGTATGTCGTCGACGGCGATGGGCGTGCGTTTCAGCTGTGTCAAATCTACGACTTGCGCGTCGGCACCGTCCGTCGCCAAGTTGCCGTCGTGCGTGCGCTTGCGGCCCGAAGTCACGCTCAGATCGTACTTGTTGAAAAAGTACGGATCGGGCACCTGTTTGTTCTGGGCGTCGTCGAAACGCGTATTATTGATGGCGTTATAGAAGAACACGACGTTTACTTTATGCGAAATGTTGCTGAGCAGATCGTCGGTGCTGAGGTACAGCAGAGCGCACTGCGTGTACATAAAGTCCATCACTTCAATCTTGAGAAAAATATCGATCGGCAACACACAATCCTGCACGTTATACTCGACGATGCGTCGCATCTGTTTGCGCTCGTACAGTTGCAGCATTTCGCTTATGGGCAGGTCGACTTTGTTGTTGTCCAAATAGTGCTGGGCGACGGTGTTGAGTTGAAAATTCTCCACATCATTCTGCTCGGAGTCGGTGCTCAAGAATTGATAGAGGTCCACGTGCGTGTAGTAGGTGAAAAAATGGGTGTTGAGCTTGTTTTGAAATTTATCAAAGAGCGCTTTGGTTTTCATCTCGACCGGCTCGAGGTCGTAACGCTTTATCTTGACAATGTCCGAGGCTCGAGCGAATTGAGTGCGACGCATGACCGCCGCGGGCCATTGTATTTTCGTCACTCTGTCGACGATAAAGGGCAAGTCAAACTTGTCGCCGTTATAGTCTAGCAAACAGTCCATGTTGAGGAGAGGCAGCAGTCTGAAGAAAGCAGCGATCATCTCGAGCTCGGTGTCGAATCGGCACACTTGAACGTCCGCCTGTTTGACGCCGGCGAACTCGCCCATGTCGTCCACCGTGCCCGGCGGCATATGGTACAGGCACATCTTTAGGGTTCGCTTGTCGCGTCTCACCACGACACCGATCGAGATTATGTAATCGATGGCGGCATTCGAAAAGCGATTTCCGTTCGAGTGCGTCTCTATATCGTAGCACGCCACCACCGGCACTATTTCGCGCGACAATAGGTCCGGATCGAGAATCTCGATAGACGCCTGAATCGCATCAAAGTCGGTGAACGAGCACTGCAGCCTATTATCCAGGCATTTATGGGCACGCCTAAACTTTACATACTGCCCCTCTTTCAGGCCCGTTTGAGTGTGTACTCTATTGATGTCGTTCAGGAACGAGTCTAGGCAGAATTTGTTGTGTTGCGCATTGGCGGGACCGCGTTCGTACTTGACGATATTGATGCGTTCGCTGCGCACGCCCCTAAGACCGGGCATCACCATGGTTTTGAAGCTAACACATTTGTTGTAGCATGTCGTCGTGGCGTGCGTGTTGAAGCACTTTCGGTACGAGTACAGAGCGCACTTAGTCTCCATGTAAAACTGGTACAGTTCGCCGTTAGCGAGGTAACCGGTGAAGAACACAATTAAGTAACCATCCTTGTAGACCATTCGCGTTATTCGAAACACGTCCTCCGTGCCGATCAGGACTGCACCGCGGCGACTACCGAAATTTTTCAATTTTCTCTGCAGCGCCTCCCAGTCGAGCAGGGCGAACATCATGAGTAATCGCTATCGAAGCACACCCAAATACAAAAACACGGATGTCAGCGCCAGTACAGTGCAAAACTTGCTGCAAACAATCAACAATATGAGCCAGCGCTGCAAAGGACTGGCCAATACTGACGATATTGTGCAGCGAGTTCGCGCTATTATACTGATGCACCGGCCGCATCTCGCCTCGCGCATGGATCTACAGCTGCCCGAGCTGGCCATGGAAGCCTTCATGCCCAACAGTTCGAATGCCAGTCAAATAACGCACAATTTCAATTACAAGTATGACTACAACACAAATATGCCCTATAATCCCTTTATGCAGCAGCAGCAAACGTCGCCGCCGTTGCCTCAAACAAATCCGAGCGCAACACCGCTGCAGTCGTTTACTTTCAACACGGCGCCCGCATCCGGCGGAGTCGCTGCTGAAAATATCATTCCCGCATCGTCGACGTCGTCGGCACCGCCCGAAACGAGAGTCATCACCGCACCCCTGAGCATCGAGTCTGAAGATTTGAGTAATCTGAGCGTGCTTTACGCCAATGCGCAACGACTGCCCAGCGTGGCATCGTACAAGCAGCTGTTGCGCCAGATGATCTTTATCGTGCGCAAGTACATTCGTTACGAGCAGATCATCGTCAGTTTAGAGCTGCTCGAAGCCTTTGACAAACTTCAAACAACGAACGATCTGGTCGAGTTGCTGCAGTGCATCGAACGCGAAACGCGATGGTCCATACCCAACGGCTCGAACGTGTGTCGTCTGATTTCAATGTTGGTGACGGCCTACTGTAGAGTCGTGGGCTTGGTGACCAATCGCGAATTCTCAATTTCGAGCATAAAGACCGAGGAGCGCTTGCGTGTAAGCGTCATCGAGGTCGAGCAGGCAATCAGCGATTTGATCAACAGGCCGGCGCTGTCGGCCCCTCCCGCTCCGCCGCCGCCGCCGCCGCCTGAAACCGACCAGAGGCTGGTGACGGCGGAGCAGATCAACGCGCTAAACGCAACCTTGCAACAATCTAACGATCAGCTCATTCGTGCTCAAACGACAGTGGCCACTCTTCAACAACAATTGGCGACGGTCCAGAACCAAAATATGACCATCGCTAATGACTTGCAACAGGCCAACGATCAATTGGCACGAGCTCAAACCACAATAACCACACAACGACAACAATTGGACGTGGCGCAGAGTCAAAATTTAATACTAAATAATGCCTTCTCGCGGCTACAAACGTTCTTCGCGGAAAGTAGCGGAACCGCCGCCGCCGCCGCAGTTATTAGAGGCAACGAAATGGAAACGAGTGCGGTGGACACGAGCAGCATTGAAGATCTGGTCACGCGACTCATCACCAATTACACGCAACTGCAATCTCAACAAGCGCAACTACAATCGCAGCAAGCGCAGCTACAATCACAACAAGCGCAAAATGCGTCGGTGCTCTCGCAGCAGAGTAGCGAGTATGCCGCTCTGAATCAACGCTACCTCGACAGCGAGAGCGCGCTGGCGGCCATGCAACTAAAACTCAGCTCGTTCGAAGACACCCAGTCTCAACTGCGTGCCGCTCAGGAGCGCAACCAACAACTGCAGCAACAGGTGACGTTGCACGGCGAAGAATACAAAAAGTTACGCGACGAATACTCGGTCCTGTGGAAAGAGGCGCGCAAGCCCACGCATAAAGTTAGAGGCGTTCCGCGTCGAAGCGAACTCTCGCGAGTCAACAAATCGACAGCCAAATTGGTCCAGAATCAGGAGGTGCTCATCAAAGAGCGTCGAAAGATGGGCAACGTCATAAAGGAGCTCAGAGAGCGGCAGAAGGAGAACGTCGAGCAGTACGAAAAACTCGTGCGCCAGATGAGAATCGATCTGCAAGAGTCGCGCTCGCGCATCGATATCATGGCCAGCAACCAGGCGGCGCTGAGCACCACCGATCTAAAGCTACTCAACACGAAGAGCAATCAAGCGCTGGTCGATCAGGTTTCGGCGCTTCGAGCGGAAAACGAGTCGGTACGGGAGATGTGCAATCGAGAATTGGCCCGCGAGAGCACCGATCTGAGAGAGCGTCTGACCGACTCTAAGAACGCCATAGACAGTCGCATCGACAAACTTATGAACCAAATCGATCCGTTGACGGCTAGAATCGAACAAACCACTTCTGACATACAGCAATTCGAAGTGCGCTACGAGCAACTCGCCAGAAGCAGCACTCAACGCAAATAGTTTAATAATAATATTATTGTATTAATAAAAAATTGTTTATTTTTTAAATTATATTTTTAAAATACATAACATCAATACTACTAATACTATTACAAAAAAAAAACATTTATTATTATTATTATTATATGCCTTTAAATACTACTAATGCTATTACAATAAAAAACATTTATTATTATATGCCTTCAAAAATGTCCGTGTCCAATTCGATCTTGGTCAGGCCTAAAACGTTATAGTTTTTGCTCGAAAGGTCGGCAGCCACATAGATGTGCACCATCACAATGTCATTTTCGATGAGATCGTTCAGCTGATTCAGATCGGTTTCTAGTTTCACTAGCTTTTCGAGTTTATCGCTCTTCTTGTCGTTCTGCTGCTGCTGCTGACGCACATAAAACGAGCCTCGCACCCATTCCTCGCTCTCGTTCTTCAGCGTGTAAGCTATCGAGTATCGCTCGGGTGTTTGATGCTCAACTTTAATCTTGTTGACGAGGCCGTGCACAACACGCTTGTTCGACCTGCTGATGCTTGAGATTTTCTCGGGGTCTTCGTTGATGAGACACGCCGGCTTCACGGCGGCCAACGATAGGTGCGTAATGTTTTGAATGGAAAAATTCTTGTAGTTTCCGTTGCTCTGCTGGCATTTCACGCGGCACAGGTTAAACATCTGATTCTGTGCGTTATAAAAGTATTCGAGCAAGTTGTGCTCGTTGAAAATGGTCTCGTCCTTGATGCACGCGGTCCAACGCTTCAGGTTGGCCATGCACTCGATCTGCACATGCTGACAGTTTTCATAGTTGTCGCCGTAGTTTACGACAAACACCACCTTGTACAAATCGCTGTCGAGCACCTTGAATCCGTACTTGAATTTGACCGCAACCGACACGGTGTCTTCGCTGTCAAAGTCGCTCTGTTCGACGAAACGCTTCACGACCACGATTTTTTCGCTGTCCTTGCACTCGGTCGCCTTGCCGATGCCGAGCCGTTTATTTTCGTAGACGAGCTCGATTTCGTAGGTTGCGTCGATGCGCAGGGTCTGGTAGTGGCCGGCGTTGCCGTAGTAGTTTTTCGACACGTTCTCAATCAAAAATTTAAATAAGTAAAAAGCTTCATTGTTGACGCAGTACATGTTTTTCGTGACCAATTGGCCCGTCACGGTTTTGCCAATTTTTTTTATTGTCGAATCGCTGCTCGTCGTCGACACATTCGATAGACGTTTTTGAGGGCTGCTCCTCTCCGTGCGCGAGCGCTTTTTAACACTAACGTCCGCGTCGTCGCCGCCGCTTTCATTTATTTCGTCGGTACTCAATGGTCGCTTGATCGCGCCGCCGCCGTTCATCAGCTGCTCCATAGATTCCTCGACCGACGACATGGTGCGCTGGCGTATGTTGAACACCGACAGGGTAGAGGTGTCGCCCGAAAGCAGAGAGCACGCTTGGAAGGATTTGATTATCAACACGCTGCTCACTAGTCCCTTGGACAGCACGTACCGTACGATGATTGACAAGGCAAACTTTGAGAGTTTCGACTATAACAGGCCGCTTATATACGAAATCAAAGATAAAGTCCTCCTGATAACCAATGACAACTTGAATCGAGCTCTCAATCGACCTGCCGGCACGCTGTCCGCTTTGAATATAATGTCGATTCATGTGTTCCTCGCTTTTATCTGCGCCATTTTATTGACGGTGGCGGTCGCGTATCAGTTCGAATCGAAAAATGACAACACCATCGCCATTCCGCGATAATTTAAAAAAAGATCTAGACGAGCTCAAGAACCAATTGAATCGCTACGATCCGCGTGACGTGCGGCGAGCTCGAGACCGTCTAGATCGGCGACGTCGCGTACGCGACCGATGCTATTTCAAAATAAAGGAGATTGACGACAAGTTTACGGTGTGCCGCAACATTAACGTGTTTCTCGACCTATGCGGCGGACCCGGCCAATTCGCCAAATACGTCTTCAACGTCAACGACGACGACTGCTTGGGTTTCGGCGTGACGCTGCGCAACCACTGCGACTACAATTTTTCCCATCCCAACTTTCGTAAAATGTACGGCTGCTTCGACACGGGCGACATTTTCGACGCCAACGTACTGTTCGAGTTGATGTATTTTTGTCGGCACAAGTGCGATCTGGTGCTGGCCGACGGCGCTTTCGATGTCGCCGGCCGCGAGAACGATCAAGAGACGCTTTCCTTGTCGCTTATTCGCAAAGAGTGCTCGGTGATACTCGAGGCGCTGCGAGTCGGCGGCAGCTGTGTCGTTAAAATCTTCGACACGTTCAATAACTCCACAATAAGTCTATTGCGGAATTTTGTCGGTCATTTTGAGCAGCACCATTTATACAAACCGCCGCATTCGCGCGCCGCCAACTCTGAAAAATATTTAGTGTGCAAGGGAAAACTTGCTTCGTCGGTAGACGCGACGACGACGACGACGACGACGCCCGAGAACGTATTCAATGCTCAAACGCGCAAGTTTGCACGCCGGCAAAGGAGAGCCCTCAAGCGATTGCTGGCCATACTCGAAAATGGCGCGCGTCTCGACGAAAATTATGGCAACCGACCTGGCTCCGCCGGCGTACTATAGAGACGCCCGAGCTCGCCTCGCCACCTACGAGAACAGTTGCCTGACGCGCGACTACATACGCGATCTCGCCGCGAGCGGCATCTACCGCGACTCGCTCGACGGATACAAGTGCGCCTTCTGCTCGTTCTACCTCAAAAAACTCAATGCCCGCCACCTCAAGTATCACAAGTTCTCGATGTGCCCGATGGCGACGCGGCGCCTCCTCGAAAACGAAGCGCTGCGCAAGGAGTCGTTTCGCAAGTTTAAGACTTCGCGCATACACTACCGAGACGAATACGAACAGCTGGCCAAAAATGGATTCTACTACTATGGCAAGAAGGTAGAAATTCGCTGCTCGTCCTGTCACATAATAATCGTCAAGCTGAACAGACACGACAACGCGCAGCATATCCATCGTCGCTGGTCGCCCGAATGCGAATTTAACGTGCCGTCCGCGCCCAAGTGGGAAGATTTAGACGACGACGACGACGGCAGCGGCGGCGACAACGTTAATTTACTCTACCCAAAATTGCCAGAGAGCGATGACACTATAGTTAATTTTGGACCATCAACTTCGACGACGACGATGACGACGACGACGGCGGCGCCAACGACACGCGATGACATAATGTGCAAAATTTGTTTTGAGCGCGAGCGCGACACGTGCTTCATGCCGTGTCGTCATGTGTCCACATGTTCCGAATGTGCGAAACGATGCAAAGTGTGCTGTATTTGTCGAGAGAAAATAACAAACAGGCTCGAAGTATTTTTACAATAAAATGACTCAAAGTATTTGTACACAATCCGCCGCCGCCGCCATACGCCTTTAATATAAAAACCTTGGACGATCTCGAAACTTGATCCACTTTCAATGTCATCTCACATTAATTCGGTCGGCGATAAGCTCGTCGTCGCCAATACGCTGGTCGACACCATCAAGTCAATCACGTACTCGGTCAACCATGTCATACGACGGGTGTCGGTGCTCAGCGAAAAAAATTCGACGGTGCGCGTGCATGTCTTCGGCCAGCACGACACCGCCGCCGACTTGGAGGACATCAAGCACCACTATCCGGGCGTGGCGAGCGACGTGAAATTCGGCAAGCTGCATCGCCACAGCTTCGTCAACGTGATGCTCTTCGACAGCAACCGCCGCCCGTATCTACGGCGGATGCGTCTGCAGGATCGGCTGTACTACACGCACCATCACTACGCCAAGTATTACGTGTACGGCCAGGTGCCGGCGGTGATTCAGAAGACCGACATCTCCGAGTTTATGCAGCAGCTGTACGTGAGCGCGCCCATCTTCGACGACAGCGGCAAACTCGTCTCGGTCGTGACCGATTACTATGTCAACGACGAGAACCAGTGCGTGCTGCCGATAAGCGGAGAGGCGGGCGGCACGCAGGGCACCCTCTGCATCGACGGCTTCGTGTACGTGACCGAGCCCGAGGACAGTCTATCGTATCGGACGATTCAAATAGTGGCACGCATCGACGTGTACGTCGCTTTCGACAAAAAGAATGTTTTCATTAATTTGCTGTATAATGGCGTGATTATTAGTAAGTTGCGCATTAGAACTCTGTTCGCAGCCAATGTATTAATATTGTAGTTTAATAAATTTTTGATAAGTAATTGCTAAAAGAAAATAAATAAATTTTTACACTGTATTATTTGTATTTCATTACAACCATTATTTATTAAGATTCACTACTAGCGCCACTGTTGGCTTCGGGCGTCAACAGCTCAACGTCCTCGTCGTCGTCGTCGTCGTCGTCGTTGTCGCTGTCGTCGATGTCGACATCGAATTTGTTGAGATAGTGCTGAGTGCTTTTGTATGACGAATGATTCATTAGTTTAGCGACGCGCTGCAGCGGCACGCCCTTGTTGTACTGGTTACTGCACAAGTAGTGGCGGATCATGTTCGATCGCGGTCTGTCCATCTCGACGCCCGCCTCCTCGAACAGCCGCTTGAAATCCTTGAAGGGCGTCGAAGTGTTTTTGGAGATTTGAAGGATGGTCGGGTGCTTGGCGTAGATCTCGCGCGCCAGCATCAGCGGCGCCAGCTCGAGTCTGTGCAGAGGGTTGAGGCGATCGCGCTTTCGCTTCAGATTGATTTTGCTGCGCACCTTGCCGTCTTTGATGATGGCGTCGAGGTTTTCAAGGCTGATCTGGCGGGCTTCGTTGATGCGAGTGCCCGTACCGAGCATGATACAAAATATGATGGCGCCGCGCAACAGGCCCCTGTCGTGAACGTAATCGCTGTTCAAATACTTGATGCGGCGCTTTATGCAATCGATCACCGTGTCTAGAATGTGCTTCAGAACAATGTTTTTCTCCTTGTTGCGGATATTTTTGATTTCGGTGTCGCGCGGCAACATGACTTCCTTGGGAATGCGGTACTCCTCGATACCCATGCAGTTGACGTAAAAGTTTACGGTCAGCTGTAGCGTCTCCTTGGTCACCGAGCGCAGCTCGTGCATGCGGATGCACAGCTCCTCGGGATCGACCGCCGGCTTCTGGTGTTCGATCATATCAAACTCGACGTTGAGGTCGTATGTATTGATTTCGTCGAGATGCGACTCGTCGATCAGGCAATAGATGATTTTTATAAACCGAGATTTGTAACTCTTTAGGGTGGTTGGCGCGAAGGGTTTGTTAAAAATAAACTTGGACCACCGACCGTTGCGCACCTTGTCGGGCGTGCAGCGCTGCCGGTCGGTGGCAATCTGAAATATTGTCTCGAACCTGAAATGGCTCTGTATTTTAGATTTCCAGCAATTAAACGAATACTCATTTCTCACATTGTTTGTTTTATTGAATATGTTCTCGGTCATGCTAAAACATATAACTAGGTCTAACAATGGATTTTTGTCTGTCTCTTAATATAACAAAGTAATAAATGGCATACAGCAGTACTAGTATACAAAAGAACGTCAGCATGCCCACCACTAGCGCGTCGTACATTTGCTGCTTCGTGGCCGGCGGCTCCTGCGCTTGCGGTGTTTCGCGGCTCGCGCGCACATTGATGTCGATCTTTGGTTTGTCCTCGCCGTCGCCGCGATTTTTAGATGGGTCGGTTTTTTTATCGATGCCGCCGCCGTCGACACCATTGTCGGTCAGGTCGTTTAGTGCCAACTTTAGCGGAATGTAATCGACTTTGGTCGTAGCGCCCAAACGTTCGTACGGAACGTCGAGACTCATTGTATGATGTCGGTTTTATAACTTAACTGTTGCAATATAAATCTTCTTAATGCTTCATTTTCGAAAGCCAATTCGGTCAGTTGTTGCTGGCACGTATTTTTGGGCTCGGTGACGATGGGTTTCGTCAACGGCATGGTGAGCATTGTAGCGCTCTGGAACACGCTCGGTTTCTTGCCCGAGTTCGTGGCTAGCGTAGCAATAAACTTGAAGATGTTAGTGGTGGCGGACAAAGGCGCCATGTAACTAATGTTCTCCTTCAAGCTGAGTATGCGCGACTTGTTCGTTTCGTTGAGCACGTACAAATAGTAATCGCTGCCGCCGGCGAACAGGTCGTCGATCACGTTATTAATGAGCGCATTGATCATGTGCACGCGCGAATTGCCGTGCGTACGGTTGCCGCTGTTGATTATCTCCTGAATATTCGAGGGAATGTTGGCGCGCTGCAGCAGCAGCGTCAGGTAATCGCTAGCCAGCTGCTGGTCAAACGGCAGTGGGATCGGGGTGTTGGTGCTGACCGCCTGCGCGATCTGGTACTGCACCGCATAGCCCAGATGGCGGGCCGCCTCCTCGACGCTGCCGCTGGCCAAGTGATCGCCGCCCTTGTTGTAAAATTTTTGCGCGTACGACGGCAGCACGCTGTACACGAACGACGCTTTAAAAATGTCGCTAGACACCGGCTTGTCGCCGAGCTCCTTCTGGAGCCGTTTATAATTGCTCATGAGGGTCGTGTCGCTGTCGAAACGCTTGGTCACGTTGACGTCGACGGGATACGTCTCGATGCAGACGTTTCGAATGGTATTGATGAGGTTGAGCATTTGGGGAGTGAGCTGCGACATATCGTTGGTGCGGTAGTAGCGCACGATTTTGTTGACATAATCCACGCATTTGTCCATCCACGGCTCGCTGCCGCTCATCGCGGCGCTCATGATGTTCGACGACGTCGATGCCGCCGCTGTCGCCGCGGATCTAGATAAAGAATTTGGCGGCCGCGCTTGACTGGCCATATTGTTTTTTGGTTCTTTTATGAGGACAAAATACAATTTGCGGATTACTTATCATATAGTTGTTGTTGAGGTAGAGGAGGAGAATCATCATGAAAATAAACAGTACATAGTACCAGGAAAAGTGAAAGATATTAATAAACAAAACTAGTATTGCCATCGTTATGAGAATGGACTGGACGCTTTTTCGTTTGCACAGAATGCTCTCGCAGTTTTTGAACGCAACATTGAACTGGTTCTCGCCCAGCACGAACGAGCGCAACTCCTCTTTACAGCACTCGTCGCAGAGCATCATCACCATAATAATGTTGCCGTCGGTGTGGACCTGTTGAAAGGTGCGCGGCTGGCTGCCGGGATGAAACTCAAACTGATATCCGTTTGAGATGTTTATTTGGGCGTAATAGTGGGCGAGTAGGGTGCCGCAGGTCTTTTTCACTCGTACTTTGCACACCTTGATTACGTTTGTGTTTTCGCTACGATCAATGCCGTCAAAGACGTAATGAATCAGCAGGTCCGCATCAAACTTGATCCTCTGCAGAGCCGTCAAGTTTTTGGCGTTTGGCTGGCATCTCGTCAAGCATTCTGGCACCGATGTCGTTGTCGTCGGCGGTTCTTCTTGTAGCGCCAGCTCCGACGTTCGCGGTGGCGTCTTCGTCGTCTCCGCTGTCTGTAGATGAGTCGTCCGATGAAGAAATGGCGTTTCTGTTTGATGCGAACGCGGATTTGAACAATTGGCTGTTAGCATGTTGCTCTTGTTGTTCAACCGGCTCGTCTAACATCTTATCAGTAGTAGTAATATTATTAGTAGAAACGATGGTGGTGGTGACGTCCGAGTAGATCAGTTTAAAGATGCAATTGCCCTTTTTCAATATACTAGGTTTAATATTGAAGAGAATCACGTTTATTTTGTTGCTGTTCTCGGTAAAATTGTAGACTATCACGTAATTGCCGCAAGCAATCGTGGTGCAAGCTCGCTGCGCCAAGTCATTTAGCAGTTGCGTGTCCAAGATGTTGAGAGAGTAGGCGCCGACGGCTAGTTTTTTTAAGTGATATTCTTCTCGAACAATAAACGAGAGCACATTTTTGTCGGCTTCCTTGTCTAGAGTAACGTGAACAGAAATGTCGACGGTGCCGCTGTTGCTGGTGGCCATTATTCTGATTCTACTCTTTTCAATATTCTACTTAATAATATATTCCGATTATAACGAACAAGACTTTGAGAACAAACTGCGCGTACTCGTCGAATACTCGAAACGCACCAACGCCGAACACCCTCTGCCTCCCGTGCTACACTACGTGTCCGAAGTGGACGCTCACTCCTACGTAGTGTGCTCGCTCAACACGCTGGACCTGAGCGTCGTCGCCGAGGAGACGCATGACGATCGCGTCGAAACGTTCAATTTCCTGGAGCAACAGTTCGAGACCACCGAGCCGGTCGACGTGCGAGTGCGCGCCCACGAAAGCGGCGATCGTCGCAAGTACGAGCTGCGCGGCGACGACGGCTTCATGACGGTCGACTGTCCCGTTGACGAGCGCTTCGACGAGACGCTAATGCGATGCGTGCCGATACCGCCGTGCGACGGCCGAGCTCCCGGCATGTACGGTCTCACCGAGCGCCTCATCGACTCGCTCGTGCTCAACCATCGCGTACCGCGGCCCAACGTCGACGAAGTCAAAACGCATCCCACCATGTACCTGCGCTGCCTCGAAGGCGGGTCGCACGTCGTCGAAGAATGTCCCAGCAATCATCTGTTTGACGGGAGCGAGTGCGTGCTGCGAAACGATTGCGAAAACCGACCCGACGGATTCCTAATACCCATCTTCCCCGCCGAGCTCAACATCAACGAGTATATGATTTGCAAAGACGGCGGCGCCGAGATCACGTCCTGCCCGTTCGGCCAAATATTCGATCGACGACTGCTCGTGTGCGTCGACGCGGACCCGTGCGCCACTCACGGCGCCGGCTACACGTACATCACCGACGACATCGGCCCGGCGCAATTCTACCGCTGTCTCTCGGCCACCGACGTCGAACTCATCACCTGCATCAACCGCATCTTCGTCAACGACCACTACGAGTGCTCCGGCGACGCGCGCTGCTCCCACTTTCCCAACGGCACCGGCACACAAATGCAAGTCTTCGAAGACGACGTATGGTCTTTCGACGAAGGCGTATTAATTTGCGACAATTATAATGTCATCAAGAATGTGATTTGCGATACAGAAAACGTTCTGGGCGAAAAGTTGTTCAACGGCAAGTTCAGCGTAAACGTACATATTCCCGCCGAAATGTACGACGCCGGCACGGGCGAGTGTGTTCCGTTCGACAAAAATAAATTACAAATCTCAAGCGACGTCTACGGCATCGAAAACGTGCCCAACGATCTCGAAATAACATTTACTACCGCCTTTGTGGGTCGGACCGATCGTGCAATCGGGCTGCTCGACACGGATCGATTGGACGGCAAGGTGGTGTACGCGCGCGACCTCGACATGATGGGCGTAAACTTTGTAGACGGCGAGAAGATTGAATGCTACGGCGACTATCTGTTCGATCCGTTCGAGGGCACGCGTCTTAATGAGTGTGTCGAGAACGAGCTGCAGCGCACGATCGAACTAACGCCCGACCAGTATTTGGCGCCCGTCGAAATGCAGGTGCGCGCCGACGCCGACTACGATCACTACTGTGCGCGACAGCTCACAACGAATTTCGTAAATTTCGATCACTTTACGGCCCAAGTCAACGCCAATATACTACATTCCGACGTTTGTGGTGAAATTTTGGGCCAAATACACAACCAATATACTACAATGGACTCTAAATATACTACGAATTCTTTCGAATATAATTACGAAAGTGTAAAGACGCCAAAATATATTGAACGATATGCGGCAAATATACCAAATATACAGAAATCTAAGATCGTCGAAAGTATGGATGTCGACGGTGACGTAAAACCAATGTTTGATCCATTTGAAAGATACCAAGTCATCGAGCCGCTGTTCGATCCGTGGTCGTTGCGCGACTTGCCCGACATGCCGCCCGAAGATACGGGAGTTGGCGGCGGCGGCGGCGATGCGCCTACACCACCACCACCACCACCACCACCGGTATCGCCGACCCTCACGCTGTCTGAGAAACAATTGAGCTACACTTGTTTCTACGCGATACCCACATTTAAATTATCAGCCTGTCGCGTAGTCGACGATCATATCAAACTGGCTATTCGTGAATTGCGCAACAACATCAGCGTGGACGACGAATGCAAACAAGCCGGAGGCTTGGCAAACATTATTAATGCCTACGCTTACCTCGGAGACGGCATAGGCTGCCGGTCAACGTACACCGAAGGCGAGGGCATTAGGGTTCAGTTGTTTGAGGGGAAAACCTTTGCTAACATCGATACGCAATCAAACGACGGAGTTCAGTACAATAAGTGGATCTTTAATCACCAAGGCACGATTATGGCGTGTCCCGATCACGCATTAAAAGATGACTTTACATGCGACTTGGAGGAGGATCGGTTATATTATTTGCAAGATTTACAAGAAACGCATTAAGCAAATACAAACAACAAATATATAGCTTTTTATATTTTATTTTAACTAATCATATAATACAGTAACATTTATTATATTATAATAATACAAAACACATTAATAAAAAAAAATTGCACAATTAAACTCATTTCAACATTCTCTGCGCGGAATTCTTTTGGACACTCTATTCCTTTGGTACTGTTGTCTTCGCCTTTGGTACTGTTGTGTTCGATTTAAAATAGTGTGCAAACTTTCTATCGTAATATTCTCTGCGGTGTTCTAGTAGGCACTTTGCTTCTCTGGCCTTTTCGGCCTTTTCTCTTCTGAGTTTTTCTTCAATATTCATTAATGTGATTTTACGCTTTTTTTCTAATTCAATCTCTGTACTTTTTGGCTTTTGATCGGGTGCTGCTGTTGTTATTTTGCGCTTTCGTTGCGGGAGTCCTGCTGTACTTTGGGGCTTTTTGTTTGGTACAGTTTTAATGTCTCTAGTGTCAATGGAGGCTGCGGTATCGCTAGATGTGGCGATAGAGAGTGCGGTGGATGGCGCAATAGATGTGGCGATAGATGTCTCATTGCAGGGCTTAATACTGCTAGACGGTTCATCGATGGCGCTAGCACTGTCGCTACTAAATGTCTTAATGGTATTTATTGTTGTACTTATGTTGCCAATGAAACGATCGTGGCATGTATGCATGTCCTGAATGTCCTTTCTCATGTTCTTAAGATCAATAAATAATTTCTTGTTTATTTGTTCCAAAAAAATATTCTTTTTAACTTCATTAGAAAGCTTGGTTTGTTTAGCCTTGAGTTTGTTTATTTTATCCTCCTCTTGTGCTAAATCATAATTTAATTTGGCTAGACAATCTTCTTTATCTTTAATCTGTTGGTCGAGCAAATTAATTTTACTCTCATTATTATTCACAATCGACTCTTGAATATTAATTCTTTCATTAAGATCATCAATTTCTGCCTCCTTTGCGTCGATGTCGAAGGTTAGTTGCATTACATGTTCGTTGAGATCCGAAATTCTACAGTTTAGCTGCGAAACGTTATTATTTAAATGTAAAATTTCATCATTTCGAATCGAAATTTCATGATTCAGAGTCACTGCTTGTTCGGTCAAATCCGCAACCTCATTATTCAAACTTGAAACTTGACCATTCAACTGTGCAACGTTGCGTTCAATCTGCGTGGATAAATCGAGCGCTCTGGCGTTTTCGGTGTTCAACGCGTCAATTTCGTGCTGCAGACGACTCAGCTCCGTGACGGCAACAATACGGGCTTCAAAAATGTCGTCATCGTCGTTGCCGTTGCCGTTGCCGTTATCATCCGCTGCTGGCGCTGCCGGCGTTGGTATTGGCGGCGATGCGCCCAACTCGTTATTGGGTAAATTGTCATTGCTTATAAACTGTGAGGGTGCAGCCGTGGGTAAATTTTCACTGTCGAACGGCGGCTCCTGGGCCAAATCGATGATTGAGGATGCAGCCGTCGATAGTATCGAGGGCGATTGCTGACTGTATGCGGCGGGCGTAAACAGGTCTTGGGATCGCTGGTTTACCGCGGTGGTAGTAGTGGTGGTGGTGGTGGTTACGTTGAAAGGATACAGGGATTCGACCAGCATTGTCAAATTCATGGTTAGCGTACTCGTAGACATACGGTTGATGGCAGTTGCGTTGAACTCAACACACAACACATTATTCTCGTTGACGGAAATCAAACGTAGTTTGGAACACATTCGGCGGCACGTAGGACAGCGCACGGAACGCTGCCGACCGATTTGCACTCCCTTCACACATTGCACACAAAACGAATGGTTGCACTCGCCGAGCGACACGAACGGTACAACGTATATGGAGTTCGGAGCCGTGGAGGAATCGATCACCACGTCGCTGAGGCAGACCGAGCAGGAAAGTGTTACCGATGCCATTGTAGCTTCAAGACTGAAACTACAACCGTCAGGATCGTCCTTTTATAGCAGAATTTTGCTGATAATCAGTAATTTATCAGCATTTTGACGATAATCAGTAGTAATAATAGGAAAAATTTTTTTGATAATCAGTAATTTATCAGCATTTTACAACTTATCAATAAAAATAATAATAATAATAATACCACTTTTAAACCTCGAAAAAATTGGCTTAGATTTTTATTCATTTAGGTGGCTACGGGTATAGGTCTGACGGGCGGCGTGGCTTCTTCCTCGCGGGGCAATATGCGAGTCAACGGCAACGGCCGGAGACTGTTGGCCGTGACCACGACTTCGCTGCCGAGTATGAGAGGCACGACGACCGGGAAAGGCTCGTATCGCGCCAGTGATTTCTGAAGGGCTATCGAGTTGCCGCGGAACTTGAGCACGTTTTCGATTTGCAAAAAGTTTTGGTTGTAGCCCGAGCGGTACTTTGGCTCGACGGGATTATATAGTTTCACGTCGGCGACGAGACCCGTATTGTCGATGCGGCACGTGGCGCAATTGCGAAACTCTAGCGTCTGGTCCTCGATGGTCATCGTTTCGGGAGCGACGCACTTGTTTATTAGATTCTGTAAAAAGCCCGGCATTCTGCTGATCGTCTGCTCGGCGATGTCGCTTTCGTCGCTGACGCCGTACACTCGAGTGCTGTTCTGGCTGACCCGCGAGCAATAGCGACTGGGATCGGTGAGGGCGAGCACGCTCAGCGTGTTGTTGTATAGGTTTTCGACGATTTTATAGATGTCGGTCTGGAAGCTTTCGTTGTATTGCAGCATTTGGCAGACGCGCTCTTGCTTAGTCCTGTCGCCGTATATCATGTGGAACACCAGCTGCTCGGGCAGCGACATCGAGTTGATCTTCAGGACCGTTTCGTAATTTTCGGCGGTGGGAATGAGAATTCGATCTATCCCCTCGGCCTTGTCGCTGACGAGACTCTTGCCGACGGTGCGAAAGAACGTATTGCCCTCGCCGTCGGGGATGGGCATGGCCATTTTCTCCATCTTGAAACGAACGGAGGCATGATACTCGCAAATGTACCAGCCGTCGTCCTGACTCGAGTCGGGCGAGCACGGACTGCCGTAGGTGCGGCAGGCGTCGAATGGTTGAACCGCGCCGAAGATGCAATAGTTGCGCAGTCGCGTAGTATTCGCAGCGGTGGGCGCTAGTGCCATGGCTACTATCGAAAATGAAATCTCTTATTCAATAAATTTCAGCCAAGACTTGCTGTATATTATTTTAGATTCTTATATTTCCAAAAAGTTTAAGGTCTGCGAGGAGTACTATGATTTTGTGGACGAGAATAATGTGCGCACCCGTCTATCGAACGGAACGTTTACCAGCGTGCGTAAATCGTGCAAATCGCTCGACAAGTTTGTGCACGTCGACGGCGGTATGCTGGTGCCGTTTGTGGACCGGTGCAGTGTGGAGGAGCCTGTCACGACGGTTTCGCCGATGCTGCGACGCCTCGTTAAATGCAGAGTGTACAGGAGCGCCGAATGTCCCGAGTGCGACGTAAAGTTTGAGCACATTTACCTGAACAAGACGCTGATCGATAGGTTTGATTCCCTCATGGCAACTAAACAAATCGCCCTGTGGAATTTGCTGCAAAACAAGAACGAGAACCTCGTCAGGGAAAGCCATTTGGGGTCCGACGAAATTATGGCTGCGCTCCGACTCGAGTACGAGTACGACGAGATCGGGGGCGGAAAGCTCGATCGTCGAGTGCTCGATTTCATGGCGGGCGTGATCTGCGACATGGACGCGCTGGCCTCGTACCAGAACATTGGCCCTCTGATGCCGTACACCACTCTTCAGAACACAATAATCTATCGCAAGTTTGAAGACGAAAAACTATTATACGAAGACGCCAACAAAGGTACCGGCGGCGACGACGGCGAAACCTCGATACACAAGTGGGCTCTAAAGTTGGACGGAACTCGAGGCAAGGGCTTCTTCACGAAAACCTTTATAATTGTGTTCATGGACGACATGCAAATTTTCTCTGGTAATTTCGAGACAACAAATGTCGACGGCGGCGACGACAACAAGAATAAGATTTTCACTTTAAATAACGTAGTGGCCTTTCAATGCGAACTAATCGGCAGCACCCTATACATTACTGATTTATTGCACGTCTTCAAGTACGGCTACAACAATCGCACTCAATACGAAGTCTCGCTGGATCCCTATCGGATCGAGCCAGCGGCCGCCGTCGAGTGCATCAACCATCTGGCGGCCAAGTTTAATGGCGCCAATGCCTCTGCCGGCATACGACTGAAAACCATGCATCAAGACACTATTGGCGTGCGATTTCAACAGTTTTTCGATCCGCCAATGGCGAGCAGCGGCTACTCGACCATGCCCACGGATGGTTTTGTAGTGCTCGACAAGTCGATGCGCTACGTCAAGTACAAACAACAGAAAACCGTCGAAGTCGAGTACGACTCGGAGCAAAATTTATTCAAAAGCCTGACCGGACCCCTCGTGCATAGGCACGTCGTACTCTCGCCGCACGTCAACCAACCGCTGCAGCATCAGGCCATATACGAAGCCGTCATCACCGACACTCACGTTACTATTCTCAAGCATCGACCCGACAGACTGGTGCCAAATTGATTATAATAATAATAATAATAATAATAATAATAATATGAAATTAAATAAAATTTTTAAATAATGCTAATAGTTTTATTTGCATAAATTAATTTTAACACAGGGAGTTCTGCACACGGGACACATATGATGCTCTCGTAACCAGTTGAATAGACAGTCGCTGCAGAAACCGTGCTGACAGTCCTCGATCTGCGATATTTGCTTGTCGTCGTTGGCGTGTACGTCTTCTAGTTTTTCGAGACAAATGCAACAAACGTCATTGATGATGGGCGTTTCGTTTCGCTGCTTGTTGGTCACCAAAAATAAATTGCGCGGCACGAAAGCTCGTTCTTCTTCCTCGTCGTCGTACGCATCGTTTTCATCAAAGTCTACGTCATAATCGTTCACGCGATACGTTTCAATCACGGCGGCTTCGTCCTCTCGCATTTCGTGGTCGAAGAGTTCCATTATTCTGAGTATATCAAACGCTCTGTCGGCGGGAACGGTTTGTACCGTCCAAATGTCAAAACTGTCCTCATCGTCGCTGAAAGAGTAGCCATCTTCGCCGTCGTCGGCGTCAAGATAACGGTGGTACGAGTTGTTATTGTCGGCGTTGAGCGCGGCGGAGACGGCAGCGGAGTCGTCGCCGCGATCGTAAACGAACGATGACATTTGACCCGCTCTAATCGCGTCGTCGCCAGAGTGCGGCACGTCTGTTTGCATTCTACTCATGGCGACGAGTGATATTAATTAACGGATCGTCTTACAGTTTTATATCTGCCAGGAGCCAATTAACTCACGTTCGATCTCTGCGTACACACGAAAGCTAATGGCGAAATCTATTTTAATTCTAGCATCGATTTGTAGGCGGACCACTTCATCTTTTCAAAGTTCTTAGGCGGCTTCATGTTTCGTTGAATCCAGCGGTAGTCGTTGATGTGATTGTGGAAAACCATGGTGGTGTAGAGCATGCCGTGTTTCATTAGAACGTTATCGTTGACGTTGTGCATGCCGATCTCCTCGACCATGACAATCTTTTCGCCGAACCGCTCGCGATTCAGGCACAGCTCGATGCGTTCAATGGCTTGGATCAGATAGCCCTTGACGCTCATGTAGTGATCGCGGCACATGGCGCAGTCAAGTTTGAAAAATAAATTATAATAGAGCGTCTTCATCTGGCGCAGCTGATTGGTCAGGAATTCGTAGGTCATTTTGTCGCGGTTCGCCACCATGTCGTCGATGAGGAGCGCGAGGAAGTGAATCGTGTCCCAGATGGTGCGGAACGTGTACGCATAGTTTTTGGGCTGCGTGCTGCGCAGATTCAGCTCTTGCATTTTCTCGCGGAACAGCAGTTTCATGTGCTCGACGTCAAAATCGTGCGACAGCTCCAGCGACCACTCTTTGAGTTGCTCGATTTCCTCGTTCTGCACATCCTTGTAGGCGATGAGGCACGCGATTTCGTATAGATAAGTCAATTCGGTGGCTAGAATACGGGCGAGCTGCTTCGACTTGGACGCGCGTATTCGGTCCAGGTGTCGAAAAGTGTAAAGGAAAAAACTGTCTTTGTACTGCGTGAACAGAGGCGACTGCGGAATCATCTTGCAATGGCGGCCGAGCGCACGATATGCCTCTACCTGTCCGATATGCCGGCCGGCGTCAACAACGACAAGCCCGACGACAGCGACGTGGTATACTTTGAGGGTATTATCGAGTGCGTGGACGACGAGTCGTGCGACAAACTGAGCCTTTTTGCGGAACTTAAAAAAGAGGAAGCCTTATTTATGAGGAAGACTTTCAACGATTTACTGGAACACAACAACGGCAACTATTGCAAGAATCATGTGCTCATCGACGCGCTCATTATGTATAAGACGTATGTTGAATTGGTGGACGATTCCGCGTTCGGTGTAAATACGCTCAGCTACTGCGTAGAATACCTGACTCATTTGTTTAAATTGTTTCGACTGCAGAGCCGCATAGTGATCGTGCTGCCGTCCCAAGTCGATTGGCAACAAGATAATTTAAGTGCGCTTTTGAAACATTTACTCCACAATTCAATTATTGAAATTGCTTCAAAATGATCGGAACTGTGGTGTTCATACTGATCGTACTGGCGCTGCTATACTATCTGTGGACCAACAACAAACTCAACATGAATTCGATTAACGAATCCTCGCCCAGTCTAAACGACAGCTCCGACTCGGTGCGGTTCAACGAAAACACCGGTGCGACCACAGTAAAGTTTAACAACGCAAGGATCAAATCTTTACGCGTACTTCACGGCGACAACAAAATTAGCAAAATCTACGTCGCCGAACGACCTCTCACCTACAACGAAATAATCGAGGAAGGCAACAAGTCCGTGGGCACCAATTGCGTGTTCGTGGGCACACTGCAGGAAATCGCACAAGCGAGCTCGGCGCCCAATCGCATGACGGGCAACTTTGACATTAAGCAATTCAAAAACATGTTTATAGTGTTTAAGAATCTCGATTCGAGCAAGATCAAAGAGTCGGTGAACATGTGTCGCTTCGAGGCGGACGGAATGGTGTATTGTCTCATCGACGCGACGACCACCTCGGTGCCCGACCTGCGCGACGCCTCCTATCCCATCACCGTCTACACGACCAACGCCAATGTGCAGCTCAAACTCAAGGAATGGGATTACACTCAGATCAACGACGCCGGCACCCTCTTCATCAAAAACGAAAAATCGTTTAGGTTACAATAATAACAAAAAAAAACAACTTGACTAGATTTAAACAAACAATATACATTTATTTAACAACAACAACAACAACATTATTACACTATTTTTTTAATACAATAAAACACATAAAGTACATTTGCTATTTTTTTTGTTTAGCATATAAACTCTGGTTGATTAATGTTAAAGTCGGTCTTGTTCCAGGCCATGTCGATGTTGTAGAATACCTTTTCGTGTTCGCGATAGTACTTTTTGAATTTGCGCTTGAACGCGTCGAAAAGCATGGCCGTGCGCTGCGCCACGTTTGTGCGTTTCGTCACCAGCAGATCGTGCAGCATCGTCTCGACATAGGGCACGGCCAGCTCGATCATTTTCTCGATTTTCGACTCGTCCACCATCTTGGCGCCGGGCTTCACGTTTACCTTGAGCACGTAGAGCAGCGCGTTCAGCGGACTATTGTTGACGTCCAAACACATTAGGTTGTGATTGTGCACGGGATCCTTTTCGAGGAAAGTCTTGTACGACACGTAGCCGTCGCGCGCGTTCCGCTTGTACATTAGAATGTGCGAGAGAAACAGGCGCACCGGCTTCGCCAGCTCGTCGATATAGCTCTTCTCCATGGGAAACGTCTTGTTCTTGATGTGCCAATATATAGAGCCGTTAAACGACGTATTCTCCTCGAACAGGTGATCCGTGTAGATGACGGCGAATCGGTTGCGCACACCCTTGTCGTAGTCGGAGATGTGCAGCGGCTTGTTGTTGACGATCATCAGCTTAAAGTTGCCCTCGTACTTTTGACTGCCCTCGTACTTTCTGCACACCGTGTTGCTTTTCGTCGAATCCGCGGTGCTCTTGAAAAACGAGTCGTCGCACACCTTCATTTCGTTGATCACGTACAGCTGCGAAATCATTTTGTCCGCCTCCATCTCGTTTGTATCTTTTTTGGTGAGCGTATATTTGGCACTGTCGTGCTTGTGCACTACGACGAAATGATCAAAGACGGCGAAGAAGCTCGACTTGCCCGAGCCCGGCTTGCCGTTGAGGTACAGACAGCATTTCTCGTAGTCGGTGGGAATGCCGGTGCCGGCGCCAAAGTGCATAGTCACCAGACTATTGATATAGTTAAAGTTGGTGAACTGTCTAAAGTATAGGTAGCCCATCACGATTTGCTTGACGAACAGCGACGAGTACTCTTGAAGATTTAGCTTTGTCATGAATATGCGCATATAGAATCGCGTGAGCCACGTGTTGAGGTCGTCGTTGTGACGCTTCACGATCAGCTTGTCCCACCAGACATTCCACTTTTTCAGCATGGTCAGTGTGGTGTAGTAGTTGTAGTAGAAGTGGTCAATGTACGCCACTCGTTTATCGTGCGTCGATTCGCACTGCGACGAGTCCGACGCATTCTGCTCTTCGTCGTCCTCGTAAGCGCTGTCTTCGTTGCTCTCTATGAATTCCTTGAGCTGGGTCAAAAATAAATTAGGACACGTCAGCGCCGATACAAACGCGTCGACGAAATCTATGCGGTCGAGGCGATTGTACAGATAGTGAATGATTTTCGAGCGGTTGGCGTGGAAGTAGTCGGCATGCTCAATCACCAAATCGGCCGTTTGCTTGCAGTGGCTCGACGAGAGCACGCTGGTTTTGAGCACGGTGCTGTACAGCTGCGACGTGTACAGCAACGACCACATCAGCTCCAGAAGGCCTTTGCTATTTGAGAATAGTTCCATGATGAGCACTATTTTAAATGCGCGCACGTCAATCTCGAGTTTATCGAGACACGAACACTTCTTCGCCCGAACCGAGCGCTCCTTGCACTCGTGACACTTTAGATTCATTATGAGATCGGACATTTTTTTGTCGTTCAAGTACACGCCGATAACTATGAGTTCGTGGTGCGTGTAGCTCCAAATCTCTCGAAACAGATCGTTGAGGGTCCTCTGTTCGCGATCCTTGCACGCGCTGCAATTGTTGAACGCCAGAATGGCGGACATGTTGTTCTTGACCCGTTTGATTTCGCGACACACCTTGGCCATATGGTAAATCTTGTAGATTTCGTTCTCGTTCTTGCCATTGTCGAGCATAAACTGGATGACGCGCTCCGGTAGATATGTCTTCTCGTCCTTGCGCGTCAGCGCCTTCAGCAGCGTATTGCCCATGATGAACGGGCAGCCATTGTGATAGTCGTTGATGAACAAATTGTACACGCCCTCCTCCGTAAAGTACATGTACTTCCAATTGTTAAATTTTATGCTGGGCATCGAGATGCCGCTACAGTCCTCGGTGAGCTTAAACAAATCGTCATCTTTGCGCACCAGCACATAGTGCTTGCCGTTAAACACAAACGCCATGTTGCCCGACGATACAATCTTCTTGAAGAAGCCCGCACACAGCACCTCGGACGTAACACCGCACGTTTTGGCGTTCTCGTACGAATAGTCCCAAGTGCCGTGCTTACAGAAGATCATAAAGTGTATGGCGTAGTAGTAGGCGAGCGTAGCGCAGGGATTCTCATTGATGAACATTGTCCAATGATTGCAAAACCTCAGAAACACCTTCGGAGTCAACTTGCAGTAGGGCTCGCATCTTTGCTTGGCGACCTCGTAGTCGGGTCCCTTGTTGCCGAAAATACACTCGCAGAGCAGCTCGAAAAACAGTTTAATGTCCGTCTTGGTCAGATTCAGCTCCTCGTTCTTCGATATGGTGCGCCACAGCACGACAATAATGTAATCAAAGTTGACGAAATTGCTCTTCTTGAAGTAGCTCTGCAGAATAGTGCGGTCGGCCTGATCGGTCTGCGCCATCACCTCGATCATTCTTTCCTTCATGAGATTAATGCACTCGCCAATGTGGCGCTGCATCAAATCAATGTTCTCGCTCGATGGCGTAATGTTTCGAAACACCTTCAATTTTTCCTTGGTCACGACGGCAGTGCTGGGCAGAGCCTTGTCCTCAAACACACGCAGACTGTCGAGGTTTACGTGCAACAGACTTTTGTATTGGTCGGCAGTGACGCACTTTTTAATGTTGATGTCGTCCTTGATGTAGTCGAAAAAGTTTTTGTTGCTGTACACGAGCTCGGGTTTAATCTTGCACCGGGACACACTCTCGTCCGTCATGGTGATAATGAACAGGTCGTCGTCCTTGTCGGGACAGAATGTCGAGCGGCCGTTGACGAAGAGCATTCGATCGCCGCAGCTCAGGCTCAACTCGACGTTCAAAAAGTCTTCGGGATTGTATAGGAACAGATTGACATTGCCTAGCCGACGGTTGTGAACGAGCGGAATTTCCGTGCCGATGTCGACGTCGAATTGCTTCTTCAGATATATGCTCCAGCCGCAATAGATGACGGCCATGTTCGGCCAATAGTAGTAGTCGCCGGCGCGCACGCACTTGTCCGCGTAGCCGGTCACGTTGCTCACGACGAAGCCGTCGAAGCATATCGTCGACTTGACCCGATCATAGTCTTCGGCCCGCACAAAAGGACACACGAACATGCAGAAAATATTCTGTTGCGCACACCAGTCGTGGGGCTCGATGACGACAGAGTCGTGCGCCCAGACGCACGCCACCGGCTCGTTGGTGTCCGTTTGCGTGTTGGTCATTAAGGTGAGTAGCTTTGTGAAATTCTCGTACGAATCGATAACTCTCGTCTCGCCCGTCACGCCATTGCGCAGAACCACATTATCGGCGTCGCCGAGCGTATCGACGTGATCGACTTCACGCCCGTCGCAGCTATCGTAGAGATTTTTAAAAATGTCGTCGGTAGTTATCGCAACTGTCGCCATTTTATGTCTACTGATCTATTTGATTTCGCTGCTCTATTTAAATCCTTATCGAACGGAAGCCGCGAAATTGGTGCACGATCATAAGCGCACGCTACAGTTTGGCGCGTACATAGAAGTGTACGATCTGAGCGTGTCGGCCGATCGGGTGGAACGTCTGTTTGTCATAAAGCCGGAGAATGTAATACTCTACAATCTCGACGGCACGCTGTTTTACTATCTCGAGTCGTCGAGCGTGTTTTGCCCGCGCGAATTCTCTCTGGTGCGATTCAACAAGAACGACATAGGCGCCATCAACGAAAGCGGACTCTACAACACCGTGTGCACTAACGTTAACAGTCTAGTGGTGCTCGAACACTTTCTCACCCTCAAGAACAACATTGCCGACGCTCGAATTTTACTCACTGTCGACCAAATCAACTATACCATACTCGACATCATAAACTATTTAATATATCACGGTTACGTACAGATAAAATGATTTTAAAGATATAAATTGACTAAATCTCTATTTCAAAAATAGTAATTACCGCGAAGGCATCATGAGCGATACGACGGCCGCGGAAACGTTCAAGAATCGCTACAATTACCATCGCATAGACGACAGCATCGTCGTGTTCAGCGTACCGGCGCGCGTCTACCGGCGCTGTTTCGGCAACAACGGATTTAACACGTTTGTCGTATGCGCCGACGAGGACGACATTGTCGACAAAAACTGCAGCACAAACTACGAGCTGTGCGAGCGACAGCGCTTTCGCTTTCGTCAGTTTCGGCCCATCCACTCTCAATCGGACTCGGACGACGGCTTGCGCATCGTGCCCTACGTCAACGGCATCAGTTACGCCCGCCTCGACTTTTTGCATTTCGTTACAAATTTTCTCGACTGTTTCGCCGACATCAACAACGAGTTTAGGTTCACAGAACGAAAAACTTTCAACACTATAAAGACGCTCAAAATCTATCGTAAAATTAAATAGCGCGCTCAATCGTTTCACTGATTTTTTGGCGAACGCACGTGTCTCAAAAAAAATTCATCAAAATTGAAATGGCTCAAGTCAAGATCGGAGCGTTCAAGTTCGGCGAAGAGAAGTTTGAACTTAGATACGTCGTTAACGACAACGACAAGCAGGTACTTTTCGTCGGCAGGGATATAGCCATCGTTTTGAAATATGAAAAACCAGCAGACGCTATTGCCAAACACGTCGACGCCAAATACAAGTGTGTCGCCGAAAGTATGGGTCTCCAAAACAAGGACCCATCTTTCGGCGAAAATCAGGGCGTCGGCGGCGAAGTCACAATCAAGAAAGGTAGTCCGCTCTACCTACAACCGCACACGATTCTCATCACCAAATCTGGAGTCATTCAGTTAATCATGAAATCGAAGCTGCCCTATGCCGTGGAGCTTCAAGAGTGGTTGTTGGAAGAGGTTATTCCTCAAGTGCTGTGCACGGGCAAGTATACGCCTGCCATTGACAACGGCGACGACGGCGACGAAAAGCAGGCGTTGCGCTTGTACAAAGATTTTCAAGCCGTCGTACAGAAGAAGGACGAGCAGCTGCAACAGCTCACTGCGCGCATTCAGAAGATGGCCGAGCAAAAGGACCAAGTGATACACCGCATCATGAACGATTTGAATCGCATGTACAGCGGATTTCAAAGTACTATGGCAAAGAAGGACGAGCTCATGCGGCAGAAAGACGAGCAAGTTAGCAGGCTGCTTGACAAAATGGTCGATATGTCCGGCAGGGTCGTGCAATATCCCGCCAACGACAAGAAGCTACCGATGATTTGCATTGCGCGCAACGGCAACATGTTTAGGGCCATCACCGGCCAGCGGCCGTACGTCGAGCGGCAAAAGCTGAAGCGTCTTCTCGACAATGATCAAATTGTCGTCGAGGCGAAACGTCCCAACCCGACGGTGGACTGGAACAACGCTGTGCACGAAGTCGACACCGCCTACCCGAAAGAGTCCGTGAAACGCCTGAAGCGCGCGCTCAGCTTTGAGAGCTCCGACGATGCGGACAAGTTTAGCGACACCCTGCACACTATGCTCGCCGGCACTAGAACTGTAGACTGTATTAAATAAAATTCTTTTACCCAAGCCTGTGTATTCATTAAAGATGTTGTATTTATCGGGTTGGAGTGGGAGAACGATTTATGACACCCCTCGTGGGCCGCCTACTCGTGACGTTTCGTGCGGTGCGCGTCCGAGCCGATGCTGCTGGTGGTGGTGGTAGCGACGGTGACGTTTGATAAACTACACAATTGGGACTCACGATGAGTTTAATGATGATGACTATAATAATGATCGCAAGAATGGCCACACCCACTACTAGTAGCACCAACGATTGTAGGACGTTTTGTATCGGCGGAAAGGTATCGATGGATTCGATGGATTTGAATGTGTTGTCACTCCACCTGTATACAATCTGATCGAGTCGACGCTGTTGCAAGGCGCCGTTTAGTACGATAATCCTTTTAGTTTCGGATTCTTTCATGTCCATGAACAAAATGTCGCCGTCGAACAATTGAAATTCGTAATACGATGTGCCCAGTGGCAGATCACCGTACACTAGCCACGAAAAAACTATTTGTCTAGAGCGCAATATCTGCAACACGACATATGCCGAATGCGAGGCGTTGGGCATGTCGTTGTCGTACGTCGAGATTTGTAGACGGTCTTGGTGTTGGACGACGCGCAACACGTTTTCGTTGCTGGCGCCCAAAACGCTAATTGAGGTGACGCTCGTGTCGGGCAAGAATCCCGCGACTATGGCGCGAATGTTGTACTGCTCGGCGCTGGGCAGTATGCGATATGCCGCATATATTTGGTCCTGTATTAAATGCGATCTATGAATTAAATGCGGATACTCTAGGGTCAGATATTGACAGGTGCTGGTTATTCTCGAAACGAGCACGGAGACCGGATCGATATTATTGTACTCGTACATGAGGCCCTCCGCCGTTACGTAGAATGTATTGGTCATTTGCGTGAATTGTTCGTTATCGCGCCACGACAAACGGTTCGGCTCCCGGTGATAGATTACGAGTGTTTGACCAATTTTTAGGGGAGCTTCAAAGATTTGCGGCTCAAACTCGTTGTCGTAACCCAGCACCTCCCATAGAACGTCCTCGCCGCTCTCGGCGTTTTCGTTGATAATTTTTACACTAAAATAAACCTCAGTGGAAAAGTAACCATGCGGCCTAATGTTGAACACGTCGAAAGAGTAAATTTCTCTGGCGTAATTTACGGTCAGGTACGACCGAATGCCGTCGCCCACGCCACGGAAAACAAACTGCTCGTTCAGTAGAAACGAATGATTGATCGTCTTGAAATTGAGCGTCGCCGGCAGCATGGAGAGTCCATTATACACGACATAGTCGGTGTCGAAGCGAAAGCGCCGAGATGCGTTGCCGGTCTCGTAAACAAACTTGTAGCATCCTGCGCGCAGAGAGCGCACCAGTTGAGTGCTAGAGTTTCTAAAGGTGAAACTTTCGAATGTGTCGGCGCTCTTCAAAAGACCGTACTGGGCACCGAGTAAATCTTGCGGAGGCTCCTCTCGAAATACTAAATTTACGTCTTTCTGAACACTATTGTCGCTGTCGATCAGGGCGAAGCTCAGCGCGCCCGGACGCACCAAAAATTCAAAGACGTTGGGCAAGCCGTTAAAATTGTATTTGATGTCCTGCAACGTCAAATCATCCGTAAGCTTTACTCCCACCAACTGATTGACATACACCGCGTCGACATTGAAGGTATTGCAGCAACTGACTACAAGATCCATAATTCTAAATTGGTTCACGTCGTACTCGTTGTTGGCGAGTTGCCGTATTGCCTCGGCGAACATGGCGGTCATCAATTGTTTGTGGCCGACTTTGTAGAAGAATGACGTCAAGAAAATGAGGCGCTCGCGGAGATTCCACTCGTGAATCGGAGTGGTGTGAAACTTTGCAATGAGCTGGCCGAACGTAGCTTCTCTGCCGGGATCCAGCAGCCAAGCGTTCGCCTCGTACTCGTCGGGCGACAGTCGCGTATGCTGATAATAGTCGGGCAGTACGTTGGTCCACACTTCTTGCACGTCCAATTGACTCGTGTTGCGAGTAAACACCAGATCGAATGAGTGCCCAATCTCGTGCAATCCGCCCCAATTCAATGGCGTCAAGTTCAAGAAAAAACGTGCCATCGACTGTGACGAGGCGCCCATAAAGTAGTGGCCGTAGAAAGCGCCACCCCCGCCGGCCGTATCGACCTTTGCGAAATATTTTCGTTTAAACGTATTGCCGCTGATATCGTCATACGTTCCCACCACATCATTGTAGAAATTGTTGATGCTGCTTAGATCGGGACTTTCAGCAGCAATTTCCCTCAAAACCGGAAAATCGATTGTCGGCACTAGTAGCTGAATGCAATCGCCTTCGACCAGAACAAATGACAAAGTACCCTCAAGGACATTCGGTGGTATGTCCTGTCCGCACCTCAAGTGTGTGAGGTGGTGATGTGTACCATATCCTATAAAATAATCGATTTTAAACACTGAATCGCTATTGTCGACGAAAATGCAATTGACAAATAACACACACACGTCCTCAGTAATAATTTTAATTTCCTCCATAACATTTTCAAAGGTCTTTTCTGTGTTGTGGTTGTTGTTTAGTTGCAGTATAGTGCAAGGATAATTGCTTGTTATTCGAACTAGACAGTTGGGTTCGAATATACGCGGAATCGGTCTTTTGTAATGGTGCATACCGAAAAAATTTTCATTTTCGTTCATCCAGTCTGGCTTGAGGAGATAAGGTATGGTCACACTGCCGCTCATAGCCATGATAACGCTTTTATTGAAACAAACACAATTATTTTTTTCTTACAATACAAGATTATATGTCATACAACAGTGCTCGCATCACGGCTCCAAGCATTGACTCGAACAGTTAGTTGGTTTCCACGTCGAGTTGAGGAATCTCGGAAAAAAAATTTAATAAAATTCAATAATTTTTTATTTTCAAACATGACGACACTCAAGAATTTAAAAAAATTACATTAACACGAAAATTGGCTCTCGTAATCGTAAATGTTGTCGAGGAGCTGGTCGTGGTACTTTTGCCAGTCCTGGCGCGGCTCCATGCACCGACGAACATTCAGGAAGAAATCGTACGAGTAGTCGTTGTCTTTGAGGTCGTCGACGAGCGTGAGCGTTTTAATGTAGTTGACTCCGATCTTGCGCAAATACCAGAGCACGACTCGTGGCGATTTAGGCAAGCGATCCGTGTGCTGCTCAATGTCCAAGTAGAACGGCTTCTCCACAAACACCATCTTGGAGCGGTTGTCGACGATGACGCGACTGATCGCGTCCGTGACGCGCTGCCCCCCGCAAATCACGATATCAAAGTAGCCGTTCAGGCGCGTCTCGTTCATCGAATGCGTCACGTGTTCGCGGTTGCCGTACGACCACAGCACCAGCACGCAGCCCTTTTCCTTCAGCTCGCTGAGGCTTTCGTAGACGTAATCGTCACGAATTTGCACGCGCTCCTCGTCGCTGATTAGAGTGTTGTCAAGATCGAACACCAACACGTGCGGAATCTCCCACACAAACGTGTCGTAGTGTATCTGATAGACCTCCAGATGGCTTTGGACGTACCATTCTTTAAGGAAGCCATACATTGGTATCCTTTCATTAATAACGTACACGTGTCCTAGTGCGGACGTTCTGTACGCCAACTTGAGGTTGCACCTGATGTCGGTCATGTTATCGGGACACTTGACGATCTGCACCATATAGTCGCGAGTGTCGATCCGTTGGTTGGCGTCGAACGCAAACACTACAAACTCGAACATATTCAAATGTCGAAAGCTAACGCAAGACAAGTCCGCGCTGCTGGCCAGCACAAGAATGTGGCGGCGCAGGAGAACGTCGCGTCGCTGCAGCAGAGTCCACGACATGACTGCTACGATTTGTTTCTAATATTCAAAGAGTTTAGACGGCGCGAGGCGTACAAGGAGCTTATTGATTTCCTCGTCACAAACTATGCGGGCAACGTCAAGAACAAAACCTTCAATTTCGTCCATACGGGACACTTGTTTCACTCGCTCTACGCTTATATACCGGCCGTTAGTAACGTGGAGCGCGAGCGCAAACAAATTCGCCTCTCTGAAGACTGCGTACACAAACTCTTTGTCAACACGATAAACGACTTTAAACTGTACTCGGAGATCTTTGACCACATGCGTCGCGAGAGGCTGCCGGAAAAGTGTCCGTGCGAGCTGCTCGTCCGCCGCCTCAACCAGATAAAGGACTACGTCAACGTGATAAAAAGCAAAAAATTCGATAGTAAACCGCCCAAACTAAAGAAGGAAACGATCGACGGCATTCTCTTCAAGTACTCGATCAACTGGAAGAATTTGTTGCTAAAAAAAAAGGTTGCCGAAGCAAATTGTAAAAACTTTAGGAAAAAACGCAAAATCAAGAAAAGAAACATTCTCACTGACGATATTATTTATTTGGACAAAACACTATACACCGTTGGTTTGCCGCCCGTGAACGGTCTCTCGTTGAAGGCGTGCGCGCACAAATTTGTCACTATCGAGAAACAGATGCGCGCCGGCGACGAAGCCGTCTCGTTCATCAAATACTGCCAAAAGTGCAACCGGATCGGTGACAAATTCTAATAGTGTCTTCTTCGGTAGCCGTAGGGATTGCCGCCGCCGCCGCCGCCTGATCGGCGTCTGGAACGACGCGGCCTGCCGGGACGTCTATGGTAGCCGCTCGAGCGCCTGCGGCTTCCACTTCGGCGACGACCGCCGCTGCTTCTGCGCCTATAAGTGCTGCTTCTGCGCCTGCCGCCGCTCGAGCGCCTGCGACTAGATCTGCGCCTGCCGCCGCTGCTGCTTCGGCGACGACCAGTACTCGAGCGCCGATACATTATTATTATTGTTGTTTATAATAAACGTGACGACGACTATATGCACACTCAAGTTTTTATATTTCTACCTTATAAATTGTTTTTTCAATATTTTCTACGTTTAGCGCCCGACGACGACGAAGACGAGCTCGCACCCAGGTATATGTTGAGCGAGTCGGTCTTGTCGTTGCGGTTCACGACCAAGCCGCACTTTGCGTCATACTCGCGCAGGTTGTCCATCACCTTGAAAATGTTATTGTAATCGTTAACTTCAAACTTGCAGTTTGCCACCGCATAATTCTCCATTGTCGTGTAGAATATAGAGTTGGCAGCGTTGTAGAACATGCGGTGCAAGCTAAAGTCGTCCACGATCTTGAGCAGGTCATTGATAAAGTGCTCGTCGTCGCAGTACGGTATCTTGGTGCCGTCGCCGGCGTTCAGATATTGCTGCGGCTCGAGCTTGCTGATCTCCTGGCCGCGCTCCAGTATCAACTCTTCAATGGTGCAGCGCTTGTCGCTGGCCAGAGGCGCGCTCGGCAGCAGCATGACACGCGCAAATCTACTGATCGGATAGTTCATGACTTTATTGAAGGTGCTCTTCAGGATTTTAACGCTGCCGAAATCGATGAGTGAGGTCGGCAAATCGAGCAGGTTCTTGATCAGGTCCACAATGTGATGCATCTGATCGGCCGTGTAGTTGGGCACGCAGTCGTACTCCTCCGTCATGGACATTTCGAGCAGCGCGTAGAGCGGCCTGTACTTGGGCGACTTGGCCAAATACACCATGCACGACACCACATCCGACACCTTGAACTCTGACGAAGAAGTGTTGCTCAGCGTGTAGTGCTTCAGAAGCTTTTGGCAGTTTTTCCTAAACGTGGTCATGTTCACGCTATCGGAGGTGGAGACGTTCGCAGCTCGTCGCGCTCCGCCGCCGCCGCCGCCGCCAAACAGGTTTAGTATGTTCCTGGGCGGCGGCGGCGCTGCCAACGTGTCCGAGATCGGTGCCGCCGAAGCGCTCATGGCGCCCCTGTCTTGCGCCGCGCTCGCCAGAGCGGCATTGTTCTCGTTCTGAGCGGTGCGCGCCATTTGCGCGACCGTCACCAAAAACTGCTGAAACTCGCTCAGCGACAGATTGACGTGGGCATCGGGATCGGCGAGCAAAGGAAAAAATTTTGGCCAAATGGCCATGTTCATTTCACTGTCAATTTTATTTTTGATCCTTTCAATCTCCAAAAAAAGCATTACAGAACTCATTTTGACCTGTTATACAGTTGTTGTTACTCACTTATTGATTGACAACCGGTATTTTATTGTCGTAAATGTCCGACATTAACTTGAGCACGTTAATCGTATTCACCGTACCGAGGCGTAGTGACTCGTCCTCGTCGATGGAGTCGAGTATAGTTTTGGCGATGGCCGAATGACGTCCGATGACGCCCATCGCTATCCGCTTCTGATCGTCGCTGTCGTTCAGTATCAGATCGGCCACGGTGGTCGTTTCGTTCAGGCTCTGGAGCAGTTGCCCGGCGTGGGCGCCGCGCCCGTCGTCGTCGCTGTCGTCGGTGTCGTCGCGAGGCGGCCTATTGGGGCGTCGTCTAGTCGACATTTTCCTCTAGCAGCACACTCAATTCTTCGTCGAGATTGTACTTGAGTACCATGTGTCTTATATAACTCTCCGACACGATGTACTGCTCCATCGTCTCCTTGAACAGATCGGCCTTGATGTGAGCCAGCTTCACCATGAAATTTTCAAATTTCTCATTGGAATACTTGTTCAGAATGAACCGACACACGTTCCTCAGCTCCAGTTCGGCGGCGCTGCGCGTCTTGTTCGGCGCCGCTTCGAGGTACTGGCGCAGATAGAATCCCGTAAACACGACAGACGCCATTTTGTTGACTTTGACGGGCTTGATTTTGGTTTTGCGCGCCAGCTCCACTATGAAAACTTTGAAGGGCATGAACAGTTTAGAGTCGCACGAACTATTGCTGCGCAGCATACACAGCAGGCGCTCGAGCTCCTCGTCGCGCAACGCCACCGTCACGCGGCGACACTCTTTAATTATGGGCGTGCAAGCCTTGTGATCGACAAAATTAGTGGTGGCCTTGTCGCAGAGGAGATTGTAAAAGAATTGCGCAAACGAATTTGTAATGAGATCGTCGGCGTTGAACATGCCGCCCTCGGGAAATTCAGTCTTGAGCAGCACGTACAGGAACAGCGGTAAGCCGAACATTGGTCGCAGGAAAATGTCCCAGCCGTCCTGTATGCCCAAATCGAACACGCTGATGCTGTGCGACAGATAGTTTATTTTGCACGACATACAGGCGATCGAGTTTACCGAGCAGCTGTTGCATTGCGCTCCGATGGCGGACACCTCGGGCGCCGGCGTGGGTTTGTAGAATTTCTGCAGGTACTGCATGATGGTCCGAAATTTCGGCACCTGGCTCATGAATTCGTCTTTCAAGAACACGGAAAATATTTTTTTCACGTCATTGTTGCTCTGTTTAGTCTCAAAGTTGGTTTTGACAAACTCTACGCATTTGTTGAATTCACTAAAAAACGTCAATCCCTTGATGCTTACATTGTCGCTATGATTGTAGTATTTGGAGTATAAGAATGCCAGAGAATCAATTTCGTCTGCAGTGAGACGGACTTGAAAATTGACATTTTGAAACGTGCTAAACTTATTGAATCGCAACGTGTACTCGACCAAATTCATTGTGCTACACATTTTGTTTCGCTACTTATAAATATAGCAGCAACAGACATGGACACGACCGCGAACACTATCGCGCAAAACAGTTTTGACATTAAACTCGGCTATGCGCAGCGGCTGGCCGAGTATTTGATGCGGCTGCGGCCCCAAGACAGGCCCGCGATTAAAGCTTTAATGAAACGCGTAGATAAAGCGCGGCACACGTCGCTCGGCATCAACAAGTTTGCGCTCGACAACATTGTTCAAGAAATGCACTCGATGCTCCCCGGCGGCGACGAGTCCAACGTTCAACAACCGTCCACATCGCGCACGTCGCCGCAACCGACGCTGTCGACGGCGCTACCCGCGCCTCTGTCCGAGATATGGTCAATGTCGAGCGTAATAAACGACGACGACAACGACGACAACGAGGGCGCAGAACAAACTAAAAATAACGACGACGACGACAACGACGGCAGTAGCAGCGACAGCAGCAGCAGCAGCAGCAGCGACGACGACGAAGAAGAAAACGAAAATAATACCGAAGAAATTGAGCGTGACATGAGCGAAATAAAAACACTGCTCACGTCTCTGCTAGAGTCGAACAGTCTGCAATCGTTGACGAGACAATCGTTGTTGGCGTTCTCGGATTTAATCTCGAACACCAGTCTCGTCTACGAAGACTACTTTAAAGACGGCATCGAACTGGACAGCGTCGACTGCAATCTACACGACGCTCTGCAAAAGTTTGTAAAGATTTTTGAGAAATACGGTCCCGTCCGCTGCGTGGTGACCGATGTCGAGTATTACGCTGAACGCGTACGCGCCGACCGTCGAGCTCTCGAATCGTTGCCGCCGAGTGTGCGCGCCGCCGTCGTCACCATTCTCGATATCGTCGAACGCAAATCGGCGTATACGGTCGAGATCAACATGAATCCCGTCGAGTTCAACGCCGTCAAAGACAATACGATTCGCGCACTCCTCAATCGTTACTCGGAACAAATACCGATCCAGTTTAATACCACAAACGCCACGATTCCCACCACCACCACCACCACCACCACCACCGCCGCCGCCGGTCCCATTGTCGCCGACATGAGTACGGACGAAGAGGAGCGAGAGATGACGCAGACGATGCGACGCAAACGAAAAATACGCGCGTCGGCGCAAAGCTTGGATAAGTCGTCGTCGTCGTCGCCGGCAGCGAAACGTATGGCCACGGCGGCGAGCGCCAATGCCGTCTCCGACGAGGTGTTTATCGACAACGTGAGGCAGATGCACCAAGCCAACGTAATAGTGCCCAAACTAATCATGCAAGTCGTCAGCGTGATGCCGTCGGACGTGCCGTCGTCGCTGCTGACGTGCCCCACCAACGGATTGGGCGACGCTAAACTCAGCGCCAACAACTACAACACCACCATAGCGATCATTAACAAAATGAACCTCACCGTCATCACGGAGAACGTGTACTTTTACAAGTTGCTCGAGCCGCTCGCCCATTACGGCAGCGACGAGGCGCTCACCACCAAGGTGCTGTGGTTTATCGCGCGCGCCGCCCACTACTTTACGAACAACGCGCGCAACTACAACTATCTGCGCGACAGTCTCCGTCCGCTGACCGACGACGTCGACCGTGTCGCCTTGTTCATGATAAGATACAACTTTCTGTGGTTCTACCGTCAATTCCTGGCACAATTGCTGTCCTCGCCCACGACTTCGTATCAAAGCCAAAAAATCATTAACGTGCTCCGCGTTTACGCGAGCGTCGTGCAAAAAGAGTACAACAAGCTGCACTACGATTTCAACCAGACGCGCGTGTACGTCGGCCCCGTCGACAACGTGGTCAAGCTGATGGTGGTGTCGCTGTCCGACATACTGGCATGATTGTGTATGCGGTGCTGATGGTGGTGGTGTTTGCGGTGTGCGTTTTCATTTTGATTACACTAAGACTAAATAAATTTCAGTTGCAAGAGCTCTTGTATTATCAGTACAATTATATACCCCAATCTTTGTTGAGCGTGGTGAAGGTGCACCGACTAAAAAATTATGACCTGCCCGTTTAACATATCGGTCCACATCAGCGACCGGTACTTTGCCTTTCCCTACAATCGAGTGCGACCGCAAAAGGACGTGGGCGGCGCGTACGTTCGCAACCTAGTGGTGTACGTGCCCACCGAGGAGGATGTCAAGTTCGTCGACAAATCCTACTTTACCGAATTCAGCTCGGTCCTGGTGCATCGGCACGAATGGTCCGACCGTGTCGAGAGCCGAGCGCCCACCAAGAACGGCGCCGCCACCATCGTCTACTGGAATCCCATCTTCCCGATCACGGAGATCGGCGTCGGCGAGACGTGCGTTTTCAGCGTGCTGCTGACCGACAGTCTGTTCTACTGCAAGACAATGGTGGTCGATTCGAACACGCCCATGTGCCCCATCCAAATCTTGACCAAGACGCTGCGCGACTACATACCGATCGCGGGCGAAACGCCCCTCGACAAGTTCAACGTCATGACGGACGACACCAAGAACAATTTTCTCATTTGTTTTTTGCGCGAGACGCCCAAGAGAGTGCGGCAGCTTAACGTAAAACGCATACTCACCATTTTCGAGTACCGCAAGACGCCGGCGCGTTTCGCCTTTGAAATGTCGGACGCGGACGTCCAGGACATTTACGTCGAGCTCAAGAACGAGCTGGTGCGACGGCTGATCAAAGGCGACACCAGCGTGCATTGTCCCTACCTAAACATTCCCAATTTGCAGTACATCAAACGCGCCCAGCAACTGTTGCTCGTGCCCGACTCGTCGCAGACGATCGTCAATTTCATCAACATGTTTCAAGTGCTCGTGCTGCCGTACCAGATCGTGCCCGACATCGTCATCAAACTCAACAGCTTGGATCGCGAACGCAAGGTGCGACTCTACTGCAAAAACGACAGCTACGCCATCACCACGTTCGGGCCCGTGCCCAACAACATGGTCGAAGATAATCCCGTCGCGTTCGACTACTCGGACATCAACACGCCCTACCATCTGAACACTATGCGCGACAAGCTGTACGAGTCGACGCGCATCGATAATCTCATCGTGTCCGCGGCCCGCTACAATTACTTTTTTTAAGCACGATGCGACGAAACAATCGCTTTTTCGAGACCGGCAGCGCTTCCTCGGTGCTGAATCAGGACCAGCTCGAGCAGATAGTGTCGCGCAATAGGACGTTTCTACGCGATTTCCTGCTCGTAATATGCTGTGTGGTGGTGTTCGTGATCGTGATAGTGTTCATACTGCTCATAATCAACATCAACAAGACCATGGAGTTGGCGGCCGCCGCGGCGACTGCTGCGAAAATCAGCCGTCAACAGACATTCCTGGCGAATTTAGACTTGCGCGCGCGCAGCCCCACCAGAGTCATCGATCTGAATCGTCCCCTCGCCGCCGCCAATGTCGCGCCAAACGCCACTCCCGTCGCCGCCGAACCTAAAACGTAAACCTAAACTGATTACCGTGCGCGTTCTCGAGGATAAACCTATCGTCGGCGCGCTTAACATTCGCGGGTGCGTACAGATCATTCACCGACATCGACAACAACGCCAACGGCGGCGAGATCTTGGCAAATGTCAAGCTGTGCATGCGACGCGACACGCTCGTGGCATCGTTGACCGTTATCTCCCGCGTTTCGTCGTCCCTCAGCACGACGACGGGGAAGTCGACCGCACAGCGGATACTGTTCGAGTTGGTCGCTACGACAAAAGCATCGGTGCCGGCGACGCGCTCGCAAATAGTGTTGTCCTGGTGCGCGACATCCTGCGCTAGCAGACTGAAACACGTCACGCCGGCTCCGGCGTTGATTAGATCGGCGCTGATTATTTGCTCGGCGGTCTGCAGATTGAGATCGTCGAACGAGCGCACGTCGAAATTGGACAGACTGCTGTTGTTGACGATGTTATGATGCTTGGCGGCGACACCGTTGGCATGCAGCAAGTTGGCGGGCGCCATCCATTTGGGCTCAAAGGTGGTGTCGCGCGTCAGCACCACGCAACGGGCGTTGTTCGAAATCGTGCGTAGACTCTTGATTTTGCTGTACAATTGGAACATGCCGTAACGGTGGTAGAGAGTGTAGCTGTGAAACTCGAGATTCAACTCCTCGAAACGAACGTGCATGACCATGACGCCGGCGTTGGCGGTGTCGCAGATCGCGGTGTACGCCACGCTCGGATGAAAACTGCTCGTGCTGGGACCCGTAGTGGGCACGTTGACGACGCCGCTCAGGTTGGTGGTGAGCAGGATGCCCGAATCCAGTCCCAAGGAGCGCTGAGGCGTGATGCGGCCCGAGTTGGCCCAAATCTTTCGAGTCATCGTCCACAGTGGAGCGTGATGGCTGTTGTTGGGGTCGGCCTCGTAGTAGGCAACGTCGGGCGCCTGGCCCACGATCGAGCCAAAGTAGAGTGCGTTCCGCACGGTGAGAATCTTGCCAAAGTCCGCGCTCGTCACACCGTTCGGATAGTCCATGATGTGCGCCAGCACGGTCGAGTGGCTGGAGCCGGTGCGCGACAACAATGCGGGATGCACCAGGCCGCGATTGCTGCTGATTAGCGCGAGCGAGCGGTGCACGTTTTCGAGATTGACCGTGTCGTCGCCGAACAAGTAGTTGTAGTAGCTGAACGTAAAGTAACTGTTGACGAGATAGCCGTAGGCCCGCACGTCGGTGTGGTCAAAGTACGGGTAGTCGTAGTGGATGCCGTTGCCGGTGGCGACGAGCGGGAATCGAATCAAGTCGAGCACGTACTGCACCTCTGTCTCGGCGGCAATGTCTTTGAACGAGTGCCCGCGCAGCAGCTGGCCGTAGGCGTACGGCAGACACATGCGCATGGCGTTGCCGGCCGTGCGTCGCCAGCCCATCGAGAACGTGGGCAGCGGCAGGTAGTAGTGGAGCAGCGATTCGGTGAGATTGACGAGGTCGTCGTAGAAGCCGCGCAGCACGATGCAAGTGTGCTGGAAACACTCGGGCATAGTGATGCTAAAGTGATACCAGTCGGTGCGGTCGCCCCAGGGCGCTTGATGAGTCGGCGCCGGTATCGGCAGGCGCTCGTAGATGGCGAACATGGCGTCGTACAATCGGTACGCCAGCTCCTCGTCGAGATAAAGCGCGTCGTCGGCGTCTCGGAAGCGAACACCGTAGCCGATGAGCGTGTGCAGGAGCGTGCCAAAGTGAGCGGCGCTCGACCAGGGCGTCAGACCTACAAAAATATTTTCGTCGTTGCTGAAGTGACGCGTCGGATTCAGCACCTTTTCGGCCTTTTGCAAAAACTTCAAGTGTAGCGTGTCGAGATAGTGCTTCTCGAAGAGATCGAGATCATTGACGGTCGTTTCGTCGAACGATTCGTAAGCGCTATGCTCGTCTTGATAATTTAACTCGTAGTCGTAAGGTTGTTGTTGTTGTTGTTGAGCATTCAACCATACAATGTACTGAGGTTTCGTCTCCAAATCAACGACTAGTATGTTTGTTTGCCATATCAGTATCAATACAAACACGACGAACGCTGCTACCATAAATACGTACAGCCACATTTCTGCACAAACAATCGTAATGGTATCTTAAACTATGTATATATAAATTAAAAAATAATACTAAATAAAACAATATGTATAAAATTTGCATTTATTACTTTACAACGATCTCAACACATTGATACCCTCGAAATACTTCCATATGAACACGTCCATGTAGTTTACGTAGCGGCCCCTCGTAAAGTGCCACGGCTTCACGTCCCCGTAATAGTTGATAACGTAGGGATCGTGGCCCTTGCGAAGCCTATAATACGAACCGGCGTTCCACACGTACAGCACCGACAACTGAGTCACGGCGACGCCCAAGTGTATAAGCGCCTGCAGCAGCACCTGCTCGTCGAAGCCGTTGTGGTAGTAGCTCTTCATCAAATACTTGTTCTGCGGATGCAGCAGGTTTACGATCGTATGGTAGAGCGTGAGATTGGGCTCGAGCAGCACGGTGCCGGCCTTGCAGAGGATTTTATTGTAGCGCATGTACGCGGCCATCGTTTCGGGCTGAATCGTGTCGCCGTACTGCAGGCGGTCATAGTAGCCGTAGTTGTCGTCGGTGAAACAGATGCCGGGCGCCTTCAACTGAAACAGGTGATCAATGTTCTTCACGACGAGATGATCCGCGTCCAGATACACCAGCTTCTCGTACTGGTGCAGTTTCAAGCATTGCCACTTGGTGAACGCCTTGTCGATCCAATGGCCGTACATTTGATTCTGCCTCTTGGTCAGCATCGGCGGACATTCAAAGCTGAGATAGTCGACGTCGAGAACGCTAGTGTAGAGTTCGGCGAGTTTGTCGCGCGCCCGCGCGCTCACGTCGGGCGTAACCATGCACACGAGGTGATGGCGCGTGCCGCTTGCCAATAGACTTTTGGCCAAAACCATTGCGCCCTCGACGTACTCGTCTCCGAGCATCACCAGCGTTACGTACGCAAACATTTTCTTTACACCTTAACACCTCTCGACGAAATACATTAGACATTAAATCCTTATCAACACGATATTGCTCAAGTGAAACAAGTAGTTGTATCTTTGAAATTTATTATTATTATAAAGGTATATAGTTAAAATCAATTGTCGTCCTCTTCGGAATCCGTATCGTACTGCTTCTCATCACCGTAGACCAAGTAAATGAATATTGGTTCCAACACACTGGTTTCCTCGGTTTCTTCGGCAATGTGAATTAAAGGCCAGTTGCACGGATCGATTCCGGCCGGTAAATAATTTTTAAACTTTTTGTTCAATTTTTTAAACATGTATAGCAAATTATCGGAGAATTGGCCAGCGTTCACAATGTGCATGTCAGCTTTGGGATATACATAGTTCAAGTTACACTTTTCGAAAACGTACACCATAATCTTAAAGTTTAGCAAAACCATCTTGAATACACGAAACCACTCTTCGTTAGATAGTTCGACGTCGTCGCTCACGTATCCGTACATCACCTGGCTAAGAATAGGCTTGTCGATGCCGTAGTACTTTTCCATGGGCAAATCTTCAAATATGTTCTTGTACCTACTTGTGTTTCCCTCCTCCATTTTCTCGATGGCGTACGATAATATTTTCAAATATTCCTTGATTACCGGGCGATATTCCTTTTGCTGGTCGTACTCCATCAAAGAGTTGACGGCCTTTGTATAGTTTTGAAAATAAAATGTCGGATGCTTCATTTTTGGTTGTAAGCTTTGACCATCACAATTCAAACGCTAATTATAACGAACACTGTACTATACACTATATCTGAATTCTACATCAGTTTATATAGTCGCCGGCTATCTAATCAGTCGCCGGCTATCTAATCGGCACTGATACTAAATACAATCAGCAATTTGCAGATAAAATACGTTAAGATTTATTGGCACATTTGTTTGCCGCCAACGCCACTTGCCGCGGCGCCAACGTAGACGAAATCACGTCCAGCAGCTCGTCGCGACTAAAGTCTTCGAGCAGAGTGATTTTATTGTGGCGTGCAGTATATTTCTTCTTTGGTAGGGCTTCCTTGACTTTATTGAGCACGTTCATGGCGTTGGGCACATAGTCCGATTGAAACACAATATTCTGCTCGTCCGCCGATAGGCGATCGAGACTGCGCTTGAGGCTACGCTTTTGCGGTCGAAGGAAGGCGTATTGATCGTTGCCGATGGCGCAGACGGCCAGCGAATGTCTTAGATTCGGATCGGCGGGCTTCACTGCGACATCTTGGGCCATGTCGACGACGCGATTCGCCAAATTGGACATGCTTTGATTGGCCACTGCCAAGTCTTGGCGGCCCTTTATAATTTCCTTGGCGAACTCCATTAAATTTTGATTTGCCGTTCGTAGATCTCGAGTCAAAATGTTTATAGTTTCATCGCGCTTCTCAATTTCCTTTAAAATGCCATCCATGTCTTTCATCCAAGGCGCTTCATCGCCGTTATTTGTTGCTTTATGTAGCACGTTCATACCTTCGGCGACAGAAGCGGGAGCGTCGGTCCGCATGCTGTATTCTCCACCGTCGCACAGCTTCACCAGCAAGTCCGAGTTAACCCAGTTTCTAAACTCTTGAGCCTTTGGCATACGAGAGGCTTGAATCAACTCGAACAGTCCTGCTTTGTTGATAAATTTCGACTTGGCTTGAATTGATGAAGACGTAAGAATAGTCTTCCCAAGTTGGGCAGACTGCATTTGTTCTAAACATTTTTGATTTTTTTCGGTTACATACGTCGATATTGCTTTTGGTGCGTTTGAATACTCCAGAATCCTCGCAAACGGGTTAGCCAGCAACCAAAGTTGATCGTTTTCGTCGCGGACGCTAACTATTTCGACGTTCTCGTTGGCAAACTGAACTTTGACGACGGCCATTGTAGTTTCGCGATTTAACTAATATTTTATTGTGATTTAAATTAAAATTTTTTTTGAAGTAATCGTGCGTATCGTACAAAGGCGCGAAGCAATTTGTCGCCATCGACACCACGACCCATTCTTTTTTTTCGTCGAAAGGAATGTATACAATAAAAGTCAATATTAGTAGTTGATAATAATACTTTATTTTCGCAAATACACCAACTCATACATGTTATCGATGAAAACAGGCTGTATTTTGGGCAGATTCCTTAGAGCGATATACGACGACAGGTCTTGATCGTTTTCTTGCACGTTCTTGCACGCCATGAACACGTCGTTGATCCACGGTTGGCAGCGGTAGTACAAGCTCAATCCCAGCGTTTTGACTAAATACACGTATACAAAGTCGCTGTTCTCGCACAGGACAGACTCCAAATCGTCACCTTCCTCTTCGATCAGATCGCGCGACTGGTTGAAGGGATCGTAAAACACCAGATGGTTAATGTCGCTGACCCACGCTTGCGTGTGAGAGTAGAGCTTCGTCCACATTTTTATCAGACGTAGATTCGCTTGCGCACTAAACAAATTCGCATCTCCAAGCAGTCGGGCGTGTTTTTTCGAATAGTACCATCCCGGCGGCAGCTTGATGTGTGAGCTCGAGCAATCGATTCGCACCGACTCGGGCGCATCGTTTATGAGCTGTTGGCCGCCGTCGTCATTTTTCTCCTCCGAATTCTTGGCAACGTACCAGAGCATGTGTTTATACAGACTGATCGGTGTCAACATTGTGTTGAGGTTTCCTCGAACGTTATGTGCTGTTCAGAGTCGATTCACTATATTTATACTATTTAGCACCAAGATAAAATTAACATCAATCTTTATTATCAAGTAATTTACAATTAATCATCATCATCATCATCATCATCATCATCATCATCACTTTATCTACCAGTAGAGCCAAATCCGTTGATGTTGCGTTCCGTGCTAGATAACTCGTCGCACTCCTTCAGCGGCAGAGTGTGGTAGTTGCGCACGATGAATTGCGCTATCCTGTCGCCGCGCCGGAACTGTCGACTCTTCTTGCCGTGATTGAAGAGCAGCACGCAGAGTGTGCCGCGGTAATCGTTGTCGATAACGCCGGCCGCGGCGACTATCTGGTACTTGACCGCGTTGCCCGACCGACTCTTGATCTGCGCGTACATGTTCGGCGGCAGCTCGATCGCGACGCCTGTATCGACGACGACGAAATCGCGCGCCTTCACGACAAAGTCATTGGGCGTGCACAAATCGTAGCCGGCCGCTCCCGCGGTGGCTCGACGGGGCGCGAACGCAGCTGCGCTCTTTTTGTATTTTAACACGTGTCCTCCCATTGCAGTATTTCGAATGCAAGTGACAATAATTGCGCAAATCACGCATTAGCTAAACTTTGATCTTTGCTTTCGTCCAAAATCTTCGATGAAATCCAACTTCAAGAACCAAACTAATACTTCATCTTTGCTTTCGTCCAAAATCTTCGATGAAATCCAACTTGAAGAACCAAACCAACGTTTCAATACTTCATCTTTGCTTTCGTCCAAAATCTTCGATGAAATCCAACTTCAAGAACCAAACTAATACTTCATCTTTGCTTTCGTCCAAAATCTTCGATGAAATCCAACTTCAAGAACCAAACTAATACTTCATCTTTGCTTTCGTCCAAAATCTTCGATGAAATCCAACTTCAAGAACCAAACTAATACTTCATCTTTGCTTTCGTCCAAAATCTTCGATGAAATCCAACTTGAAGAACCAAACCAACGTTTCAATACTTCATCTTTGCTTTCGTCCAAAATCTTCGATGAAAGCAAACGTCGGTGAGATGATAAAATATGATGCGCACATTTTGAAACAATAGCTGATTAGCGCCATTATATATTTAGTAAAAAAATTGTATTCATATACAGTAAACACACGACATCTTCACAGTAAACACACATCCGGCAGCATGTCATACCGATTGTCATTGGGCGGCGTAGCCTGCACCACTAAGAGCACAATGCTGAGCAAATTAAAAAATCACTCAAACCTGACCGTACACTTGTCCGACTACAAAGAGCTGCACGACAAACACCATTTCGATCACCGCGTCGGCAGTCTGCTGTACGCGGCGCATCGCTACATGACCGACGGCGAGGCTAGCTCGTGCCTCTCGCTGGACGTCTACGACCGCCATCCAATGGAGGCGCTAGTGTACGACACCATGAACAAAGGCATCAATCTCGAGGACACGGGCAAAATTTTCAATCAATGCGTCGACATAGGCCTGACGCGCAACTGGAAATGCATCATAATGCGCGTCAAGCCGGGCACCGAGGCACACGTCGTCGGCATGATGCGCAAGCGCAACAACGGCATCGATCGCATAGACGACAAGTATGTACGCGAACAGGACGAGCGCTTCGGCGTGTTCGCAAAGTGCGTGAACGCCACCGAGTATGTCATCGATTGTTCGGGCAACATCGACGAACAGCAAAGGGAACTGCAGCAATACATGCTCAATCTCATTTACAAGTGGTCGATCGTCGACGACTCGATGCACGTCTACGAGTTTAGGCTGCCGCTGATCACGGACAAGATCGCCGGCTTCGACTTGGACGGCACGCTCATCGAGACACGAAGCGGCGAAGTGTACTCAAAAACGGCCATCGATTGGAAGTGGAAATACGACACGGTGTACCAGACGTTTTTAAACCTCATCAACGACGGCTACACGATTGTCATCGTCACCAATCAGCTCGGCATCAGCACGGGCAAAGTGAGCGCGCAAGAAATGCGAAAAAAAATTCACTATGTGTGCAACTCGCTCGGGCTGCCGATAGTTGTGCTCATGTCGACGAAAATGGACAAATATCGAAAACCGTCGACGGGCACAATGGAATACCTCATTCGACGCCAACCGAGCATCAATATGAGCGAGTCATTCTTCTGCGGTGACGACGTCAACGGCACGCTGCGCAACGACTCAAACTATGCGCGTGCGTGCGGCCTCAAATTTGTGTACGACTTTAACTATTTTCAATAAAACAATTATTGTTTACTATGCACGTTTATTATTGAACCTCGACGACGACGACGACTACGACTATACCTAATATTTATTACAATTGAAACAGAGGAGTGGCGATTTTGTATTTGGTCACACTCGGCGCGTCGGCGGCGGCTGCTGCTGCTGCTGCTTTACGCTTCTTGTCTTTCATAGCGGCTTCTAGCAGCGGCGCTATAACCGTCGCGGACGTCGGCGCTGCCTCAATCGATTTGGTGGTCACTCGGCCGTCCAACTCAAGGGGACTTTTATTGTTGTGGCTGTACAAATCGATTGTCTCTATAAAGATTTTGGTAGCGATCTCTTTGGCGAACGTGATTAGGTGGTGCTCGTCGTTGTGGGGACTGTCAAAGTTCTCCAAGCACTCGTGGTAGTGCTGTAGCAGGGCGCGTTTCGAGCTGCGCAGGTCCGGATTGATCGTGTCGAGTCGCTTGATCGCCACCTCGAGAATGGTTTTGTACGATTTAAAGTGTTCTTTGCCCTTGTTGAGACCAAATTTAATGGCTATGAGCAGCACGCGCCTGCTAAAGTCCTTATAGTCGATGGAGTCGTCAAAGTACTTGGTTTGACTGAAGAGTTTCTTGATATTTTCATAGTTTTTCGGGGTGGGATTTTTAAAGTACTCGTCGCGCACCGTCTTGAGAATGTGCAAGTTGTTGAGCGGCAGCATGTCGGACGATTCGATGAGCGCGCTACACCTGTCCGCGATTAGTTGTCGTGCGAAATCGTCAATGTTGATCGACTCCATTTTTTTTTGTTAACGCGACGGTCTCGCCCACTTACTAATATTAGCGGCCGCGGTAGAAATTTCTAGGACCGGTCGTGTTAAAGTTGTAGTTGGCCAGCCTGTTGTACAATTGACTCACGGTATACGTCGAGATGGCTTCGATCGTGTCGTTGAGCTCTTTCTGCTGGTCGAAATTCGAGGCGCAATAGTACAGCTTACTGTTCTCGTGCATGCACACCAGCACCTCGATTAAAAATTGAAAAGTGCGATTGTCGTGGCAGTTGTACGGGCCGCCGCGGAAGACGAGCGGTTCGTTGACGCGCGCCTGCTCGTAGCGCACGCCCGACATTAGTTTTGCAATTTCGCGATCCAAGTGGCGCAGGTCCGACTGCACGGTGTCCGTGTGGATTTTGTAGTCGCACGACTCGTACATCAGGAAATTGTGCAGCGGCAGCGACACGTACGACTCGGCGTCGTAAACGCGCTTCGTGTTGTACGACACGTTAGTGAGCACGTTGTACTGCTTGATGTCGAGCGCCACATACGATTCGTTGTCGCCGAGCGTTTTGCGAATAAAGTGCGGCAACACGTACAGCTCGGGACACTTCATGTACCACAGATCCTCGTGCGAGGCGTTGTCGTCGAAAGCGCGCGCGCCCACCTTGCCGTTTACATACAGAATCGTAAACTCGTTCGGGCCGACGTTATCGCGATTCTCGTATTTATGGTAGGGCGTGTACTTGTCGACGACCACGTTGTCGGACTCGATGCGCATCGTGTTGTCGCCGATCATTATTGTTTTCGGATCAATTTCATGGTGTCTGATCGTGATGGGCGTCTCAAGTATCGTCTTGTTCTTTGCCTCGATCATCTGACAGACGCACACCAAATAGTGCAACAGACATTTGAGTTTCTCGATCATCAACGGCGACTCGCTATTGACGATACCTTCAAAGTTGACGTTACGATTGTTGTTCTTAATGAGCGCCTGCAGTACTATGGCCGCGCAGTCGACGCGATTCAGCTCGGTGCCGTTGTGCAGCTTGATCTTGAACACGTTTACGCCGAGCAGGTTCTCGAGCTCGGCGCTATAGGGCAAATTCCGAAACTCGAGCACTCCCACCTGATCGGCCAACCGATTCAGCGTCGCGATAACGTCATAGTCACGCATCATGTTGGGCGCGGCCGCGCGCACGACTATGGGCGTGTCGTGCAGGCGAATCTTGCGGTGCAACAAGTCGCTCAAGTCGATTATGGTGCGCTCGTCGCTCTGTAGACTCTCTAAGATTTGCTTGATCGAGGCATCGCTATAATTTAAGTTTTCAAGATTCATTTTAACGTTTCGCAGCGACTGCAAGTGATCCTTTATGTTATTGATGATCTGTCTGTACATGAGCACGCTGCCGGGCTCATCGTCGCTGTGTGTGCCAATCTGTCTAATGTTATCGAGCACCTGCTGCTGCACCGAAACGTATTGCGCAACGAGCGTGCCTCCTCCTCCGTCTTCTTCCATCGTTAATACTTATTATCCTATTGTGTTAAACAATAAAACACACAAAATTTTATAAATAAATATATTATAATTATTATTATTGTTGTTGTTATTATTACTACTGAATCGCATACTTGCTAAACATTTGATTCAAATCACACAACAAATTTATTAGTTCGTCCCACGTTATGCTGTCCGCGACGAGTTCGTAGACACAATGGCGTCGGTACAGTCGGCGCGTATACTCAAACAGTAGCTCGGGCCGAGCCACCGTCGGCATCAACGCACTAGCGTACTTCAAATGAACGTTGTGTCCTCGATTCAGACTGAGCAGATTGCTGTTGCGCGCGTACGCGGTCCGGACGAGCGCCCACACTATCGCCTTTACTTGCTCGATAACACTATAGACGACGCTGCAGTCGAAGGCGAGCAGCAAACGCTCGAGCAGGGTGCGAACGTCCGTCGACGACGACTCTTCGGACAGGTTGTCGACAAACTTTACGAGCACGGCTCGATTCTTGACGTCGACGTCGTGACAGAAGCGGGCAGCGCGGCGGATCGCGGCATGGGAAAACATGTCACAGCACGTCGTAGATCTTCCTGAAGACGTTACTCGCTCGATTCGGGATGCAGACTGGAATGGAGCGGGCCAGAGCCGTTTGGTTAAATAACATTTTGGTGTAGCCCGAAGAGCAGGTGCAGTCGGCGGCGGTGAACTGTCTGTTGACGAGATCGATGTCGAGAGTGCCGTTCTCGCAGAGGTACGGCCGCGGTTCACCAAAGTCGTCGACGATGTCGCGGTACGTGCTGATGCACAATTGATCGACTACAAACTCGCTGGCCACGTACACTTTGATGAGGCCAATCGAGATGTCACACTCAAAGTCGTCGGGGCGGCCGTTCAACGAGGCGTCGCGATTAGCGCAGAACCCGTTGTCGCACACCAGCGCACCGACGGCATTCTGCACGGCGCAATTGTCCATGCACTGACGGTCCGTGACGCAGGGCAGACGGGTACTTGTGCAGTCCACGACTCCGTTCCGGTCGAACACTAGATCCATCGCCGAGGTGGGCGCATTTCGATTGGCGCTGACGATTTCGGCAATTTCGGTGTCGTTAAACATTTGAATGGTGCCCATCAAATACAGACAAACGATGAAAAGAACAATCAAAAGCACGGCAAAGCCGTAAACGATCGAAGACAACGACGAAGACGGAGGCGACGACGGTGGTGGTGGTGGTGGTGATAACGTTGGCGCGTTGACGTTCATCGCGGACGATTCGTTGTTCTTAGAATACAATTGCGCTAACTCGAGACGACGACGTTGACTAGACCGTCGTTGATGGCGACACGATAGAGAGCGCACACCGCATCGACGCAATCGACACACTCGGCCGCGTCGCCGATCCGAACGAGCAGAGCGTCGCACTCGCGACAGCGATACGAGCCCTCGTAGAGCGGCGCTCGGCGAGACGCCAGCTCGTTTAGCGTGCAATGCTGGAAACGAACGTCGGCCCCGTGCAGATCGTCGGTGAGCGCGGCCGCGCAGGTCACACAATAAGACACTTCGTCTATTAGTACGCTCCGCACCGTGTAGCAGCAGAACATTTCGCCGACATTCAAATCTACAGGCGCCGTTGCCGTAGTCTGTGATTGCGTTTCTTGTATCATGCCGACGGCTGCTCACCTCCAACTATTGTCGACCAAATAAAAATCACCAATATAACTGAACCGATTCAGACATGAAAGCGGTCTGCATCCTCGACGGTGATGTTCATGGAAAGATTATGTTCGAACAAATCTCGCCTGCTCATCTGCTACACATCACCGGCTACATCATGAATCTGCCGAGGGGCCTGCACGGATTTCACGTTCACGAGTTCGGCGACACCAGCAACGGCTGCACGTCGGCGGGCGAGCACTTTAACCCCACCGGCAGCGAACACGGCGCTCCCAACGCGGCCGTGCGGCACGTCGGCGACTTGGGCAACGTCGAGGCCAAAGTGTCCAACGCCCTCACCGAAGTGGACAAGATCGACAACGTGATGACGCTTTTCGGCGAAAATAGCGTCGTCGGCCGCAGTCTGGTGGTTCACGCGAAGCGCGACGATCTCGGCCTCACCGAACATCCGCTGAGCAAGACCACCGGCAACTCGGGCGGCCGTCTCGGCTGCGGCATCATCGGCATTGTCGCAGACTAATTAACCATTACATAAGACACTTTCATTAAGCACGACACATGGCGACCACCGACGCGTTTCTCTCCGTTCAATGCTTCGCCCTCGAAGCAATAAAATATGTGACACAGGACATCGACGTATTCAGCAGATTCGACCTGCTCGTCGCCCAAAAGGAGCTGCACCATCTCCTCACCGACAACGACGACATAGTCCGCTGGATCGTGAGCCTCAACAAAACTAATGGCGACGACGACGACGACGACGACGACGGGGACAACGGCGGTGATGATTATTGTCGCGTGTTCGAAACGGAACAGTTTCGGGCCTTTGTAGACTTTGCCCTCGACGACATTCGCCGCTGCGTGAACGACGCGCCGCACGAAATGGATTTCTGTGGCGACATTCGTGATGCGCTCGTAAAATTTCTAAACAGTCGCACGCGCTCCCCGATAAACAGGTCGTCAGTATCATTTGACCCATAACAAACGTAAAGTATATACTCTCGTCGCGTATTTCGGGAGGCCGTCTTTGCTTGTAGTCATGCATTCGTACAAGGACCATCTAACAAGAGCGTATAGCTCTAATCTCACCAAGCGGGTGACGCAACGGGAAATCACCAGCGATCTCAACAAAATAGACGCTGCGCTCGCGACAAAGCGTCTGTATTGCATCATGAGCACTAACAAAACCACAAACTTGCGTCAGCTCAACAACGACAACCGCAGATGCCCATATTTGTACGAGGCGGAGGCGATCGATTTCAACAAACAATTACACAGAACGCACGAGCCCGTCAAGCGATGCGTCATTTGCACTCGCGCCCTCCACCCGATGTTCGACATGAAGCGGGCGGTGTGCTCATTCTGCTCGACCGCAGCTACGACGAAATAAAGGCACGCGGCGCGATCGTGAACTGCAGTTGCTCGCCGACTACTATGAAGCTAATAACGTTCGTTATGGTCATTTTCAATCGTGCCGCCGACCTCAGCCAGCAACAGATCTACGAGACCTACCTCAGGCACTTTGACGTGATCGACGCGACCATGTGCAACAACGGAGACTGCCTCGCCGTGTGTGTCAGCGCCGCCGACACCCTCGATCGACCCGTGGCGTTCGCCGAGTTTCAGTGCGACAAGAAACACTTACTGCAAATAGTGGACCGGCACGAAAACGTCGAACTCCTACTCGAACGCATGTACAATATCGTCGAAATGTTTAATGAACAATTGCAAAACGATTAATAAATTTTTTTTAAAAATTCATTCGTCTCATTATGTCATCGGCAGCGAAAAAGAAGTACTTTTCGTCGACAAAAGACATGTTCGACAACTCGCTCAATGATTTTAGTGTCAAATACAATATATTTTTGCTTAAAACTGGTCTATTATTTTAATAAATTAAGTCTCTCGGCAAAAATTTACTTTTTGCTACAATATAATGTCGTTGATTTCAAAAAAATGTCAGGACATCAACGTGTCCGCGTTCCTCGACCAATTTTGCGTTTTGTGGGTGAGCGCGGACGACGTGCTACACCTGCTGCGCCTGCCCTCGTCCGTGCTGCAGACCATTCAGCAGCGCCACAAAAAGTGCTGGGTCGACTTTCGCTGTCCCACCCACTGCTCGCACGACGCCACTAAGCTCTTCGTCGACCTATACGGGCTCGGCAATCTGTGCAATCGCGTCAACTCGCAGATCGCTGACTACCTCATGACGCTCTTCGTCGCCGAGGTCTACGCCGAACAGGGCAGCAACAATCGCCGCTCGCCGCCACCTAGGTGTCGCTCGCCCTCGCCTCGACGTCGCTCGCCCTCGCCTCGGCGCCGTTCGCCCTCGCCGCGACGTCGCTCATTGAGTCCTAGACGCCGACACAGATCGCGCTCGAGGTGCCGCTCGCGCTCCAGGCGTCGGTCCGTGTCGCCGCGCAGGGGCTCGCGCTCGCGTTCCCGCCACCGCTCCGTGTCGCCGCGCAGACGCTCTCTATCGCCGCGCAGACGGTCGCGCTCGCACTCGCCGAGGTGCTGCCCAAGACCGAGATGCTGTCCCAAACCCAAGTGCTGCTGGCACCACAAACACCACACCGATCTGCTCGAGCGCATCGCGCGCCAGAACGATCAAGTCGTCGTCACTCTCAACCAACTGACCGTCACCAACGCGAACCAACACCTTGAACTCTCGAACCTGCTGAATGCCATTCGTCTGCAGAACGTCACCATCGGTGGCCAGATCGCTCAGATACTCGACGCCGTCCAGGGTTTGGGCGACGTCGGCGGCGACTTCACTCAGCTCCTGTCCGAGATAGACACGCGTCTAGCCGCCCTCTCCGCCAGTCTGCTGGCCGCAATAAATCAACTGGCCGAGCAGGTGCGCAACGACTTGAGCGGCATCAATGCCGTCCTCAATAATCTGTCGTCGAGCGTCACCAACATTAATGCTACCCTCAACAATCTCTTGCAAGCCGTCAACGGCATCAATTTGAACGAAGTCATCGGTGAACTGCAACAGACCGTCAATACGATACTAGAACTGCTGCAAACTATCCTAAATATTTTACAGCCCATAAACAGAAAATAGAAAACACCATTATTATACCACAACAAAAAAAACTTTTATTGTAAAAGTAAAAAAATTATATATATATATATATATATATATATATATATATATATATATATATATATATATATATATATATATATATATATATATATTAAAGTACTATACATATTTATAAAAATTCGTACATGCTCGTTACTCTAAACAATATTCTAGGCCGATGCCAGCTCCACTTTGCAGCGATTCAGAATGTCGCTATGGGAGAGGGTCTCGTCAAAAAAGTAATCCAAATCGGCCGTGTCGAAGCCCGACTCGAACCACGCGCTCAGCAGCTTATCGTTGGACACGATACCCAGGAGGTAGGCGAGACACAGCTTAAATTTGTGCTTGTTCGATGTAACTTTATTGATGGAGGTGCACAGCGTCAGCGAAACCGTTCGTTTCTCGGCGCGGCCTTTCACGTGCTGGCGAAACTTTGCCACGACCTCGTGCTCGCCGTCAAACAGCGCGTACTCCGTCAGCCGCTCAAACACATTTTCCAGCGAGCCCATCATTACGTTTTTGGAGGCGATCTGGTTGATGCGCTTTAGCGCGTGAGTATAGCAATTGATCAGCGTCGAGTCCAGCTTAGCCCACCACGCCTTCAGCTGATTTAGCAACTCGTCGTCCTCGATGTCGGTGAGCAGGAAAAAAGTCGTCGGCGAGCGCACCAGATGAAACAGAGGACGACAAATATTGCGCTCCTTCGCTTCGGCCTTCAGGGCGGCATAGCGGGCGCTCAGTCCGAACAGTTTGTATAGAGCGTAGAAATCGTAGCGTTGCAGCCAGTGCTCGCGATCGTGCTCCATCAGAACGTCTATCAGAGAGCCAATGTTAAAGTCCCTCACTTCGGCGAGATGACACAGATACATAAAATCAAAGTCTAACGTGTAGCCGCTCTGCAGCAGACGGCGGACGCTCTGCGCGTAATCGTCGCTCGCCTCGGCGATATCAAAGAGCACGGGATGCTTCAGCGGCACCTTTATACGGTCGCTATTCGGGCTCTTGCAGGCAATTATGCTCTCGATCACCGACACATGCGGATAGGTAGACAAAACTTGCATCAGGTAATCGGCCAGTAGCAAATCTTTGGATTTCAGCACGGGACACGCGGGATCACACTGCAGCGGCTTGCAGAATAGATGGTGTGATTCGGTGAGGTGCTTGCAGGCGTACGGACAGACCCTTGTCTGCTCGAGCAGCAAACACAACACGGGCGCCAGCTCGGGAAACAGGTGGTCTCTACTCATCAGATTCCAATAGTAATTTTTCTGAAAACTGACGCTCAATTTAGGGGCGCACTGCTTGCACGAGTGCAAACTCAACTTTTTGTCTGCTTCAAAGACCCAATTGTCCAAGCCACCATTGGCCGCTCTTTCAGCAAGAAGTTTTGCTCGTTTCTGAAATCTCTCACTTTCAGCAGCGCGTTTTTTAAGCTTTTCGAGTCTTTCTTTTTCAGAGGGAAAATTTTCTAATTTCTCCATTGCATATTCAGCCATTTTCAAATTAATGAAATAGACACTTTTCAATTACTAAATCAAAATATACACTTATATCTTCTTAAATTTTTTATTAAAATAAAGTATATTATACAAAATTTTATTAAAATAACTATATCATACATAAATTCTTTTATTATTAAAAATCATCCAAAATAACAAACTTGTCTTCGCCCGCACCGAAACGCTTATACTCGCCGACTCGCTTCTCGAAAAAGTTGGTCTTGCCCTCAAGCGAAATGTTGTTCATAAACTCAAACGGATTGCGAGCGTTGAAGTACTTTGGCTGCCCGAGCTGCACCAACAGACGATCCGCCACAAACTCGATGTACTCGCACATGGACTGCGCGTTCATGCCCAGCAGCTCGACCGGCAGCGCGGCCGTAAAAAACTCCTTTTCGATAGCCACCGCCTCCTTGAACATGCTCAGGATCGTGTCCGAATCCAATTTTTCGGTCACGCGCGTCTTGTAGTAGAGGCACGCAAAGTCCGTGTGCAGTCCTTCGTCGCGCGATATCAACTCGTTGCTGAACGTCAGGCCGGGCATTATGCCTTTCGTTTTAATGTAAAAGATGGCGGCAAAGCTGCCGGAAAAAAACACGCCCTCGACTATGGCGAAGGCCACCATGCGCTCGGCCAGCGTGGCGGTGTCGCTCTCGATCCACTTCATTGCCCACTGAGCCTTTTTGCGAACGCACGGCACGTGCTCGAACGCATTCAGCAGCGTGTCGCGCTCGTGCTCATCTTTTATCAGCTGCTCAATGAGCAGATTGTACATCTCCGTGTGCACGCACTCGATGAGCACTTGCAAATTATAAAAGTATTGCGCCTCGAGTTCCGGAACGTTCCGCTGCATGTACTCGATGAGGTTAATGTTCACGATGCTATCGGCGGCGGCGAAGAACGCCAACACGTGCTTGATAAAATAGCGCTCGTCATCGTTTAATTTAGACTCAAAGTCGTCATAGTCCCTCGACATATCAACCTCCTCCACCTTCCACATACAGTCAAACGCCTGTTTATAAGCGGCCCACAGATCGTCGTGCAGAATCGGCTTGAGAACTTTGCGAGCGACGGACATATTGCTGGCTCGGCTTGCTGCTCTTCACCCACACAATACTAAATCAGTTGTGGAATATTGTCAAAGGGTTACGGTCCTATTTATACCAACGCCCACTCGCCATGGATAACGATAATTATCCCGCCGTCGCGTCCTTCGACAAGTACATCAACGACATAAGATTCTCACAACTCTCCTACGACCAACACAAGCAACGCTACGTCATCAGCGTGGACATCTTCGACATTGACGAGCGCTACATCTTCGACAGCGACAACGATCGCCTCATGAACTTGCTAGTACCGCAGCAATTTCAAGTGCGTCTCAACAGATCGTACTACACGCCCGAATCGGTCGAGTATCAGCCCGAGGGACACCTAAATCTGCGCGTCCTCTCGCCCACTGCGGACATCGAGAGCGTGGCGGTGCACGTTAATATGCGCTACTTTGACAACGGCCGCATACCCTGGACCGTACCGGACAACATCAAGGCCGCCTACAGCGATTAATACACACACACAGTGTTTTAATGTTTTATTGTAATAATAATCATTATCATTTAATAAATATAATACTAACATTAATTGTCTTTTACTAGAAAAAATTATCCTTTACTTTTGTTGAATATTATAGCCCAATCTGTACAGTTTATTTACAATACTCAAGAATTGCTTCCAACACTTGGAAAAGTAATCGGGTTCCCACCGATGATAGGGAAAATTAACTTGATGCGTAATGTGTCTGATGCTGTTGTCGAAACGATGCATGAAATAGAGTTCGATTAGCGCGCGCGGCCCGAGCGGACCCAGAGCGTACAGCAGCTGCTTGACGTCGCGCGCAGTAAACCTCTGCGACGACGCCCGAATTTCCTCGTAGCGACACATCTCGACATCGGTCGCCGCCGTCTCGGATGACGATTGCAGGAGAGCGCTCACGCGCGCTATTCGGTTGTCGATCTTGTGCCAGTGGTGGTTGAATACGTTGAACAGCAGGCACTCGAGCTGGTCGGCGATCAGGTACTTTAGGTTCTCGACGTAGACGCTCATGTCGTACAGTCGCGCCAAACTGTAGCAGTCGACGTAGGGCGCGGGTGTGCGTTTCACGCTCAAATCCAGAAAGTAGACGTCCAGAGGAAAATATTTTAGACTGTGCACCTCGTTTTTAAATTTGTACAGCCACATCGGCGACGAGGTGCTGCTCTTCATGTGCACGTTGAACGAGTAGCGCACCAGAAAGTAATCGTCGTTCACCAGCGAGACGGTGCTCTTGAACGGCTGCGCCCTGTTCAAACAGAACGAGACCCGGTCCGGCTGCACTTCGATCGCCTCGTTCACGTACGACTTGAATATAATCATGCTGCCGCGCGTATAGTTGTTGTACATCAGACGATTCATATCCACGGTGGCGAGGATGGCGTCGATTTCATCGTAATACTTCTCACACACTTTCTTCAGACGCTCTTCGAGCGCCTTCAACGCCACAAACGATCGCAGATTGTCGACAGTCACACGCTCGTCGTCGACGTACACCTCTAAATCGATGTCGGTCAAGTGCGACGGCTCGTTTATGCGCAGGTGAGCCGCCACCGCAGCGCCTCCCTTGACCACGCACAGCGTGTCCAGCGCAGCGACCGCTTCGGGCAAGACGGTGCGGTGGAACGAGTTCGACGTGTGGCGCAAAACGTAATCGCCCAGCTCGTCGTTGATGTACTTTTTAGAAATGTAAGGGATCGTTTTGTGGTTAAACAGTCGCTGCAACAGAGATTCCATTATTGCAACTGCGATGAACTCGATGATAAAACTGAAGAGCGCGGGGCAAATGCTAAACGCAATCTTAAATATCGGCAATTTGGTGGACACGTCCAAGACCAACGGCCAACACCTGTTTTATGCACTGTGCGTTTCGTACGTAAAGATGAGTGTGAACGGTAACTGTGCTTTAAATACATTAAAAGTTGCATTCGATAAAATAATCTACATCGAACGCACTTTCTTCAAGCGACGCCGAGTCCTGGATTATGTTCTGGCGTATCTGGCCGACCATAGCGACGGCGACAACTTGCAGTGCGCCATCAACACCCAATGCCTCGACTACCTCATGTCCAAATACATTGATTGAATCATCGTCTTCGACATCGTTATCGTCAAACCCGCACATTGGTTCCTTTCGTCGAGATTGGTACCCTTATTGAAGAAACTGTACAAATTCTACTTTAGTCGGTGGAATATTTTTTTAAAATAAATTCACATTTGTTTTTCGTTGACAATCGACATCTTTTTCTTGAAATGCGCATTAAATTTATTTTTCGAATGTACTTTCCTCGTCGAGACACGTGTTTTCCGCGAAACTAATGCGGTTAAAAATAATTGTTGTTCGCCTAATACGCACCGTTTCGACGACAATCAATAGGTTTTCGCTTAAGTAGTTAGTCAAAATATTTTATACAAAAACTTTAACGTATCGTTTCGACGACAAGCAATAGGTTTTCGCTGAAATGACATTCTATAGTATCGAATCAAAAACTTTTCAATAAATTGAGAAATAAAGTTTTAATATTACTTTTCGACGACAAGCATTAGCTTTTCACTGAAACGATAGATTGAGAATTTATAAAATAATATTTAGTGTGCCGTTTCGACGACAACTATCATACTGTCGGCGAAAAGCACATTATAATTCTTTTAAACGGTTTGTTAAAAATATTTTTTACATCAAAATTGTGACTAGTTGTTTCGACGACAACTACAGCGTTTTCGTCGAAAGTAATATTTTTAAACACATGGACATGTATACTATCGACGATAACTATAGTGTTTTCGACGAAAATATAATTGTAATAAATTTTACAAAGTAATTTGGATGTCGTTTTCATCACCAAGCTACCTATTTACGTTGACATACCTATCAAAATTATTGATTTCGATGAAAACGACATCGCTTTCGAATAAATTGATCAATATTATTATCTTTGCTTTCGTCCAAAATTTTCGCGGAAAGCAAACATTATGTAGTGGCTCGATGTTGGATTTCATCGAGGATTCTCGCCGAAATCAAACATCGTGTAGTGAGTCGGCGCGCTCGATGTTGGATTTCGTCGAGGATTCTCGCGGAAAGCTAACATCGTGTATCGCAATCTTAGATTTCGTCGAGGATTTTCGCGAAAAGCAAAGACTGTAGAAGTAAGTCGTAATCATTTTATATGTAAAGCCCATCATGGTGAAACGTGAATTGACCGCGGCTCAACAAGAGTTGTTTAATAAATATTCATACACTAATTATGTGAATGCCTTGTCATCAACGATGTTTCGCTTGCCGATCGACGAAATTATGCTGGTCGAAAGGGCTACACGTGAACAATCAAATAATCCGCTGTGGAATATGCTGCGGTTGGATAGACAGACGGCATCGGGTTCGGCGAGCGCGGCACGTTCGGTACCGCAGTCGGCGGCGATGTCGTACGGTCTGTGCGAAGAGAAACTAGTAAAGGCCGATCGGTTTCTCGTCGACAAAATTCGAGACGTCATCGAGAAGACCATCCCGTGTCGCGTATTGGACGAGATTCTAGAGTGCGGTATGTTTTTGTCGTCGTTGGGCCTATATTCGGCGTCGCCGGATGCCTACTTTGTCGCCGAACGTCTCACCGACGGTGACAATGGTGGCGACTCAATACTAATACCCGTTGAGATCAAATGTCCCCACACGTACAGAGACACGAGCGTAGATGAAGTTCGTAGGGGTCTCGGCGATCGCAACGCGCGCTACCGCATTAAACACACTGCCCTGTCGGTGAATAAGCGCGGAAGCTATCTGTTCGCCGTCGAGCAGACGGACGCTCACTACCGTCAGATGCAGCGGCAAATGTACGTGCTGAACGCGCCGCTCTGCGTGTATGTGGTGAGGTTTGCAAACTCGTATGTGGTGTGCACCGTGCGACGAGACGACACCTTCTTCCTGAAGGAGCAGCAAGCCGAACGTAAGCTGTTCGAGATGTTTGTGCGCAAAAACCAAAATCGCAAACGCTACAAATCACGGGAGCAAAGGACAAAATCCCTTCAGGACAACAACGCCAACATTACATTGGAGCAGGCGCATGCGCTTGCCTCGACCGGACTGTATTACGATTTCGGTGTGCTGCAGTGTATCCACTGCAACAAGGAGTTTGACGCGGATGCGCCAATTCAACGAATTTTCGAGAGACACGAGTACTGCGGCGACACCTCGATCCAACAAATGTCCGCACTCTATAATAGCGACTTTGTTAATCATAGGAAACGAGTAGAGTCGCTGTCGGCGCATCGCGCCAACGTCAAGTTTGCCGATCAGGGCGTCTACCACGACGGCAGTGGTTTAAAGACGTTTTGCTGCGGTGTGGAGACCGGTCGAGAAGTGAAAACGGTCAAACACAACGATAGCTGTAGATATAATTTAATGTTAACGTCCCAATAGTAATGATAGATACACGAATAGTAACGATAGACACACAAATAAAAGACTACTTTACAATCTATAGCATTTTCTTTTAATAAAACTAACCATGTACAAGACAATGTATACAACAAACAAAATCACCATGAAACCAATGCACATTTTCGACATTTCTTGCTGGTCGTCCCACTGCAGGCACTTGTAGATGTCGCGGCCGGTGTAGTAGCGGTATGCGGCGGAGAAGGCGGCATACGAAAGCGTGTATAGAAGCGGTTGATAGACATGGTGCAGCCTGAGCGGTATGGCGTTCAGCGTCACCTCCATGATTACGAGTAGCGAGTTTACAGAGTGCACCACATGATTGATGTTGGTCCGTGTGGTATTGGCGTACGTGAACGTAATAATGGCGTATACGATCGAGGAGAGCAGGTTGGCGGGACACGCTACATTATACAGCACACGATGCAGCACCACATAGGAGGGAATATGATAGCGGTTGTTACGTTCCAGTCTGTCAACCATCAGCGATGTCGTCGATGCGCTCATAAACATGCACATCAACAGCACTAGCGACCAATGCGAATAGTACAACATGAAGTCGTTAAGGTTCGTTGCGTTGTAGAGCGCGGCCGCGATGAGGATGGCGCTGATGATGACCGATCCGAGGCGGGCGATGAGCATAATCTTGATGGAAGCGCTTCGAAATAGCACAAAGTAACAAGCGGCAAACTTGTCGACTCGGCACTTGTTCCAGCTGCCGTCGCCGTCGCCGATTTCATTCTTGTCTACGACCAATTTAAATTGTTCCATGTCGTCGTCGTCGTCGTCCCTTGCCGCGTCGTCAATTGGTAGACAAAATCGAAGAAAAAGGAGTGCGAGAGCGCGTATGTGTTTTCGATTGCAGCCGAGCCGATTAACTTAACTGACTCACGCAACTGCGAGACCTTTATAGTTAGATTCTATTATTCCCTGATGAATATTAAAAATCGAACGGTACGTAAATATTAAGTGACTAATGCGCGATAGCGAAACCGCAATTGTGCGCACGCTAACCTCTAATTACTCACAAGTGGTTTAATGACGTAAAAGGTGGCCTTGAAAGACCATATAAAAAGCGGTAACTGTCCCTGGGGATTACGAGTCGACGTGCAAACGCGAACAACTCAACATGTCTTCAACGATCCCGACGACAACGGCGGTGCTCCTGCTGCTAGCGGTCTCTGCATTGTCATTGACCGGTGAAGCGGCGACGGTGCCAACGCTATCGATGCCCTTGCCTCTGAGGGAGGGCTCTCAAAAACACGTCCATCTGTATATGAACCATTGGTTCTTGCAAATGAACGGCGACGGCAGCATCAACGGCAGCGGCACGCACGAATCGAACCAAACCCTGTGGCACCGCATCGCTCTCGGCGAGGGCGAAGTGCTGTTGCGATCGTCCGAGTACTGCAATTACTTGTGTATCAACGAGTGCGGCTATGAGTATTCGGCGATGGTGCCCAACAGCGAGTGCGTGTGGTCCGAAGTGTACGACACCGATCATTATCGCTTCGTCTACAAGAAGTTTGGCAACCGCACCGCCTACCTGTCGCTGAATGTTTTGGGCAAACTCAAGCGCGTGGTGTTGTTGAAGAAAGAAACGCTGGGCTCGTCGGTGGAGCAGTGCCACGTGATGGTGAAGGAATATGAGGGCGGCGCGTTCGACAAGACTTGCAAGCCGGTCTCGACTAATAAATTGAGCTATGTGCCGGCAAAGACATGCAAGAATCCCCCGCGGCCTTCCAGGAAGAATCTTAAAGGCAAACGTAACGTTTCGAGCGTTGTCGACGACGACGAAGAAGGCGGTGTCGAACCGATCGAGAACAGTACCGTTCCGCCTCTCGATGTCAAGACGAAGAGCAAAGTTGGTGCGGCGGCGGCGCCGTTGATTGTCAACAAAATGGGCGGCATTCCGTTGCATGAGATTACGAACGAACTTCCCGGATTGAACAACGAGGTGCTGTACATGGAGACGATGAAGGAGAACAACACTATCAACAACACGGTGGAGAGTGCTATTCCGAAAAATTTCTATTATCGCGACGAAGAGTCTACGCTGAGCATCCGCACATTCAAAGATTCTACATCGGCGAAGAAGGTGTTGCTCGATAAAAGCGAACTGAGCGATAAAGCGAAAGAGTCGCTTGGCAAGGTTATCGAAGACCTGTTGAAGACTGGCGACAGTAACGGTACTAGCAAAATGGCTTTTCCCATTATCGTGTCGAAGCACACTGTCTCATACAAATTTTGCTTGGGAGAAATTTAAATTGTGTGTGTGTACAACTGATTAAAAAAATATAATGTAACGCTATTATTTGAATTTATTGTAATAATAATTTTATTGAAATGTAACAGTGTTTGTTTCTAATAAAACATACTTTTTTAATACAATTTTGTCGTTTAACTGTTGTAGTAGTCTCCTCCGTTGAACGCACTCCAATATCTTGGCGTCGCACAGTTGGAGTATAGTTGCGTTTAGTCTTTTTGATTTGGTTAGCGTCAAAAAATGTATGGCCAAGTTGAGGCAAGATATTGCTTTTTTGTAGCATTGTAAACGTTCAAACTGCATGGCCAACTCCAGCGCTTCGGTGACTTTGTTCATGATGAATAGAAATTCTGTATTATTTGTGTGTTTTAGTTGATTGAATAGTTGGCGAACGTTTCTAGTATTTCGGGCAAAAATTTGTAGTAGCCCATGTGGTCGAGCGTGGTGTCGTATCCGAAAACAATGTTTATAGTGGTGTAATCCCGTGAATCTCTATTGACTGCAAAAAGCACGTTGCAGCGCAAGACGAGCGGATATTCGCCTAAGCGATACCTCCTGACGGGATGCCAAATTTTGATCCAATTGCCGTCTCGACTTAAAAAACACCAATAGTTGGTGAAGAATTCGGCCGATCCGACGGCGGCATTGTTATGTCGCCTTATGCACAGATTGTGGTTCCTCGTGATACAGCGTCCCTCGCCGCCGGGATAGAAACACGGACCTTGAGTTCGCGCGCTAAGTATATTGAACGTTGTAAATAGATTAACACTAGTTCCCGATGGAATGCCTGTGGTTGTTCTACGATAGTCTGGACTGAAGGCGGTAGAGAATTTCATGAGATTCATGTTGGCGCTCTGCGGATTGTTGGGATGCGGTCCGGTGAAGTTGAACAGCATGCGCCGGTAGCGCGGCGAGCTAAGCTGATGCGCATACACCGACGCCACGATATCTTCGTCCGACGTCGCGGTGCTTCCGTGGCCATAGTAAAACTCGTAATTGCCGTTGTGTCCCCAGAAGAACTTGTAATCCAGCCGCGGCACCTGAGCGATGTTGACGTTGAAAGGTTTAATGCAGGCGTTGACTACGCGACTCGTCGAGGGTTTGAGCATATTGGGCTGATCGTTGTAGACGGAGAACAAATTATCCTCTATGGGACAATTGCAAAAGTATAGATTTTCCTCGCCGAGCTCGAGCGCTACGAGAAAGCCGCTCGTTCGCTCGCCGCTGATCGGGTCCACCGAGCAAGGGTCGATGACGCAAATGTCGCGCGCGATCGTGATATTCAGGTACTCGGGATTGAGGGCGGGATGGTCGATGGGTACGTAGCCTTTTTCGCATGGCGCCTGCGGAAAAAAGTCGGGATTTCGAATCACGTCTCTGATGCGCCTCGGCCTGCAGAAGGGCGTCTGGGTGGCGTCGTCGAAATCGGCCACGAATCCGACCTCGCACGAGCACCGCATCGGAGTTTCGAACATGCTGACGATCTGGCCGTGCGGCTGACAGCCCACCGGCACATCACAATCGTTGTACAGACTCAGCTGAGAGACGAGACCGGGCGCCAAACAGCTGCACAGCAGCGAGTAGCCCACCTCGCTCTCGGCGAGGATCCAGACGCCGGTGTGCGGATTGCAGGAGCGCGCTCGTTCGCGGTCCAGCGCCAGACAATACGATTCGCCGGGCTCGATGGTGAATTTTTTCTCCTCTTGCGTCTCGGTGTCGGTGATGGTGATGATGGTTTTGTCGTCAAAATATTGACAGTTGGCGAGTCCCTCGCGACACACGTCGCAATCGAGATGCGTGGCGCAGGGCGTGAGCTGTTTGTGGCATTCGTGCTCGTTGCCCTCTATAACGATTTCGGTGGGCGGTTCGATGAGGGGCACGTCGGTGTTGTCGAAGCGGATCAGTTGGTGCACGAGGTCTCGTTGGACGAATCGTAATAGGGCAATGTTATTGTAGAGCACGAGGACGACAAAAATCAACAGCACAATCGTCAGGATCGTATACATTTTCGCGGCGGGAGTGACTTAGAACTTAGACGGGAGGTCGCGGCCGCACCGAGGGAAACTCGATTCGGCTGCGAATGTCCATGTAGAGACGCCAAGTGGGCTCGTTGAGACCGTTGTCCGAAATGGGATACGAGCCTGGCACGCTGAAGAGGTGGGCGTTGTCGGTGTTGGTTCTGAAGATGTTTTCGGGACACCAGAGCATGTTGCGATGGTACTGATCGACGTTCATGTCCATGTTCATGCACTCGACCCTATACTGCAGCGAGAGAGTGCGTTCGTCGAAGGTGTCGACGACGGCGGCGCACATCGAGGTGCGATCGTTGGGATCGATGTGGCGCACGCGCGTGACGTTAAAGTCGCCGCACTCGCACTCGCCCGTCTCAAAGTTGGGCCGCACGTCGGGCATCACAAAGTTGACGTTTGTGCACACGTTCGGCAAGCACTCGATCGGATTGAGGGGATTCACGAACATGCGATTATTGCGGCTGTCGAGGGCGTTGCAGCGCATCTCGAAGCGCCTACCGCTGCCGTCGGGCATCTCCTCGTCCCAGTGACTGCGAAAGGTGTTGCGCGTCACGTCCACCTCGACGCCGAGCAAGCGATCGAAGAGGACGTTACGATTGGCCTGGCCGGGCGCGATGCGCAGCGTGTGCTGTCTGCCCGCGACCTGATTCATGTTCTGGGGACCGCTAAAGTAGCGCGGATCCTCGGCGATGCACGTCCACTGGTTGAGGCTGTGCACGATAACGCTGGTCTCGCGGTTGCAGTTGCGCGGCACGCTGCTCGTCGTGCAGTAGCCGCCCGGTATCAGCAGCTGGCCGTTGATGACAAATTTATCGTACTCGCCGACGAAAAAGTAAGCAGCGGCCGGATTGTCGCAGAGCGTGGCGCAATCGTAGTTGGGCGCATTCCCGGGTCCCACGTAAATGGGCACCGACAAGCACTTGGTCTCGCCCTCGTTGATGGTGCCGAGATTGGTGTTGAACTTGATGTGCGGCAGCGCGCTGAGCGGCACGAATCGTCGGCGCTGCAGCACGTTTTGCATGTAATCTATGCGCTCGTCGACGGTGTCGTTGTATTGTGTTTGCGACGCTTTGATCTCGGCGTGTGCGTCATAGATTGGTTTGCATAATAAAAACAAAAAAATCACTACGCACACAATTAGTAACATGTACATGGCGCTGTCACTTAGTTGTATTGCGCGCGCGGCGATAACGTTCATTGCCGGCGTCGCGCTGGCTGCGATCGGTCTGACGGGCATCGTGTCGCCGAAGTACGCGCTGCTAATCGACTACGCCAACGGCTCGCCCGTGTTCAACTGTAGCGGCTTTGTGTTTATGTATGGCGTCGATCTAGTGCTGATGAGCGTGGGCGGCGTGTTGATCGCATTAAAAACGACCACCGCTCGATTCTACGCGCAATATCTGTTGGTGGCGCTGACGATACTATTGACTTCGGCGAGCATCACGGTGTTTGTGTTCATCTGCACCTACAATTGGGTGGTCGAGTACGGGCATATCGCCGCATTGGACGTGTACGTGCGCACCCACGACACAGAAGTCGCCTGCTGGGACGGCATCGTGCGTCTCGACTACAATAGCGTTCAACGGTCCGTCGGCAACAACTGCTTTTACGTCAACGAGTACGCGTACTGCGCACTGTGTCGCCACGAGTACTATAGCGACGAGCCGACGTTCATCAAATCACACCGGTTCGAGATCATTTTTATCCTCTTGGCGCTGCTCTTGCTGAACGCATGGACTCTGAGAAAATTGTACTTGACAAATTTGTTAGACGACGACGGGGAGGAGGACGACGACGATTTTCAACAAAATTCTACAACAACATTCTCGACTTTAGCGTCGTCGTCGTCGTCCGATTATTACGCTGTGCCCAAAAATAACAAGCCCGTGTCGTACTGGTACAATCCCGACGAGACGCTGCTGCTGCCGCCGCCACCTTCGGATTGGATGCTTGAGAAAAAATAGCAGAATGCGCATTGGCGTCTATACCGTGGCGCTGACGAGCGTCGCCAGCCACAACGCCGATTATATCGATGTCTTGTTGAGGAATCATTTCTGTCCCGTGTTTGCCGTACACGGCATCGTGGACACACTGGCCGTATGCGAGGATAACGTCTATGTCGACAATAACGTTACGACCTTTAAATATTACGAGAATTTTCTGCAATCGCCTCTCAGCGACAGCGTGGCCGTCACGATTCAGGAGCACGGCGATCTAGATCAAAAGGTCGCAATGGTCGAGAAGATCGTGCGAGTGATGCGCGACAGCGGAGGCGTTATTGTTCTCTCTCACTATTACTAATTGTGTCTATAATGGTTGTTGTTTACTAATTATTATTATTACTACTTTATAAAAATTAATCTACAATACTTTTTGTGTTTTTCTTTATTGTCCTCTATCGGAATCGAAATCGACAATTGATATCTAATCGGAGAGATAATATGCCTCAATATAACGAGGTGCATTTCGTTGTTTAGACACCAGTTGACATGGAGCCGAAGCAAGAGTGCAACATTCTGATCAAAAGCAAAACACCAGTCAAAATGGCACTGAAACGAATGCGCAACGCTCCTCGCAAGAGCCAACGTGTGAGTTGTCCCTCCACGCTTGGTGCCCGCGAGATGTTTGCGCTCGAGATTTGTTCCCCGTATTTGCGCAATGCCGTGGACGCGTACAATCTAGCGGCGGTGTGTGGCTCCGGCCTGCCCGGCGTGGACTCGCAACCGCCCATCATGGAGCGCATACCCGACGATAGCGTCTTGGATCGCCTCCACGAGCTCGACGGTGCTTGGTGGTGCGACGAGGTCGCCTATAATTTCGAACATGTCTTTAAAAAAAAGTACGAGCTTCAGACGAGTGCGCTCAATTACTTTTCGAGTCGCCTCTACTGCGCCGGCATGATGAAACGTTGCGCCGAGATCGTGATGCTGCTGCGCTTTATGTTGAGCAGTGAAATGCGCTACTTTGACAGATACTGCAAGATATATCCCAATGCAAAATTGTGCGACGACGAGGGCAGCATTGTGCGAGTAGACGTGTACCGACATCACCACGACGCGTTTGCGGTTCGTTACCAGACGCGCGTTAAGATCTCCGATCCCACCGAAGAGAGCGACTATCCGGGACCCGGCTCGGAACTCTACATTAACGATTATGAAGACGTCAAGACTTTCTTTGGCAACAAAAGCACCGAGAAGCACTTTGACGCGATCGTGGTGAGTGTCTATCCCGACGAGCTGTTCGTGTTCTGCGAGAGCGCCACATTTCACAGGGAATACAAGCAGCTGTGGCACGAGCACGGTCTCACAAAGCGACGTCGATATGGCGAGTACGTGGTGTATCACAACAGACTCGGATACCACTTTGACTTCAACCGATACTTTGAGGAAATCGTGTGTCGGTATGCGATGCTGGACGTGGTGCCCGACGAGACGCTGCGTTTGCCCGTTCGCCCGCTCTCCTACGACTCGTGCAAATGCAAAAAGGTTTTGGGATCGTGCAAATGCAAAAAGGTGGCCGGAGAACAATTGTGGCAAGAGTATTATGTTAATTAAAAAAAACTACAAATGTAAAAATATTTATTGTGTATTTTATTCGACACTATCGTCGCGAGGTTAAAGGTTAACTACCATGCTAATTTTATGTGCCGATAAACAATATTAAAAAGACATTATTATCATAATAATAATTTGTTTTATTGTTGTAATCGTCGGACCAATTACATGGTTAATTTTTCCATTATACACAAATGTTTGATTAAATTACACTTTAGTAGGACTAATTCTTCGAGAAGCTTGCTGCCCTCGGTCTTGCGATAAATGTTGCGTTTATGTATAAATTGCTGTAGTATCTTGATAAATTTTTTGTTGTTTTTCTCGAACACGCTCTGCAAAAGTTTAGGCTTGGCGGCAATGTTGCATTTTTTCGACAGAAAATCCTCATTGTCGGCGAGGAGCATAGCTTCGATTTCGTCGTTCTTAAAGTCGAGTTCGTCGAGATTGTTGATGAATTCTTTGCGTCGCCTGTCGGTGTGATTGTGACGCAACGAGTAGAGCTGCTCCTCGAGACCGTACTGCTCGGCCACCATGACGATTAGCTCGTTTTTGGTGTCGTCGTCGACTTTACCCCTTTTCAGCGCCGACAGCACTTTGTTTTCGTACTGGCTACGCAGATTAGCCTCTTTCAGTGCCAACAATTCGATTCGGCTGTCTTGCATTTTTTGTATGGTTTATCGAAAATAAAACAACAAAACAACAACAACAACAACTCACACTAGCACCTATAGCAATCGACAAAACGCAACTGACATCAGCAGTACACTGTACTTATTCAACGTCCGCCTCCCCACAAATAGTACCAGGGCTTTTCGCATTTACTCCATATCCAGCAACGCAGCCACGAAAACAGCTCGGTCGCCAGTTTAAAGAGGGTGGTCCACTGGGAAAAAGACGACAAGGCACCGCCATTGCCGTTCCTTCTGCGCAGTATGCCCAATTCGATTTCTTCTTCTTCTTCTTCTTCTTCTTCTTCTTCGTTATCGTCGAACTCCCCGTCGCTGTCATCATCATTTCCGCTGTCCTCGGTGTCGTTTTCGCTGGCGGGGTACCGTGAATAGTAGTACGAGTCGTAGAGAATATGTCCGTCGCAACCGCTGTCTACGGAGTCCTTCATAATGGCTATGTTCTCGGTGATGTCGAGGAGGAGACGCACGCGATCTTTGGTTGCGAGACGCTTAAATTTGGGCCTTTTCACCGCGGCTTTGACATGGTCATACAGATCCGATACGGCTACGACAAAATTTTTAACGGGCGTTTCGTTTTCTCTGCCCAATCTGATGAGTAACCGCTCCACGTCCATGTTTTATGAGATACAAAATATTTATACTTAAATTATAAAGAAAGAATTACAGGGGTACTTCTTTTATAGTCGAGCCGCAGTTCCGACAAACGTATCGGTTCAGCGTAATGATCTTGCGCGTCGCCGACGCAAATGACGACTCGCATTGCTCGCACACTCTAAAATTAACATTAACGCTCGCCACCACGTCTTTGAACGTGTCTTGCAGCTGAATGTCGACGATAGCGCAGGTCACGTCGGCGACGAGCTTTGACTTGTGATCGTCATCGACGTCGACGATTTTGGTTTCGACGAGACGTCGCAAATTTACGAGTGTGGATTTTAGTAGCTCAACATTATTATTATCATCATTAACACCGTCGTCGTCGCCGTCGTCGTGTAAGGCCATGATATTAGAAACAAATTTATCGACACACATATTGAACGACACCTCACGATCTCAATTCTTACTTATTCATCGGCAATAACCCTTAGGGTCAACTATAAAACGCACGGACGAAAACGAGTTTTATGTATTCAAAGTGCAACAATCATGCGCAGCGATACGTCGGCGGTGTTTGTGTTCGCGCTCGTCGTTGTAGTTTGCAGCACCGCATGGGCGAGCGGCAACCTCACTCGATACGATCAAATACAACTGGCACTGCTGAAGCAGAAATGTGTTGGTAGCAAATTTAAAGGCGGCGGCGATGATTGCGACGCTGCGACAATAGTCAAAGTGTTTGGCGAGCAGCACTTTAATTTCCTCGACGTGTTGGAATTGCGCCGGTTCGCGGCATGGATCGAGCTAATGACGAGCGTGCAGTACTATGCGCCGCAAGCGACCACTCTGACCCAAGTCGCGGCGCACCTCGGCGCGTTTGCGCGCATCGACGGCGGCGTAACGCGACCCATGCAAGTGGCCGCGGACGCGCTGTACTATGGCGTCGCGAATTTTTACGCGAACCACTATTCCGTAGCGCAATTCAGGGAGACGTGGATTCAATTTCAAAATTTTTTCAACAGCTACATCATTTGGGCGCCGGCACGCTTCCGTTCCTTGCTGTCTATGTACAGTCGTTTGCGAGAGTCGCGCCTACGCTACTCCCGACAACTAATCACCGAGCTGGACGAGGCGTGCGCCCGCCTAATCACGTTAACGCTCGAGTATCCGTTGTCCGTGCTGATGCCGCAACAGCACGTTCGTCAAGAAGCGTACATATATTACGTATCTAAGCTGCCAAAGGGCGAGCGGAAGCGTTTCGACGGACTGCACGAGGCGTTCGAGACGCAACAATTCCCACAGACCACGGTGCTGCACAGCGGACCCGTCAACATCACAGTGCACCACGACATACACAATCTGGACACGCTTAATCGAATGCAGGAGGAGTGCGACTATGTGTACGGCAACTTTTTAGCGCTGTGGCGACGCTTGAACGTGTCGTTTGTGCACACCGTCTCGAACGTGGACGTGTACGTGTACAATAACCGCAGCGAGTACAGGCGCACCGGCCTCTTGATTACCAACTCTGTCGACAACGGAGGATCGGCCACGTATCACCCCGGTTCGCGTCGCCGACGAATCCACTCGAGCGTCTACTTCGAAGAGAACATCGGCGGCAACGACGATATTCCGCGCGCCTTTGGTCACGAAATGTTTCACTGCTTGCTCTATTCGACGAATCGAAGGGTCCTGAACGATATACCGAACGCGCACTGGTTCAGCGAGGGCGCCGCCAATCGTTTCGGCTATCGCAAGTGCTTTTGGCGCGACTACTTTAATCTGCGCACCTACGAGAACAGGACGATCCGCGAGATTGTGCGCGCAAACTACGGCAGCGACATACTCTATCCGATGGGCAGCGCGCTGGTCTCGTTTCTGTACGAAAAACGGCCGGAGATGTTGCGAGAGGCCGTTCTCAAGTACAATTATACGATTGTCGCCGACGATCGACTGGAACGCGAGTTTAGTGTGTTCAAGAGAAACAAACTGGCCGAATGCGATTATGTGCGGCAGCAGCAGCAGCAGCAGCCACAAACCGTCAATGCCGTCCAGACGCAATACTCGAAAATAATATCGACGTCGGCGACGTTTCGAGAGTGTCGCAACAACTATATGACGGTGCGATTCAACGATTGTGAATTTGTTCTGACACCGTCGCGCCTCTACCTCGAAAACGGCATTCGTTTCGGTGTCGTGAATGCCCAGAAAACGATTCGCTATAATCGCAACGAAGTCACACAGTTTGATTTTGATTTTCTCCAGAAGGGACTAATCAAGTTGGGCGTTAGACATTTGCTCAACGACAGCGCCGACCCCATGAATATCGCCGACAAGTATTTCAGTGTGGACGACAAGTATTCGTATGAGGCGAACGTTTCGTGCGGCGGCGGCGATGCGATCGTTTCTATGCTAATGGCGTTGCCGATGCGTGCTTCGACGTTGCTGTCAAACGCAGAGAGCGTGTCCGACGCCAAGAGTATCGTGAGACGATTGGAGGAGATTGCTTCGAGTTGCCAGGTGTACACGCCGCCGCCGGTGAATGTGACGGGACGACTGCGCACCTACGTCGAGCATTTGTCGCGCTTGACCGACGAGCACATTGCCCTCGTAAATTTGATCAAGCCCCTCGACGTGCGGGGCAATACGATAGTTCACTTGGCGGCGGTGCTGAACAGGCCGCTGTTTTTGCGTTTATGGAGACGCCACTCGAACCTGACGGACGAGCTTCAGAATTACAACAATCGCACACCGCGATGGATGTTCGACAACACGCTAAACTATATTCAACGCTTCAAGCACCCTCCCGGTCGCTATTGTATGAGCATCGTCAAAGGCAATTTTTCACTTGAAACTCTAATAAAGCTCGACGACGAAACCACCCCCATCAACAACGAAACCACCAATATATTGTCGCCTAAAAATAATAGCGAGACTCCGAACGAGACCAACGCCAACAACACTCTTCGCGTTTACGTCGAGAAGCAGCAAAAGAGCAGCACTACGATTTTGGATGTGGTCACTTCAAATAAAAGCGTAAATGTGTTAAAGTATAGTTTATTATCCGTTACAATAGTAATTGTGGTGATAGTAGTAGCAGTGATACCCGTCAACACAATAATCACTCTAAAAATTGTTAAACATCACATTCATAAAGCTAGTATTAATAATAGTAACCAAACAACTGAAAAATTCAACAAACATAAATTCTATAACAATGAATGTACAATTCCACTATTCAATTAGTAATAAATAATAAATGTAGTTTGTATATGTTTTAATAAATATAGTTAAAAAAATTATGTATACTTTGTATATTTTCCTATAAATTTTTAAAAGTAATAGTGCTAGTAGTGATAGTAAACGTCAGGTTTACAGTGAGCAAATGTGTACCCGTTTTGCAAGACACTGGCGCCCAACGCGTGTTGTTCAGAGATTTCGTCCTGTAGTACGGCAACACCGTATCCATTTCATCCTCCCGCTCGCCAATTCTCAAACGCTTCATCAATAAATCAAGCTCGTCGTCGTCGTCCTTGCAATTGGCAAGAGTATCAATATCATAATTATCATTAGTAGGAGTTGTTTTTGAGATGATAGCCTCATTAATAAATATACGTAAAATAGTAGGAGATTCCATGGCGCGCGCCATTTCTCGCACACGCAGCCCGTGATTGTCGCGCAACTCCTTGAGATTGCCCACGACAAAACTAGTCGTTCGGCACTCGTCCTCCGCATCTATGAATCCATCGAACACGAGCGGTCGTCGCTTATCGCGCACGTTGACAACGCACATCCTTCTGGTGCCGCATTGAAACACGCCCTGTATACACTTATTGTCCGATGCCAGCGTCACTCTGATACGACACGAAGATTGTAGATTGTAGTTAAAAGTGACCACTTTTCGGCGCTCGTCGCACTGCACGGAGACAAAGGGCGTCTCCGCATCGTCGTCGTCGACAAACACTTTGACATGGTCTTTGTGAAATTTATACATGATACAAATTATTTACTCGAACATGAGGCGAATGTCCTTCTCGAACGCTTCGGCCTCGTCGCTGCTCTGAAATTGAATGGTGTTTTTCGTGAGCACAACTCGATCGTTAGACTTGGAGCGCGCCACCGTGATCACCAGCGCCCGTTCAACGGCGGTCGACTTCGAGATGCGACACAGCACCACGCGCCATTGATTGCTGGCGCGCAAAGCCTCGTTTAGTCGGGCAAACTCTTCGAAAAAGTGCACACAATTCTCTTTTCTCGCAATGAACAGATAGGCCGGCGGCGGATTGTCCTCCTGCAGCTGGCAAATTTTTTGGCATTTGCGCTGTAGCGCCGTTTCGAGTTCCGTCACTTTAATCTTATATTTTTGCTCGTAATAGTTGTGCATTTGCTTCACGATTCTGCCCATGTGCGCGTTCGACTGCTGAAGTATGGAGATTGCGCGCGACATCTTTTTCAAATCACAAATTGGCACTTGACGAAATTTGGCCTCGGCCTGTTCTATGGTGCGCACCAAGCGTTTATTCCTAATAGTCGACATTATGGCTTCTGTTGAGTGCGGCGCCGAAACACTTTTAGTACTGACCGACTCTCCTTCGACATCGACCATTTATATGGCAAACTTGCGCAGTGGGCGTCTGCGCGTGGCGGTGTGCCAAAAATGACAACAACTCATTGCAGGGTTTAATAAATATTTATTGCGTTCTAAATACATTAATTACACATCCTGTCGAGTAAGTACACACACATGAGTTTAAATAGATGTAGTGTTGTTTTACATTACATTAATTCTGAGTAATTGACGCAAGTGATTCATTACAGTAAACGTGATAAGCGGGACAAATATGTACGACATGATGTAATCGCTATAATTAACGTTGGCGGCCTTTGTCTTTAGCATTGTGCCGCCGCCGTTGCTCGTATTGATCACATGCTCCGTGTACCATATGGCCTTGTGTATGGGCGAGACGGCTTGATGACGAATAAAGTGGCGCAACTCGTTTAACCGCTTGCGGAATGTGGGATTTTGGGCCACATCCGTGATGGCCTCGGTCAATTGGAATGCGTCCACGTGCACGGTGTCTACGACGCGTCCGATGCCCAGTTCAATGTACTTGTTAGTGTTGAAGGCTTGATCGCCCATCATTGGCATTCCGACGAGGGGAACGAGCGCGTCGATGGCCTCGTCCGTGCTTTGCACACCGCCCTGCGTGACGAAGGCGCGCACGTTTTTGTGGTGCAACAAATTGTACTGGTCGAACCACGACTGAATGAACACGTTGGGCGGTAGATTTGTCAGAAAGCCATCGTACTTCCACAGTATCGTGTAGGGCAGCGCTCTAAAGGTGCGCAGTAGCATTTCGATGAATTCAGACTCCATTTCGTCGGTGCTTATGCCCGAACCGAAGCTAACGTAAACGGCGCCCTCGGTCGCATTGTCCAACAGTTCTCGAACCATCCCGAAGAGCGGCTTCGGTCGCTTGTCGACGAGATGCATGGCGCCCAGATATTGAACGCTCGGCGGCACCGGTCGATTGTTGTCGAAGACGGCGTGCGTGTTGACGAACAGCAATTGTACACGATTCCGCAGTTCCTGGACGGTGGGTGTGTCGGCGCCGAACTGTCGCTTCAGCAGTCGATTCTGTTCGTCTGCGAGCTTGCTAAACTCGTTTTGGAGTCGCAGCTCGACGTAGATCTCGTTGATCATGTCCCAGACGTTGAGGCCGCTAAACTTGTCGCGCCACAAATTCGGATAGTAGACGGGATGCCGGCTGACGGCGCCCATTGTCTCGAAGTTTTCGGCGACAGCGTAGCCCGACGAGATCTGAATGACGGGTATGTCGCCGAACAGATGCGAGAACACGAGCGCGTAATCGATGAACGCCTCCGTGATGAGCACGTCGAATTTTAGGTGCTGCCTCTTGTCGAGAAAACTCTTTACGTCGGGCAGGTCGAATTGGTCGCTGATCATGCGCACCAGAGACACGTAGTTGTGCGCGGTGACGGTGCCGCTGTCGGCGACGAGCCCGCGTTTTCGAAACACGCCCGCCTGTTTCATGAGTCGTTTGAAGTAGTCTTGCGAGAGCGAGGCGTCGATTTCGGTGATGTTGCGTCTCAGATCGCGATCGTCGTCCTCGTTACTGTAGAGAGGCAGCTCGTCGGTGTAGCTGATGCGGTTCGTCGATTTGATGACGACCACTTCGTGGCCGCGCTCGACGAGCGCTCGAATGTACACCTTGAAGACGCTATGGTGTGAGTAGGCGGGAGTCGGGAACACGGCCAAGATGCGAGCCGGCGCAGCCCTTCCCAACAAGAATAAGGCCAACAAAAGAATGGGGACAACGCGGCCGTTCATGGTGACAGACGACTCCCGACAATAAATAGGTGACCTAAAAAAATCTTTATATACGAATCCTCGAACGGAAGTCTGTTATACTCGTTTTGTGTGAAGTGAGAATAAATTAGCGCTAGTAAAAGAGTAAGGACGGGACTACACGCCATGCATACGAAATCGAATCTAGTCAAATTGGCCGACGGTCAGACCATTAATGTGTCGCCCGTCACGGAACGCATCTACCTTGGCGGGATCGTGTACGACGCAGAGTGTCTGAAGCGTTTCGTCGAAGAGTACAATATCGGCGCGATCGTTAGTATATGGGACGACGATATGTTGAGGGCGCAACAATTGGGCATAGCTCCCTCGGACTACTTGTACATTTACGCGCACGACGACCTCATCACGAACATCATGCAGCACTTTGAGACCGTGTACAATTTCATTAGACAGAAGGTGCACGACGAGCACAAAAATGTGTACGTGCACTGTCATGCGGGTCTGTCGCGCAGCGCGACGGTACTCATATACTATCTGATGAAACATTACGGAATCGGTGTGTCGGAAGCGTACCGCATGGTAAACTCGAAGCGCCGCATAAGGCCGAACGACTCGTTCCTACGCCAGCTGCAAATGGCCGAGTCGTCTATGGAGTTTTAGCGCGCGGATGCGTCAGTCGGTGCGCGGATGCGTCAGTCGGTAATCGTCAAACTGCACGTCGGCGCAATTGTAGAAGCCCTCGCCGACGACATCGTTGCGTTGCCATCGAACGAACAGCACAAATTTTTGCGAGCGAAACGGCACTCGCACGGGAATCGTGTAGAGCTGGTCGCCGACGCACGCGTCGTCGCCGCCGTCGTTCTTGACGAGTTGCGAGCCGTCGCCGCCGATCAACTCAAGGTCGCTCCACGAGAGCTCGCGAGAATAATTGTACTCGGGCCGCGACACGTACACCTCGAAATAGCTGGGCTCGTGCACGGCCGTCGGACAGAAATGGATGACCAGTTGGTGGCCGCTCTGATACTTTTGCTTGGCATCGTGGTAGAGTGTGTCGGCTCGCCAGAGGGTCGTGGGCTCGTCGATGCCCGATTTGTCGCCGAAAACGTTGAGACGGTCGTCGGCGCCGGCGGCGCATAGATTCCGCGGCACGACGTTCGTTTTGATGTGTTCGTGGTCGTGGTAATTGGGGCCGGCGAGCGCGGAGTACTCGTAATACTGCTGAAACATGTACTGAGCCGCGTTGGCGGCGACGCCGCTCGACTCGCCCTGCGAGCGATACTTGGAGTATAGGGTCTTGTAGGCGAGGCGGCACGCATCGTTGGGGATGTCGTCGCCGTTGTCGGGCCACCAAAAGTGGCCGTCACGATAGCATTTATATTGGCGGGCCGCCGGCTGCGACAGATAGCCGTGCGCCGCGACCGCGCATATCATATACATTAATACCAATAGACGATGCATTTTAATAGCTTATTAATGGTGATGTGTAAGAGACAACCAAAGTTATGAACAACAATTGGTGCCTGTACATTGTGCGCGCTGTTTCGCAGCAATCCTCTAAGGAATACATTCTGTACACCGGTATCACAAAGGATCCCAATCGACGCTTCGGTCAGCACTGTCGCGGAACGGGAGCAAAGTGTTTGCGTCGTAGCGCAACGCTGGAGCTGGTGTACGTCTCGCCGCCGATCTACACGCATCGACGAGTCGCGCGCGCCGAGTACAGATTGAAACGCAAACCCAAAAAATTCAAGGAGTGGATCGTCGCCACCAAACCACACAATATCGTTGAAATGCTAGGAACTTGATTTAGTGTTGAATAAAAAAAATTATAAATTAAAAACGTTTGTTTATTCTTCGTCATCCTCTTCTTCGTCACTATAAATACTATAGATTTTAGTTTTAAAGTAACATGTCTCGCAGATGAATTGCTTTAGAGGTTTAGTCGGAACTTCGGCAGTGTAGACCTTCGTGATGGGATTGTAACTTCTGTTGACTATCAGCATAAACTCGAGATTATGAATCTGGTTTTTATTGTGATCGTTGTACAACTCCGTATATTTAATGCCGCACTGACCGCAAGCTAGTTTAAAAATGCACTCTTCGCACCTGCGCACGGACCACCCATGGCCGTAGGGTAGTCTCAAAGCTTTCATAGGGTACAAAAATTTTACCTGTTCATTACATTGCCGGCATCGCGGCAGGCGTCGCAGATTACGATTCATGCAAATCGTACAATAGGCATCCGCGACCACGTCGGACATGTCATAGTTGTCGACGACCATGCGCCGCGCCGATATCACGCCCGGCAGGCCGCAAAACTTGCACATGCGACACTTGACACATAGATTCGTATCGACGCTGCCCGGAGGCGCGAAAAAGCGATGGTCGCATCGCCAGCACCGCTTCGTAAACACCTCGATGCCGTAAAGCAGGGACACGTCGTCGTCGAGGGCGGCCATGCTCAGTTGCTGAAGACTAAACACATTTTTCTTCCTCAGAAATTGAGATATGAACAGCTGCTTCTGTTTTTTATACGACAAACACGACGACGACTCCACCTCCGACGCCGGCCTCTTGTTTTGCTGGTTCAAACTGTTTCCTTGCATGATGCAGGTTTTTTGAGTAAAATAAACTATTGTGCCAATTTATATTGTATTATTATCAGAGTTTTATCTATTATCAGAGTTTTATCTATAATCAGTATAGATTAATATCAGTATGAGTGTACGGAGTGTTGTACACGAGGTTTTAGTTCTTTGAGGAATGTCAGACACTCAAAGTTCGAGTTTTTCGTTTACATTTTTACCGCTTTGCAGTGATTTTTGTTTGTACAAATAATTTGCCTGTTTCGCTCCCAGGCCTTTGTTGATGGCGTTGAGAAGGTCTCCGTTGTCGGCGTCGATTTCCCAACTGAAAACGCCCGCCAGTTCATGATCGAGCACATACTTGGTCTTGTCGGCTACAGATTTCGGATTGTCGTAAGTGACTAGGTTGCCGTTTTCGCGATTATACACGTACGCGCCTTTCGCCATTTCGTCGTAGTAATAGTTGTATTGGGTGAGGTTGTGCACGATCTGTCGATAGTCCACGACGCCCGCCTCCCAAGTGCCGGGCACGGGCCCGGTAGCGACGCCCAGGAATGGGTTTTTGTCGTCGCCCGTCACCCCGGTCCAGCCGCGACCGTACATGGCGACGCCGATGGCTATTTTGCCGGCGGGAACGTTCTGGTCGAGAAGCGCCTCGACGGCACGGTCGGCGCAATACGGTTCGTCGGGACGCCACGCGGGCGCAAACAGTGCCGCCTGATGGCCCAGATCGGTGTTGCTCCACGCGCCTTTGAAATCGTACGTCATGAGAAAAATCGTGTCGAGGTACTTTTGCGCTTCGGCGTAATCGACCACGGCGATCTTGTCGTTGCCCGCGCTGATGGCCGACGTCAGCGGATAGTAGCGGTCGGTGCGAGCGCCGAGGGCGTCCAGTTGGATGCGCAGCTCGTGCAGCAGGGCAGTGTAGGTGGCGCGGTCGCGCTCGGCGTTGCCGACATCGGGATTGGCTCCTTTGCCGCCCGGAAACTCCCAATCGATGTCGACGCCGTCGAAGAACTTCCAGGTCAGCAGAAAGTCCACGACGGAATCGATGAACGTTTGGCGCACGGTCGCGTCGTGCATGTGAAAGAATGGGTCCGACAGCGTCCAGCCGCCGATCGACGCCAGCACCTTCAAGTGCGGATTGGCTAATTTGACGCTCATCAATTGCCCAAAGTTGCCTTTGTACGGCTCGTTCCACGTAGAGACGCCCTTTTGCGGCTTCTGAATGGCGGCCCAGGGATCGTGGATCGTCACCTTGAAGTCGGCGCGCCCGGCGCACGAGCGCTGCAGCGCCTCGAAACTGCCGGGAACGGTCTTGAGGGCGTCGTTTATGCCGTCGCCGCCGCATATCGGCACGAAACCGTACAGCAAGTGCGACAGGTTGGGCGCGGGCACTTTGTCGACGGGAAACTGCCGCAGATACACGCCCCACTCGACGAAATAGGCGGCCACAATTTTCTCGGGATGTTTATCAAAGCGCTTGTTGTTTTCGAGGAAATCGTATACTAGCGGCGCGAGATGAGAACCGTCGGTGTCGGCGACGATCACTTTGACCGCGCTACTTGTCGAACAGCCGTCGACGTTGCACAGCTTCACTGTCATGTCGAACTTGCCGCCTTTGCTGACCGACACCACTGCCTTCTTGACGGCGGCATCGCCCATGTACATTTGCTTGTCGTCTAACAGAACGTAAGCGACGTCGCCATGATCTCCCGACCAAACGTTCCACGACACCGGCACATCGACGCTCGGCGAGACGGTCACGAGGTTCTCGTAAGACGTGGCTTCGTGGTTGACTTTAACTAAAGCATAATTACGATCGGCCCAATCGATACTGGGCACGCCGGGCACCAACGCCGCCGCCGAAGTCACCAACGTCACGAGCAGCGTCAAAATATAGGGCATTATATAATTAAACCTTATTAACATATATTTAGTCGTATAATGTATATATAACAATAAAGAATTATAAACTTATTGAATTTTTTTCTTCATGCAAAACTCACTAGGCTAGACAGTTGCGGTGTTTGCTTTCAGCGAAAATTTTCGTTGAAAGCAAAGATCGGGTGTGCAATCTCGTGTTTATCTAATCACTATGATATCTTATCGAAATATTCAATATAAAAAAAGGTGCATCCAATAAATTATTACTGTTTTATTTTGCAAGTTACTGCACTGTATTATTTTTACACTATGGCACCAACTCTACCTAGAATCATTTACCAGTCACCAAATTTTGACGAGACCGCAGACTTGATTCTGTTTAGTCAGCGTTTGCTGCAAGAAGAGGAGGACGAGATCAATACGAAGGCGGTATTTGCCGATTTGGTGTCCAAGGGCTATCACCTGTGTGTGGTGGCGGATCGCACTGTCGTTGTAAAGAAAAAATTCGACCTCTCGGCCCACTATCGCCAACTAATGAAGGAGACGCTCGTGCAGCTGGGTCATCCGGTCAAATTTGCCCATTTGGAGCAATTCGATAAAATGCGTTTCGCCATCGACACCGACGACTACGATCGCATCGACTACGAGGGGCCAAAGGAAACAATTCTATTGGGCAAGCGTAAAAGGACCGCGCCCAAGTATATTCGTAATGATTACATCAGCGACTACTACAAACGTTTGTTATGTTCCTCCTGATTTTTGTAAAGATTTGTATTAATAAAATTATTGTTGTATGTTAAGTTTTGTAATAAATAAAAAATGTAAAATTAAAGTAATTGTTTTATTTACATTATAATACTTTTCACACATTATTATAATTATCGTAATTAATTATACATTATTGTTTACAAGCGACAAAAATTCATTTAATTTAGTTTTAAAATCCTTGTGTAGCAGCTTTGTGGACTCGCAGAGCAGCCCAAAGATTTTGCCAAAGATTTTGGCTGGCGGTAAAGGGTTGACCTCGTTGTACGGCAACACAGCCTTGTAGCATAGCGCAGCCGCTTCGGTAAAGTTCGACTCGTTGACCGGCCATGGTACTGCGTTCCTAACAAATTGCGGAGTTAGGAAAAGAAGAGCGTTGGTTTTGCTTAACTCATTCAGATTGTACTCTTTCTTGAGCTTGTATTTCAATCCGTTGCAGCGCACAATATAGCCTTCGATGAGTTTGTCGCTGTCGTCGTTGTGTTCCGGAAATAGTAGTGAACGAAACTTGATGTCTCGCACGAAATCCTCGTACAAGAACGTCTCGTAAGGAATGGTGTCGAAACCGGCACCATTGGCGAGCAGGTTTTGCGCCAACTCAAACTCGACGTCCTCCTCGTTGCCGTCGTCGCAGCACTTGATGTCGTAGGCATAGTACTTGAGCTGTTCTTGTTGGGCGACATACGAGATCTCGTTGAGCGGCTTGGTACGTTCGGCGTCGAGCCATCCCACGAGCTCGCCGTAAACCACAAGCGACTTGAAACCAGTGGCCTGTTGCAAGCGGCGCGCACACATCTCAAGATGGTCGCGAATAGAGTGGTAGCCCATGAAGTCGTTGCGCACTCGATACGTGTTGCGCGAGCCGTACGAGATGGAGCCCTCGTCGACAATGATGCGAAAATTGCAACCGTCCAGCTTCTCTTGGACAAGCACCTCCTTGTGCCACAACGCTCCGCAGACCGAACGCGACAGCTGTTGAATCGACGGATAGATGAGCTTCGTGATGTGGCGCTCGAGAGGCATCACGGGCGCGCCCTCGTTCATCATGTACATTACGATAGCTTTGCGCACGTCGAATCTTTCCGGCAGAGGCGGAATCCTGTCCAGGCGTGCCATAAGCGTCTCTTGCCATTGCTGCATGTACTGCACCTCGTCGCTGCTACTGCTCGCGCCCGTCCTGCGTTTTTGCATTAGCGACTCGTACAATGCCACCTGCTCCCCGTTGTTGAACAGCAACTCGGGCAGACGCCTGTGCTCGGGAAACTTGCGAACGCGCAACCAGCGATCCACAAACGCCAAATGAAACATCATCGCCAACAAATTTTTGGGATTGTCGGGCGATTTTTTCGATTCCTTTTTGGTTGACGACGACGACGACGACGAAATTCTGTAAGCGCGGCACATTGTCTTCATAATGTTGGGCATGCGCATGTCGGTGAGGGCACGAATAAACGTGAAAAGCTCCGTGTTCGGCTGGCCGTACTTGTCGATGATGTCTTCTTGTCCGGCAAAAATGCCCAAATAATAGTAGGTGCCTTTGTAGATTCCCATAAGGGCGTTATAGAGATCGACGTGAGTACAGTCGCCCTCCTCGGTTTTGTCGTGCCGGTTTACCAAGCGATTTCGGTTGTCCAGGTAGAGCAGAAAATCGGACTCGTCGCACTTGGTAATGATCACGTAGTCGTAGTCGCTGTCCTCGGTGTTGTAGCCCTTGGCACGGCTGCCAATGTCGAACTTGATGTAGACCATGGCGGTAGTAGTAGTAGTAGTAGTAGTAGTAGTAGTAGTAGTAGTAGTAGTGGTAGTGTTACTGAAACAATGTTCAGCGATCAACTGTAAAGCCTCATTGTCGACGCCGTTTTTTATACCCGAAAATGACTAATTATCTTGCTTACACAGCACTATTTCAAGGTCACAAACAATGACACAAACAATTACATTTAATTGCACAATATTTAATTATTGATGACAATATGACAATTGCATAATATATTCTTTAACATCACAGGACCTAACATCCATTAAAAAAATATATAAATAAATAATAAATGCAATTTTAGCAAACAGTCGACAAACATGTCTCTGTCGAAGAGCACAATACTGACCCTAGTGCTCATACTGGTCGAGTTTAGTCGCAGTATGCTGAGCAGCGCAATGAACATACCGAGTCTGGATCTTCAGAAAACGCTCAGCGAGAGGCTGTACAAAGGCGACAAATCGCTACTGATGACCAGAGTAGATATTGCGTCGAGCGCGATAACGTTTTTAGTGAGCGTGCCGCTAATTTTGCTGAATGGCAAGAAAAATGTGCTAAAGTACAAGACACGCCTAATGCTGTTGCCCGCCTTCGGCTGTTTCATGAGTTTAGTGTCTTTAACCTATCTCACAAACCACCAACACACCGTTTCGGCGGCGGGCGTCTATGTGCTGCTGCTGTTACCCTCGCTGACCGGCGAGTTGTTCTTGTTCGAGACGTGCCTATCGGATATTGCGGCGAGCGCGGTGACCTGCAAACAGCATCGCGTCTCAATATTTCTGTGGATGAAGGGCGCCAAAATAATCGGAGTATGCGTCGTCCAGATTCTGCTGCCCATCGTCGGCGTCGATGAGAATACGATGCTTCGAAGCGTGTCGCCGGCGACGTGTGCGATGGTAATCGTGTCTAGTATACTACTCGTCTTTGTCGAAAGCTGCTACTCCGCCGCCGTCGCCGTCGACGACAATGACTTTGCTCTCAATGAAAAAGTAAATGATGATGATAATGATGATGAAATCAAGATTTACGATGAAACTACGATCAAATTGAAGCCGTCGCCGGTGTCGTCGCCGCCGTCGATTTTGAAAACTCTGCGCGGCTTTACCGTTTATCATGGTCTACTGTGCGCGTTAATAACGTTGCACAGCGCTCAGCGTGGCGAGTACAAGTTCACCTACGTATTTCTGTCTACACATCTGCACAACACCGAGGCTCGCCTCAGGATAATTAACGGTTGCCAATATCTACTCTTCAGCGTTTCCCTGTACTCTATGGGATTTGTTGTAAAGACGTCTAAAAGTGCGAACATTACTCTGAACGCTTTCGTTGTGTCCATGGTGTTTAGCGCGTGCGCTCGAGTGTGTCAAATAGTAGCGTGGGAGCTGACCCGCTTCGACGTGTGGATTCTGTCGGCGGTGCTGTCGACGCCGGGCCCGCTGGCGTACCAGGTGGTGCAGCAAGTCATGTACAAAAAATTGGCGGACGAGCGCCTGGCGGGCGTTGTTCTTCTGACCGCCGACAAATTCATGTCGATACCCGTCACGCAACTGTATCAGGTGGCGTATCGCGACTGGCTCGTCTGCCCGTTTTACGTTACGCTCACACTCATGGTGCTGGGAACGATTGTGGGTCTTTCGACGAAGACTATGCGCGCCTGGATTAGAGGATAAAAAAATTAAAAAATTATTATTATTATTATTAGTACAAATTTTATATAAAATGTATTGCGTTTTTTTTTCTCTATATACTTTTAAAGGGTGCATGAAAGTAAGTATCAATTGTTTATTGAATATTATAATGAACAAATCACTATTGTTTTTGCTACTCGTCAGCACCGCGCTGACGCGTCAAAACGATGCGGTACACACGCCCACCATTAAACCTACACTATACAATATCAACAGCGCACCGCTCTACTTTGAGAAATTCATCTCGCAATACAACAAACACTACAAGAACGAAGACGAGAAAAAGTATCGCTATAACATATTTCGTCATAATATCGAGTCGATCAACCACAAAAACAGCCGCAACGACTCTGCCGTCTATAAAATTAATCGTTTCGCCGACATGACAAAGAACGAAGTGGTGATCAGACACACTGGCCTCGCCTCCGGTGAGTTGGGGGTAAATTTTTGCGAAACCATTGTGGTCGACGGTCCGGGCCAGCGTCAGCGGCCGACCAGCTTCGATTGGCGCACCCTCAACAAAGTCACGTCGGTGAAAGATCAGGGCATGTGCGGCGCCTGTTGGGCTTTTGCCGGTCTGGGCGCGCTCGAGAGTCAGTACGCGATCAAGTACGATCGCCTTATCGATTTGTCGGAGCAGCAGCTGGTCGATTGCGACCATGTCGACATGGGCTGTGACGGCGGTCTCATACATACGGCATACGAGGAAATCATGCGCATGGGTGGCGTCGAACAGGACTTTGACTATCCGTACCGCGCTGAGCGCCAGCCGTGTGCTCTCAAGCCACACAAATTCGCGGCCGGCGTTCGCAGTTGCTATCGCTATGTGCTTTTAAACGAGGAGCGTCTCGAGGACCTGCTGCGGCACGTCGGGCCGATCGCGATCGCCGTGGATGCCGTCGATATCACCGACTACTATGGCGGCATCGTGAGTTTCTGCGAAAACAACGGCCTCAATCATGCCGTGCTTCTAGTGGGCTACGGTGTCGAAAATAATGTTCCGTACTGGATTTTAAAGAATTCGTGGGGCAGCGATTACGGCGAGGACGGTTACGTGCGCGTTCGGCGCGGCGTCAATTCTTGCGGCATGATCAACGAGCTGGCGTCGAGCGCTCAAGTGGCCTGATGGTAACGTTATAGTGTGGTTGTTGAGCTCTTGTATTGTGATGTTTTCGAGCGGCACATCGTCGTCGGACCGCAGCCGTCTCTTGCGTCGTCGCATACACGAGCTCGCCCGATATATTTTTGTTTTCAGCGTAATAATTGCCATCAACACTAACAGGCCCAATATTATTTTGGCGTAACTCACGCCTGCGGCATCGGTTCTCTCCTCAATTTTATTAATCTCGTTCACGATCAATTCAATTATGCCGGCAATATCATGTTCGTGGTTGTACTGTTTGAGTGTATTATTATTATTGCTGCTTTCGTTATCAAAGATACTGAGATAGGGCGCAGTCATACTTATTTGCACAACACTTCGAGTTTGGCGTTTGTAATAGCACCACCACCACCACCACCACCACCATGCTACGAAATCACCATCAAGCGGCGGTCACGTACGCGCCTAGTCAGATCGAGTTGATGTGGAATAGTGTCGCGTACCGCGACTGTCGCCATTTTGCCTTTTTCGATGGCGCCCGATGGCATCATCCCGACGTTTATTTCGACGACGTCGACGCGTTCGCCTCGTTCATCAATCGCAATCGCATCAGCGACGTGCACGCCAAGCCGCTCGACAGCGGACGAGAATGGGTGATCGACGTCGATATTGAGGCGTGCGATGACGTCGACCTCGACCTGAAGATTCGCGTGGCGACCGCCTGTTTCGAGGATTTCTTCGGCGAAAACGTGGCGCGCATCATGCACACCGGCAACCGAGGCATCCATGTGTGGTTGCGGATCGATCGGTTCGCGATGCGCGCCTCCAAGCAGCTGCGCGAACATTATTATAAGGCGTTTGTGCCGCCCGTCGAGTTAACCCCGTCTACGGCTCTGCCCGAAGGGTGTTTCGCCGCGTCGTTCGTGAAGGCCGTACGTCGACTGGGACCGAGTTGCGATCACAAACCGCTATTGAGCTGGTGGCCAGCGGTAGATAAGCACGTGTTCTGTAATAATAGCCAAATTCGTGTTCCGTTCAGCTACAACTATAAAGGCAAAAAATTCTCGACGCTACTTCATTAGGATGTTTGAGTTTATAGTAAACTTATTCGGCGGCAGCGGAGGTGGCGATAAGGGCGGCGACGAAAGCAGCGGTGTTGTCGCCAACAAGAGTGGACTACTCTGTGGATTTTCGTACTTGTTCAAGAAGAAACGCATCCGCTTCGACGAACAATTCTCGTTTACGATCCACTACTTGTTCAATGACGAAATTTGGTTGGCCGCGAACGCCTTCGCCGCCGGCGTGGGATTCTCGGATCCGGCGGAGGCGGTGCGGCAGTTTGTCGACTCTAAATACAAATGCTCCCTCAATCAATTGGTGTTCAACGTCGGCGGCGGCGGCGGCGGCGGCGGCGAAGACAATAACGCCGAAGAGGGTTTGGTGTGCGTGAACAAACACGGAGTGCTGCAGCTGCTCGATCAAATTGATTTCGACAACAAGGCGGAATTCATGGCGTGGCTCATCGAAAATGTGTACGCAGAGCTGGAGAATAAATTTTTGCCGTCGCCCATCGACGAGAAACTCAATAAAATGCTGACGGCCGTCGACGACATTAAGCAGCACAACGACGAACTGGCACGCACCAACGAGCATTTTAAGTCACAAGTAATCGAGCGTATCGAGATGTTTGACCGGCGAATTGCGCAGCTCAACGACAAGATGGTCATGTTCGAGAACGTCGACGAGCTGTACAGGCGTTTACGCGAGCATCACCGCACCACGACGGCATCGACGTCCTCCGCCGCTCGACATCTCCGCCATCCGTCGTTTCTGTCCGCGTCGGACGTCGGCGGCGGCGACAGCGGTGATATTATCGGCGAAAATGGGGACTTGTGTCGTTACGAGACGGTTCGATTTCCGCGAGACACGTCCAAACATCCGCGATTATCGGTGTTTGTGAAACCCTCGGAGAGCGGCACGCAGCTGGCGTTTGTGGCGAGTCAGCAGCGGCGGCACGGCGTGCTCAAACGCAAGTACAACGACATGGAGATGATCTACGACAGCGTTCACCCCAACCCGCAACTGGCGATGCAATGCATCAACGAAGAGCTCGACATGAAGAATTTTGACTACCGAAAACAATCGAGGCGTACGCTACACATTAATTGTTCCGTCGACACTGCTAAATCGCTCATACACGAAAATTTGTAAATATCTAAATAAAGTATACACTGCTGCAACGACTTGGTTTGCTTTCAACGAAAAACCTAGACGAAAGCAAAGATTATCGATGTTTGCTTTCAACGAAAAACCTCGACGAAAGCAAAGATTATTGATGTTTGCTTTCAACGAAAATCTTTGACGAAAGCAAAGATTATTGATGTTTGCTTTCAACGAAAAACCTCGACGAAAGCAAAGATTGCGTACAGTCTTTATTTTTATGTTTGCTTTCGTCGAAGATTTTCGTTGAAATCAAAGATTGTGTATATAACCTAAAGTGACAACATGTATTAGGTCACGTAGGCCAAAGCGACGACGTGAGCTCGGTCACGTACACCACAAAAGATTATTGATAAAAGTAATTTTATCTAAAGATAACTACAACCGATTAAGATAAGTGTCAATATATAAAGCGTTCGAGTTTATACCGTCGATCAGTCGCGACACAACTAGTAAACCGACAATACTACAAAATGGGAATGGACACGTATATTTCGGTGAACGGCGAGACCTTTGACGCTGTGCGCTCGTACTGGCACAAGTTTGTACCAGGAAAAACGGTGCTGACGATCAAATACTGGGCGGAAGAGGGCGAACATCCGTGGCAGGACGTTGACGTGAGCGTCAGAGAACGAGACACAGGATCAAGCTGGTACTGTTGGTTCAGAGGAGAAGGTACGCATACACTATTGATTCCCCATGACGCCATGGTAGTGGTGGGCATGGGTGAGAGGGGTCCGAAGAAATTAAACCAAGTGTGGTACAGCAACGACGTCGATAGCGTCCGCATTCGCGAAAACCCGGTGACTGCACTGGAGGCAATGAGCACTCGAGAAGACCTGGCTCGGTTCATCTTGGCATTCGTACGTCACGAAGACAACTTTTATTTCTCAAACAGTGCACCGAAGATGACAGCGGAAGACTTTACGGACACTGAGCAGATTCGGAAAGTAGATAACGCGATGCGACTGGCGACGCAGGGAGTAATCGACAAAAACTACAGGCATCCCGAACATCCCAAAGTGCCTTTGGGGCTCTACATGCGCAAGTTTGCGCGCCGATGGTTCGGCGGACTGGGAAAGTCGGTCGTTAAGCCGAAGACTACGACTAGTGATTGATGATTATTATTTTGTATGTCTAATTTTAATAAATTCTATAATAAATACAAACAACACAAATAATGTAGTATTTTTATTTATTTTCAATTACATTTCAATAGAAGGTAACGACGTGTCGCGTTGTTGTTGTTGTTGTTGTTTAGGCATTGCGTAATAGTTGATATTGAAAACGTTCTTTACGAAATAGTTCTGGCAGTTGTTCATCGTGTGCACCACCTGTTCGGCGGTGTACATTTCGCTGGCGTTTGAGTGAGTGCGCTGTAGCGTGCTCGGCACCAATTCCTTGGACATGTTCTCGACGATTTGCTCAACGATCGCGTTGATGCGCTCTTTCGCCTCGACACTGGGCGTCAAGCATTTGGCCACACAATCGTCTTCGCCGGTCAGTTCTAGAGCCTTAAACTCTTCAATCAATTTCGAGTGCGTCACTCTGTTCTGCCCACACATTTTTACGTCGGCGCGATACTTGGCGCGCAACTCGTTCTCGTCCAGCACCTCCATCTCCGTTTTCAATTTGTTAGTGTAGCGCAATCCGTAAAACATGTGCGGTCGATCGGTGCGTACTTTCAGCCACACCATCACCGGGTTCGGGCACTTGAGCTGCAGAAACTTTTCAGAGTCGCGCAGCCAGGCGTAGCGCTTCGAGTTGGACAGTTTGGGTCGTTTTTTATCGGCTGTTGTTGCCGTCGTTGTGATTTCCTGCCGATAGCGCTCAATCGCCTTGTCCTGCTGCTCGATCTCGTTCAGTTGGCTGCGACACATGCGGATGCGACGTTTGCCGTTCACTAGGCGCTCGTAGCCCGTGATGTACTCCTCCTTGTGCGGATGCTCGGTGAGAGCGGGCACCACCCTTCCGCTTATGTCCGTTAGAGTTTGACGCATCTGCTCATTCTCCTCGATGTTATCTTTGGCGAGCAGAGCGTTAACCGCAAACTGAGTCATGGTCATGTTCGCAGCAGTAGCCAAATCCTTCATTTGCAGCTGCATCTTATACTCTCGTTCCTTGTACTCGGAGATTTGCTGCTCGTAGTTGCGTTTCATTTCTGAAATTGTAGTTTCATATTTTGCAACTGTAGTGTTAGCTTGAGACAATTCCAATTTAAGTTGAAGACTTTCAATCTGTGCGTCGGCTAGTTTCTTGTCGTAATTCTCAATATCGGCCGAAAATTTGTCTTCAATATTATACTTGCCGGTTCTTCTCAGTTCGGGCAACACCTCTTCGAACAACCAACGCTGAAACTCCTCGGCCGCAGGCAGTTTAGATCTCATTATCAGAGCATAAACTCCGGCTTCGGTGATAAACACTGTGTTGGGCTGCCAATTCGGTGGAAGTTGAGTCTCGTCAAATGACGTCAGAAGGGTACCCTGAGACAGGGTACCCATTATTTCTTCCCATTTTTTACTCCATTGCGGTTTTACGTGTTGTTTTAACGCGTTCCACGGTTTTGCGTAACCCAAAAACTCGGCAATTCCATGTCCTCCGTACATGAACTTGTCTTTTTCAACTTTAACGATCCACACTACACACTCGACCCCGCCAATATTGCACTTTTTGTTGACGAGAGTCATGATGTCGATATTCGCGATACGTGTTGTATAACCAAGATGTGTACAAAAACCGATACACGATCGGTCGCGACATTCGTTTATATAGCGACGCTACCGTCGTCGATTTCATAATCAAAGCGTAAACGCCAGTTTCGGTGTGAATTAAAGCGTAAAGCGTGTTTTAGATGACTGTGACACGTATTAATAAAGTCGAGAAGCTTCTTTTTCGCTTGCTCGATGACAGGTTAGTCTCAATAGATAAGTTTATTAGTCATTATGATAAAACGGATATTATTTCTCATCGTCGTACTAGTGATTTTGATAGTGGGAATCGTTCAATATCTACACTGGTTGTTTCCCACGTTCGTTCCAGAACCCACGTTTGTTCCGGGACCCACGTGCGACACATACTACGTAAACAACAACCTACGCGTGTGTCCCGACAAGTACGAGTTTAACCACAAAAAACGGTCGTGTGTGCCGATTGATGAGACGGGCTGCACGGCAGCCCTGGAACCCACTACTATTACCGCTAGCGAGGCGTCGTGCACCAACAGGCAAATTGCACGCCTTATCACTTGGCCATGTCAAGTGGTGTTAGACTGTAATCGGAATATATGGAATGGGATGAGAGTGGCGCGGGAGGGTTATTGTTTTCGATTGAATGACGACGACGAGTTTGAGGAGGTAGAGTGTATGCAGGTGCCGGGATGTCGCCATTTAGATTTGGTCCATGTGCCCACACAACTTGTGTTCGACGATACGAGAGGTTCTGACGAATTAAGATGCAGCAACAGTCAATTAATTACTCTCAATAATGAAGTAATACCATTGCATCCACGTGACACTGCCCATCCATGTATTTCGACTTGGACCTGTTTTAACAATCAAGTATCATCAGACGTCTGCATTTTCACCTCGTCCTGTAAAAGCGACACGGCTATGTGTGCGAATTGTGCAAATTTTGAAAGATGTAAATATCTAAACGCATACACTCCCGTCGCGGCCATAGTCAATTCCAGTTGAGTACAGTATTTTGATGAATAAAAAAACGTTTTTAAATAAACAAAATTTTTTATTAAACACATTAATCCTCCTTTAAAAATTACATATTGGATTCGAGCCTCTGCACGTGCCCGATTTGAAGCAGAGTCGGTCTTTGTTTTTCATGTTGACGCAATTTGGCGGTTTGTATAGAGTGGCATTCTTGAAGAGGATTCTCTCAAACTCTTGAACGCACTTATCTTCGTGTTCGTAGAGCAGACTCATGGCGTCGAGCAGGCACAACTTAGCACATTTCGTGCACGTGACCACGTTGGCGATGTACGTGTTGAAAATGAATCGTTTGCGGAATCGTTTGCCGCGCGGCATCACCTCGAAATCGGCCAGAAACCTCTGCATGCAATCGGGCAGTTTGAGTTTGGCGCGCAGCATTTGTGCAACCTCGCTCTTGACACTTGCACTCTTGAAGCACACGTTCTTTAGGTTTTTGTACGACGACGACGACGACGACTTAGCACTGCCGCTGCTCCTTCTTTTTTCGTCAGAGCTGTCTTTATTTTTGAGCAGGTAATACAACCGCATACCATTGATCCTGACGCGCAGGCCATTGTCGACGAACTGTGTGAATGGTGTGACTTGTAGAGGCACGTCGTCGAGCGACACGATGTAGTCGGCGTCCTTGTTGATGGTTTCCAAGTTGTTAGTATTTGATGGGGTCCACGACAGTAACGGTGGTGGCGACATTTTTATTAATGTCGTTGTTGTTGCGATTGGTCGTGGTAGTGGTTATGATTTTATTATTGTTGTTGGTGAGATAGCGCGACGACGACGACGACGACGACGGATAATAATTGTCCATCGAGGTGGTCCTGATGCGCTCGCACAAGCTGCGATCAGAAACGGACTGCTGGCACATCTCGTAAACCTGCGATTTTAAGGTTCGTAAATCCTTACGCATAGACTCGTGTTGGCTCATCATGTTATCGTACTGATAAGCGCTTCTGCCGTCGCGATAACAATAGCGAGGGGAGGACGAATAATACATACTGCGATACGGGTAGATTGACTTCAAAAAACGAAAACATCTTATCGAAAGAAAGGTTCGTTACAATAAGATGCTTGCAGAATGTACGACAATTACGTCACCAATAATAATAACTCGAGCGGCGCCAGTGCAAACGCCGGCGTCGTCGACGCGGGCCAACAATTTCAGTACAACGACAAACTGCTCGAAGTGGTGATCATCGAGAACGGCGACGACGATCGCGACGGCTACGTCGAACTCACAGCCGTCGCTCAGCTCGTGGCGCCCATCGTCAATATACGCGGATTCAATCCCGCCGTGATGTGGGCCAACGTGCACAATTCGCAGCGTCTCACGCGCAACAACAAAAATTACGTGCACGCCTTCGCGCTCGGACGCTACCTGTCCTCTTACAAACTATCGTCGTCGTCGTCGAGACCCGAATTAATTGTGCTGAAACAGCTCATTTGCGATTTATTGATGGGCGCGCAGAGTCAAGTCGTCGATCCGCTCGTCGACATAAAGGCACAGCTGTGCAACTTGCAAGAGTGCCTAACGTCTTCGTCGGTGTCATCAGCGTCGGTGGCGACGGGAATCATGTATCCTTTGTCGTCGTCGTCGTCATCGTCGGTGGCGCCATACGAGAGCAGCAGCAGCAGCAGCCACTACAATGAAATGCTGCGCGATGTGTTACGCAGCGAGCACGCTTCGCTGTGTGCCAACATAAGCGGTGCTCTGGAGACCATCAAGAGTATGCAAGCGGACTTGACAAATAAGATTGCCTTCAGCAATGACACCATGCTCGATGGTTTCAAGTCCATAAAGGACATGATGTCTCGCAATAAAAAATAAGAGATTAACCGTGAAACGGACACACAATGAACTATTCCGCCGTAGCGTTAGTGCTGCTCGCTGCCTACCTATGGCACGCAAACAGCCTGCACAACGAACTGAATGTCATTAAAAAATTGTTAGTGGTAATTTTTGAGAATGCACAAGCGCGTTTCGACGCCATCACCGCAAATCTCGCCGAATACCACGAGTCCGTACTGACGAGTCTCGCAAAACTACACAATATGACTAAATATTCCGTGGACTTGGTGTTGGTGAATAGCAAAAAAATTGACGTTATCAACAACAAAATCGATAGTCTGCTCGAAAGTCATTAACACCACACTGACGACGAGATCATCACTATATAAATCGGCGACGAAACGTTTTCAATGTCAGTGTACGAAGCGCTCTCGATCTCGCCACCATGACAATTCCGAGCTTGTACAGATTGTGCGCGGAACGCATCGCCGTCGTGGTGCTCACTCAGAAGCAACGTTGGCTGTGTAATTATCTGGAGCGATGCCTAAAAACTTTGGATTTGCCCGATCTTCTCATCAACTACATCAGCATCAATAAAATGTATAAAGTGACGAATTTTTCGAATCTTCCAAATTGCTTGGACTGCGCTCGTGTGCAGCAGACTCGACCCGACTCCGAAGACACCTGCGGACTCGACGTGACCATCAAAAACAACGAAATCTACGTGTGCACTCTACCGAATTTGGGCCAAAGGATGATGCGTCTCGACATCGAGAACGGAACCTACGAGCTGCAAGATTTCAACGAAGGCTACGTCTTGCACGATAAAAGCAGCAGCGACGGCGGCAAGGTGCAGTTTGAAGATTTAGCTCATGTGTTTTCGTCCAAGAGCCGTCACTACGGTTTGAGTGCCAATTTCAACGAAGCGTGTGACGATTACGTCAACGAATGGCAAGCTACCCTGTACGATGACTACTTGGGTCGGTGCGAGATCACCAATTTTTTTTACTCTGCCCGCCCTACCTACGATACGTGTAGGCTAATGCTAAAACAAGGCGTGCTCGTGTTCGACTGCATACCGGTTTTATTTTATTTAAATCGACGCGTCTACGCCTTTGAGTTGCAATACATTAGTTTAGTGTGTCGCACCAGAGTGAGCGACATAGGTAATGTGCACGTGTGCTTCTATGTGTATCACTCAAAGTATGGCCGCATAGGTCTTGCCGTACAACAGCGCACTTTCCTCGCTGGTCATGTTCAGGTTAATGTTCTGTGGTCCGAGACCTATACTGCGCTAGGAAATTTTAGAGTGTGTGACATTGATTTCTATTGTAGTTCTATTCCCTATCTGTGTAAATTTAATCCCTGCAAATGTGTATACAGTCCCTTGTGTAATAAGCGTCAGTCTACTTGAAATAAATAAAACCACCAATTTTAACTTTATTATTTTTTATTGTAAACACCCATCACCACACACACACAATACATCAAAGTACAATTAACATGCTACATTTTTATTATATAATAAAAATACACAGTTAATATTATAGAGTTAAACAAACATGTTATAAAAATAGAATATTTATTGATACAATTTAATATTTTAAACTCTGCATTTCAATGTCGTCATCATCATCATTGTCATCGTTGATTACAATACGTTTTTTGTTGCCACGCCTCCTGGGCAGTGTGCTCTGGTAATACATGTCCCTGTCGTCGCGTCGCACAACTGTCGGATCGCCGTTGCCTCTGCGGCAACAACTAAACAGCGCGGAAATGGACCCGCTGCAGCAATTGCGGTAAACTTTAACTACGGCCAGCGTCAACAGAGCCAGTATTACCCAGATTACAATGGTTTTAATGTAGTGAAACTCAATACCGATACTCGAAAACCAATCAGACAAACCGGAAAAGATGCTGCTATTGTCGTCCATAATTTCAGAGCCAGAGTATCTGGTGTTATTGTTCATGCGCCGGCGCAACTCGTATAGACGGTTAGTTAACTCGTGCAGATTGGTGTGTTCGAGATCGTTATTGGTTTTCATACTATCGAGCTCGAGATTTTGGATATCTTTCAGTGCCACACTAAAATTATACAGAGTCTCAATAGGCACTTCGATGACAGTATTCAAATTGTTATACAGTTCGTGAACGCTAAGTCTAGATTTTTTCGTAGTTAATTTACAAGTGTCGTGGCCGGTGGCATGGATGATGCCAACACCTGCCTTCAAAACTATCGGTTTAATGTTAAAACCGCTAGGGATGGTAGGCGAGGGCATGCATTGAAAGTTCAAGTCTACATTTTCCTGTAACACATACAACCAATTGTTGTAGTCGGAAGTAGCGTAAAATAACTCATCCTCAAACCTACCTACCCTGACGTCACAATCCTTATCGTAATCGATATCTTTATGGTTCTTCATAAAGATGCGAATGTCGCACAGTTTGGCCTGATTCACCTCGTATATGATCTGAGGCCGGAAACATAGCATGATATTGTCGGCCATTCGACAATTGGTGGTATCGTCCATACGCAGATAACTACGGCGGTCAACGGAAACGCCCAAGTATTTACTGTCTGGCAATAAAATCGCGCACTTGTTCGATTCGTCACAATAGGGCAGGGGAATGCTATGGAACACATCAAATGCTTCGCTGTTAACTAGAGGCACTTCGATAATAAACACTAACTTACGCGTCGGTTTCACAAACACGTGCACGTTTATCACATTGTCGATGAGCACGTGCATCGCCTTCTCCGTGAGGGGTACGGGCCACGACAGACCCGCAAGATTGCCACTAACATTTTTCATCTCGTGCAGCAGGCGTTGTGGAGTTATGACCATCGAGTTTAGATGATTAAGTTTAGCATTGTCCACGGCTCTGTCCAGTCTATCGTAAAGAGTACTAAGATCATCCAACTCTGTACACAGCAAACTATATTCGGCAGCTGCATACTCGCATGATTGCATATTGTATAGCAATTTTTCATTTTTCTCTTTACGTTCCATATAATTAGTTAACACAATCATTTCGTCAGTCAGTTGTTTTACTTGGGAATCTAAACTGTTGGAACTGTTAGCCAACTGATGCAGTTCATGTGCATCGTCACTGTCCATGATACCAAACAGGTATTTGTACACATGTCCAACAAAGTCCAAAGCTCGCTTCTTACGTTTTGATGAGTCATCCTCCAATTGAGCCTTATCGAGTTTGGCGTTAGAGGGAGAAATAGGCACTTTTTGATCCAACTCATTATGCTGGCGTGCCAATCTCATTATAGAATTGTTCAGAATGTCATTGGTTCCAAGTAAAATTGTGTCCAAGTGCAGACAACTGTTATATCTCTTTTCAGGGTCATTGATAAGTGACGTCACATAAGACCTCAATCTTTTGACAGATTGGTGAATTTCTTTAAGTTTATAAAAGACTGCTCCATGGTCCATCTCGATGACAAAGTGCCAAATATTCTGCACAAACTGCATTTTATTAATATATTGAAAGTACAAACCAGAAGTCTTCGGCAGCTCAGTGACTTGCACAATGTCACTTGCGGTTTTCGTCGAAGTCGTGGGAGGCAGAGGTTCCGCCACAACTATCACACTTAACACGGCGAACACAAACACTTTGAAGCACACCATTTTACCCGAGTGGTAATGTCTGCTACTGTAGTCGAATCGAGACTGATGGTGCTTCTTTCGAGTTCGTCCTTTTATACTAAACAATCAGCATTATCGCTTATATCTATATGATAATATACGATAAATATTCACGATAAGAAGACAAAGGAAAGCAAGAACAAAGCACACACTGACTAAGTCTAAGAAGACAAAGGGAGGGAAACGGCACGGCGACGACCAAGTCCCGAAATCTAGCATAGCGACGACCAAGTCCCAAATCTACAATGACTCATGTCTTGTTCCATATCTTTGATTAGATAAAGTAACAAATCGATTAAGGCTAATTATGATAAACTATAGACTCATGTGTCCTGTTACAAATCTTTGTGACTAACACAATAACAAAACGATTAAGGCCACACTAAGCCCTGATAAAAATCCAATTAGGCTTGTCTCTATCTAGTGTCCGGTTACGATTAGATAAAACAAATGATAAAAATACCGCATTGCGCATCAATAGAACGATAAAAGGTAATCGGACATTCCTTTAATTTTATCTTTAAGATAGACTGATATCAAAATATACCGATAAGAAAAAGATATACCGATAAGAAAAAGATATACTGATAAGAAAAACATGGCTGATAAGAAAAATTGAAAATAAACTATATTGTTTTTTTGCATTATTTAAAGTGTGTATTATATCTTTCAAGTGCTGTGTGTGACTAATAGTATAGGCATATGTGTGGTAGAAAACAAACAAAATATAAAGTTTAATATATATTTATTTATTTAATTCGTCAAAAATATACAAAGTTTATTTTAATTTCTTAGACATAGTTTTATACAGAGCCATATCATAATAAAATATGCGCTTAGGTTTCAAAGTTTTAGACTTGACACACTCGTCATAAAAGGTGACCGACGATAACAACGGAGAGTTTTTAAAAAACATTGCGTCGGTAAAGCCACATTGGCTGCAATACAGTACAGGGTTGTTCTTAGCGTAAATCTTTGAAGCCTTGCAAAATTTACAGTAGCGCGTACACTTGATGGGAAAATATACGACATAGTCAAATCGGCTGCTGTAGATGCGTTTGGTGACACGATAAAAGTAAGTCAGAGGCTTGGTATCTTTGTACGTTTCGAGAAACGCCATCATATTGCTGTCGCGCGGATAAAACTCCAACTCGAACGTCATGTCACCATACGCATCCACACCGCTCTTCATCGCGCAATCATAGTCTGTTTCGGTGAACAGGTCACGGCCATAGGTGCACAACTGAATCTTACTTATCTGCTCGTTATGTTTTTTGTCCTTGACAATGGACTTGACAATCTTATAAAAATTATGATAGCCAGGCACTTCGGTTTCGGTGCGCGACTCGGTGTACTCCAACTTTATTGGAAAAATGTACTTGGTCAGAAAGCCAACTTCGCACATACGCTCCACATCCGCCAAAGACACAGTCGGATACAACTGCATCACCTCATACTGAGCGTTAAAGGCGTAATCGTTTGAACAAGTGTTACAGACTAACTTAAATTTGTTCCAGCGCTGAGTCACGTCATTGACGTCAGCAGCGCTGTCAACTACACAGAACAAGTATTTTGCGCCTTTGCTAAACTTTTTGCGGCACTCGCCTTGACACACGGCACTATCGACCAAGTCCTGCCCTTTGAGTTCGTTGCACTTCATTTCGACGAGGTCGTTGACCCGCAGTACTCCTTGGACATAGTCGGTGGCGAAGCGGGACACTGCGCTCAGAAGACGATAATTCTGAGTGCTCAGGAACCGATTGCGCAAGTCCTTAGGTTTCTCGTCGCCGATGTTGGTGTTCACCTTGGCGGGCACTTTGATAGATACGGACTTCTTCATTTTTGCCTGTCGACAAACAAACACACCGATTTAGTCTTAAAAAAACCAACTCTTTTTTTTTGCAACTAAAAAACGACAAAGTCTTTTTAAAACGACAAAGTCAATATTTACTTGAAAAAAAAACGACAAACTCAATATTTAATTATTATTATTAATTATACTCACTTTACAATTGCTGCTACTGCTGGAAAGTATTGGTGGTGGTGGTGTTGCTGCTGTGGGCTGCTCGGCGTTGATGTGGTATAACTTGTCGAGACCGTCTTTATATACCGCCTTTATCATTTTATCATATATGCCTGATTAGATTATTAAACACCTTCACTTATGGATATCTAATCTTATTTGACGTGTTATCTAACCTGAATGGGCACAGTCGTCAACGGCACCGCAGTAGGTACCGGCTCGAGGTTTATTGTCTGTCTATTCCCTAATCTCTTAAAGATAAACCAACCAATGAGGACAATCAAGATAATGGCTCCAATCATTAGAATCGCCGGCAGTAGACTGTCGCTGATGCTTTTGCTTTTATTCGAGGATTTTGTGATGAGGCCTTCTTCGCCGAGCAGGTTATCGAGGCCCAGATCGGCAATGAGGTCACCGAAATCGTACGGCTCGATACACGTTATCATCTGATCGGCACTGAGCGTGGAAATGTCCACGTACTGAGGACTTTGCTCGTCGGCGTTAGGGTCGCTGGCGCGGCACACCGACTGCTCGGCCTCGTAGTTGAAACCCTGGCAAATGTTTTGCAGTTCGGGACCGTTGGGCAACAGCGGATCGACGTCACACACGGTTACGGTACCGTCGATCTCGGGCATGCGACATGTGCGATGCCTGAGTAGGCACACCTCCACTTGGTCACCGCCGTTCATGCCCGTAGTATGGTAGCTACCGCCGGTCCTGTTGATGGCCTCGATGATGTCTTGAATCAGAGTGGCGGCGGAGAACGTAAAATATACCCCGACTCCGATCAGGGTGACGATCCCTCCGGTCTTCATGGTTTCTAGAGCCGATTTTAGTCGAGGGTTTTTATTTAGGGTGTTTTCCACGCCGTCGGGCGTGCGAGTGCGTGTGTCGGGAAAGTTGTCTTTGACGGCATTCCGTTTTAGCTGTTTACTGTGCATGTTTGCGTCGGGCACATTATCGGCACCGCGCAATCTATTCATAGCAGTGTAATCGTTGTTTGTGGGATTGTTGCCGAAGATTCGGCGCATGCCGGTGGTGTCATTGTTTCTCATTACGGTGTTCAGTTGAGATGTAGGAATAAAGTCATTATTGGGCAAGTTGTAACCTGGCCTATAACGGCCGTTACCAATAGGAACGGTGACGGGATTGTTGAGTGCATTACGAAAGCCAGTAGGAGCGGCATTGAATACCGTATTGGCGTCTGCTATAAACGACGTTGGAGTCAAATAACTTTTATTAATATTTCTCAATGGTCTAAAAAAACTTGACATTTTATTTATTTTTTTATATTTATATAACAAACAACAAACTTACAATAATATAAAACAACTGAGCTTACAATATAAAAAACATTTATGGTTATCAATCTTCCTGTATATTATAGTTTTCCATTATTGATATAAATTTCTTACGTAACATAATTCTTTGGTTTGTTAATTTTTGGAGCAAATCATCAATGGAATCAGTAACACTTACGTTTTCTTTGTTTAAACTAACTTCAGAGCTGCTGTCTTTGTTGATGCAACTAACTCCAGAGCTGCTGCCGGAACTGCTGTCTTTGTTGATGCTAAAACTGCTGTCATCCAGACTATTGATAACGACGACGTCTTTGTTAATACTGGAGCTGTCAACGATATCTTGGCTGCTGATATCACTGTTGATAACAATGGCGTCTTTGTTAACAGTGGAGCCGTCTTCTTGACTGTTGATAATAATGACGTCACTGGGCTCGGTAAAGGTCAGTCGACGACGAACGTTGCGGTTGTTACGTGATAACTGACGACGTTTACGGTTACCGTTGTAGTTGTTGGCGAGCGTAACCACATTTATAGGTGTCGTCTCCTCGTCGTCACTGATAATGACTATTGCTGCGGCGGCGGCGGCGTCCCCCTCCTTCCGTGCTTCTGGTTCCCGCTCTTGTCGCATAATGACGTCATCATCATCATCATCATTAATGATTATTGTATCTATGTGTTGTTCACAGAATACAACGCTATCTTCCTTGTCGTGCGCATCAACGTCTAAATCGTTGATGGTAAAGTCATCGTAGAAATCCATGTCATTGAAATAAATCACGGGCGTCGCGCATCGAGATGGTGTCGGCGAATAACTTTTATCGGTGGGCACATAGTCAAAATCAGTACTAGGAACATCAGAAGAAATACCTCGGTCGACGTCAGTGCTGATGTCATCACGTGGTGTGGCATCAGTGGTGGTGGTGGCGGTGGTGGTGGTGTCGGCAATAGACTCCTCGGCATTCTTCTGAGACTCCTCGGCATTCTTCTGAGACTCCTCGGCATTCTTCTGCAGAGTAGACTCTGGCTGCGCCGCGTCAAACGTGCCCACATGAGCGGCGATGGTGCTATGACGATAAATAAACTTTACCATATTGAAGGCTGGGCTGCGGCGAAGGCTGCTGTCCTGGTGTTGAGGCTCTGGCGATGTCGAAACTTGACTGAACTCCAACGAAAATGTTCGGCTTTTATATCCCTTGCCACCACCACATTTCATTACTCACCGGCTCTGCCTCGTTTCCGCTATCGCCTTTTTTGGAGTGCAAAAATATTGATTAGAATTATGACCTCGATATACAGTGGAAAATTTCGAATCGTAGACTATTATACTAGCATAGTCTACACTGTACAATATGCTCTCCATATACTACACTTTAAGGTACATTTTTGCACTACAAAAAAGTTCACTATCAAAAGTGCATAGGCGGTCACGTAGGCATCACCGCCAGTCACGTAGGCCACCAGAAGTCACGTACACCAACCTCGGCTACAAGGATCGAGTCACGTACGCCAGTGCTAGTCACGAGGCCCGAGTCACGTACGCCGGCGGTAGTCACGTAGGCTATCATGTGAGCTGTGCTTTAATCTAATCATTATCATAATCAATAGTGCCTTGTGTATGAGGCATTTGCAGGGATATAAAAGCCGAACATTTTCGTTGGAGTTCAGTCAAGTTTCGACTGTTCTCCAAGGACCAACACCAAGGAACTACAGTAAGGAGTAAGTGAAAAATTGCTGCTCAATATGAATACTTCAATGTGGTACCAGAACAACAATGAGGTGAGTTTTTTTTATGTTTTATTTTTTCTTTAAATTTTCCCGTGTCTTTGAGATTATTTTTCCATGAATTTTTATGTTTCTTTTTCTCTCTGTGTGTTTTTTAAATTTTCATTTTTGTGCGCGTGTTTGTGTGAAACTGTGTTGTGTGATAGTATACTTATGTTGGTTTTGTATGTTGTTATAGGCGCCGACGCCCTACAAACACATACAGTTTTCGCACAACCCCGTGCGCAAGAGTGTCAGTGTGTATCTGCAAATGCTGCCCACCAGCCCCTTTATACAAGTAGGAGAGATCAATGAGTGCACCAAACAGTGGAAGTTTGTCAATGTGACCTTCAAAGACCACTACAAGTACTCTAACCGTTTTACCGAGTTATATAATGTTATCATGGAGATGCACGTTAACAAAGATAATGCCGGATTTAAGACTCTCTTGACCCTGCTTACCAAGTGTATAGTGCTCGAACATGTCTTGTTTTGCACCCAAAGCTACGTCGATTATTACCACGAGATTAATGCTAAAAACGAAGCGTATTCGCTCATAAAAAAATTTCTAATGAGACTCAACACTATAACACTACAAGAGGCCCTCATCGACTGTACTCGCATCCACGAACGCATGCAAGCCATGGGAGATGACATGCAGGTGATTGACTTTGAGTGCCACATACGCAAGTCGCTGGACAGCATCAGACATGTCGTGTTTCCGGCGCTGAATTCGCTTTACGCCACTATCCAAGGTAACATCGTGAAACAGGTGGATAAAATGCATGACCTGCTAGCTCTGTACAAGCTGCATAACCTCATCACCCAGTGCCAAAAGTGTAAACGTGCCTACACATACTATGAACATAAATCGTGCAATCATAGATTGTGCACCAAGTGCGCTTTCCGCAGTTTGATCAAAGTGCAACAGTGTCTAGTGTGCGCGAAAATAAACATTTTACGCAATAATGAACTCGACAGTGACTTTGAAAATAGTGTGTCCAACAAGAGTGTTTTCAATAGAAACACATACGTCAGCGACGACGACGACGAAGACGACGAAAACAGAGGTAATAATAATAATAATAATAATAATAATAATGCTGACGACGACGATGAAGATGACGATGATAACAATGCCGTAGTCGCCGATAACGATGACAACAATAGCGACAATGATGACAATAGCGACAACGATTCTAGTGATGAAGAGGAACAGACTGAACACACAACCACCGCCGCCACTGCCGATAGCGATAGTGAGGATGTTGACAGCGATGCACAACAAGAAACCCGCAACGACTCCAATGACTTTGAAGAGATCAAAAAGGTCTCAAAAAACATTCAGAAATACATTAAAGATTCGAAAAGGAAAATTGACGACGTTGCCAAGCTCATCGAACTCAATATTAAAAATAATAATATAATAAAAGCTGCTGCAGTCGCTGGTACCTCGTCCCGCCCTAGTACCTCGTTGATCGACGACAACGCAAGCGATGTGCCTCAAAATGCCGATGCCGATGATAATAGTAAGACAACAGCAATTAACAACAACAACGATAGTCAATTGGCAGCAGCTTTGGAAGAGTCTGAATTGCTGAATAGCAATCCACATCCCGAAAATTTAATTGACAACAATAGTCAATTGGCAGCAGCTTTGGAAGAGTCTGAATTGCTGAATAGCAATCCGCATCCCGAAAATTTAATTGTTGATTTTGAACTTTTGGAAAATATCGCTGCTGCTTCCCCCATTGTAAATTCCACTGTCGATTCTAATACTATTACTATGATGAACAACAGCGCTGAACCGTCGACTTTAGTCGACACCGATCAACCGTTGTCTTCTATTAGCGCTCAAGAAGTGGCCGATGCCATCAATAATATTCTCGAGTTAGACCCATCTAAAATCAATGATGATGAACCGCAAGTTTCGGCCACCATTGTCAATGAACCATCAGCAGTTTCCGATGCTCCTGTCCCTGTTTTCGACGACGCCCTTGTTTTCGACGACGCTCCTGTTTCCAACGACGCCACCGATTCCGCTGTTACCGACGCTCCTGTTTCCGACGACGACGCCACCGATTCCGCTGTTACCGACGCTCCCGCCAACGAATTATCACCATCATTATTAGCCACTAAAGATACAAAACCCATTATTAAAACCGAGCCCACCGGAATCGAAGACGCGCCCGTCGAGTATTATAAATGCGAATACGAATACCAAAATGCGGCTAAAGAAAAAATGGTCGTGATCAAAGTGGAAGTCGATGATCCCGAAGACGACGACTGTATGATTATGTCACCAAAACCCAGGAAACGATCCAGCGAAAACGACGACGACGACGACGATGTTATTATCGTGGAAGAGGAGAATGCCGTTTTTCAACCCATAAAACCAAAACTACTAATAGTGGAGCATTGTTCTAGAGTAGTTTATGACGCTAACAAGCCGCCGACCAACAAGCGCATTAAACTTGAAAAATAATTGTTAGTGCGATTGCATTGTAAATAAAACAAGACTGAAAATTGTAAATATTTTTTTTATTTTTGTAATAAATTTTTTATGTGATATTATGTTAGGTTAGAAAACTATGTTTGATAATGTCTGAATACTTGTACATTCTATAATTAATGTTGTATTTTAACAAAGATTCAATAAATGATTTAGCGTTTGCCGAAACGTTGCTTTTAAACACTAGTTTTTTTTGTTGCCTCTCCTCTAGTTTGTCCACGCCAAGCGTCTCGTCGGGGTCGTACTTGTAGGGGTGGGTGCCCGTGAGGAGTTCATGTGTCAGAATTCCCACGGCCCACCAGTCGAAATGATAATTGTAGTCACGTCCTATTATCTTCTCGGGCGAAAAGTAATCGACGGTGCCGTCGTAACACGACTCCTGTCCGACGACCTTGCACAGTCCATAATCGGCAATGTAGATTTGTTTGTAGCGATTGTACATGACATTTTCGAGTTTAATGTCGTTATGAATGTAGTGATGCTTATGCAACGCATATAGACCTTCGCACAGTTGTCTCACTATCAGCACCGTTTCTTGTGTCGTCAGGCTGTGTTCGCTCTTGAGGAGATCAAATAAATCGCCGCCTTTGATAAAATCCATAATAAGTACGTGGCTCTTCAATGTCGTCACGCTATAGTATAAATTGATAAAATAGCGATTATTCTTCATTAGCGCGTGTATCATCGGCTCGACTTCATTGTAGTGCTTAAGTTTGATTTGTTTTTTTAAAAATAATTTCTGTGTCGGTGCGTGTTTCCACACGGACACTTGGCCGTACTTGCCGTTGATCAGCTTGTGCTCGCACTCCGGAATTATTTCCGAATAAAAATCGTTTATTTCTTGAAGTGCACTATCCATAGTTGTCGGGGGTCCGCTCTTCGCCATGGCCACACAGAGTGTGCTCGAGTTCTTGCAAAATCCCAAAAATAATATTTGTGACCTTCTCGGCAAGCTCACTAGACCCGTTTCCACCGAACTCTACGACGCAGTATGTTATCGCGCCGACGATGCCGAATACTACAACGACGACGACGACGAAACGGTGACGCTCAATTCGCGCACTCTGCACGAGTTTTTGCAATTGAGTTGGGCAATCTACAACAACAAAGTTGCGGTGCGCGTCGACGCCGACGAAACGATAGGAACCTTAATGGCGGCGACGACAATGACCTCTGCGACGCTGACCACAAAAATATCTCAGCTCGAAAACATGGTGCGGCGCGTCAACGATTCGAGTCGCTTTAAATCTAAGCTACAAAATATATTAGAGCGCATCGTCAACGAAAACAACACTAGCAACCTTGCCGCCCTATTCAAGACATTTTTGGATTTATATAAATTGTACCAGAGCGAGGAAAATAGTCTCAACGAACTCTTCCAGGAGATTGTTACGCTCGATCAGAAAAATATCATACCAACGACCACTCCGACCGCAGCGAAACCGCTCGACATGGGTGCCGAACAATCCTATTTGCCACCGTTTTCGTCACCGACGCCTGCACCACCGCCGCCGCCGTCTGAGATGCCAACACCGCTGAAGCCACCGTCTGAGATGCCAACACCGCTGAAGCCACCGTCTGAGATGCCAACACCGCTGAAGCCACCGTCTACGCCGTTTGTGCCACCGCCACCACCTCCGATGCCGGCATTAATTTCGACGCCAAACGCGCCCGTTCCGCCGCCGCCCCCTATGAGTGGAATTTCTGGACCACCACCACCTCCGCCGCCGCCACCACCACCGCCCGGCGCACCGTTGGTTCCGCCTCCGCCGCCACCGCCAATGAACAACGTTGTTCCCAGTGCAACGCCGAAAGCGGCGCCGGCGTCTCCGAAAATGGATTTGCAAACGGAGCTACGTGAGGCGCTCAAACGGAGGAGTCTGAGTCCGGTGAAGGAGAGGGTCGTGGAAGTGGCCCCTAAACCACCACCGGCGGCGCCGCAACCGCTCGATTTGTTTTCAGAGTTGCGCGATGTGTTAAAACGCAAAAGCGCCGGCAAGGACGGTGGTGTCGGCAAAGCCAGCACTCTGCGTCCAAAACGCACGACGCCCAAACCCGAGGAGCCACCGATGAAACGATCGGAATCGATGACGAGCGTCCGGGACCCATCGGCGACGATGGCACGGGCCGATTCGACCATGAGTATACTGCAGCGCCGCATTGCCATGGAACCGTCGTCTAGTAGCGGAGGCGAAATTATGGAGGAGGACAACGACTGGCTGGCGACGACGCAGCGTGTCGCAACGCTGAAAGCAGAATACAAAGATTTGGAAAAAAAAATTAAGGAACAATTCCCACTGGAATTGCCCGACACGATCACAACGCTCCTTACCGCCATTGCCTTGATCGTCGAGAAAAAACAGATCACCGTCGATGAGGCCGAAACCGTCGAAGCGTACCTAAAGAATCTGAAAAAATCCATTGATCAAATGTTAACCCTGTAAAACAAAGAATTTTCAATAAAATTATGCTTGTAAAATCTAAAACTAATTTATTGTTATACTTACCTCACATCCCGACATACTTACCCTGTTTTTAATAAGCCGGTCCGTTGTAGAGGGGCGCGTCTGGCGCAAACTCCTTGATCTTAAAGACGAGTGAGAGCTCGAGCAGGATTTCTTCTTCCTCAGCCGAGTCGGTACCGATGTACACGATGGGTTTGTAGAAGTTCTCCCAGATGACGCGGTTGATGAATTCTTCAAAGGAGTTGGAGTACTCAGAGTGCAGGTTCATGACCGGGCAGCCGCCGCCCTTCTTGGCGAGACTGATGCGGTACTCGTTGTTGCAACCGACGTACACGGGCTCGACGATGCGGATCACTTCGTGGGGCACGTAGTCGGGATCGCAGCGCAGAGCGTGTTGGGCTAGGAATCTGTAACAACGGTTGGGTTTAGTGGGTCTCATGTTGACGACTAGGAAAACGTCCATGATTTCCTGATCGTTAACAATGGGGAAGCTGTCCTCCATGAAACGGGTCCAAGTTTCCCTGAGGAACTCTTTGCCGCTCCAGTTAACGACCAGCTTCATGGTGTCGGGTTTGACATCGCGAATCTCTCTGAAAAGAGTCAGTTTTTGGTTTTTACCTGGTCCTAGGAAGGGATCCTCGGCGACGAGGTACTTGTCTAGGGGGTCGAATGTTTTTTCCTCTTGTTCATGTTTGATCAAGTGCTCCTTACGTTTGGCGTTTTTGATGACGGAGCCGAGGTTCTTGTAGAACTTGTTGTCGTACACGTACGTGCGACCCAGATGCGGGTTGTAGCTGTAGCGAGTATACAT